CCGGCGCGCATTCAGGGTCCGTTTGTCGGCGCCGACGAGATCGTGAAGGCAATCGCCAACCGCTATATCTACAACACGGGCTTCGAGGCGCGCGACGTGGGCCGGGTCGCACGGCGCCTGAACCCGGGCTTCCGAGTTGATGTGAAGCGACTGTATAGCCAGGAATACCTGGCGCCGCAGATCTATGACTACCGGATGCGGCGCGTGCTGAAGGCGCTCAATGCGATCGGGTTCGCCAAGCACCTGAAGTATCGCTGGCTCAAGGGCAAGCAGTTGCGCTCCGTCCTTCAGGAGGAGCCGAGCTCGCACGAGGCGCACCGCCTGGTTAAGCAGCCTCTCAAGCTGGTGATGGCGCCCAACATCGTTGCGGCCGCGACCTACGGCGAGCCGGGATTCTACGTGGTCTCGAGCAAGATCCGCGAGGACGCCATGCTGCGTCTGATCGACCGCTGCGAGAAGCTCGGCATCGAGTTGGAGCTCCTCGACAAGCCCGAGGTCGCGCGCAAGCCCAAGAAGACGCCCGAGCAGATCGCGGCGGAGAAGAAGAAGAAGGTCGAGTATCACATGACCCTCAACTTCGGCTATGTGACGCAGAACTGCTACGACTTCGTTGACGTCAAGCGGCCGGACTACATCGCCTTCGAGCCGCAATCCTATCTGCTGCTGAGTTTCAGCAACAGCGAGACGGTGCGCGTGCCCAAGGGGCATGTGTTCAAGAACCTGGGCGACTGGCTGGCGCCGATCTTCTCGGATGTGGCTGTTGCGCACGGCGTCAAGGCTCGTCAGCGCTATGAGGACGCGAAGGTGAAGCGGTTTGAGGACGTGGTCCTCGAACGCGCCCGTAAGCGCCTCAAGAGGCCTAAGAGCTACGACGCCTTCTACCTGGCGCTTGCCCGCTTCATCACGCTCGACCGCTTCGACAAGAGCGCCTATGGACCCGAGCCCCTCGCCGTGGCGATGATCACCACCTCGCGGCGCATGGCGCACCTGGCGCTGGGAGATCTGACCTATAAGGACGATCCGGACCGCGAAGAGGCGTATCGCTTCTGGATGGGCGCTTGTGCCGTGCTCAGCAAGCGCGAGCAGAACCAGTTCACCGTCGATTACGATCACCGTGACCTGCTCCGCAAGGACCGCGACGCATTCGAGAAGCTGGTCGACGGCGTGCTCTTCACGAGCAAGGCCGATCCGGCGCTCAAGAAGATCGCACAGGGCACCCTGCCCTCGCCCGAACACCTGCAGATCCTCAGAAAGCTCGTGGTGAGCGCCGAGAACCTCCGGACCCTCGACAAGAGGTTCCACGAGGAGTTCTGCGACCTGATCGAATACGCCTTCAAGCGGCGCTTGAAGGCGAAGACCAAGAAGACCCCTGAAACCGCAACCGAAGTCCTCAAGGAGGCAGCATGAGCATCGCGAATACAACCGGCATTATCTATGTCGTCGGCGCCATCCTCAGTCAGAACGGCGTGACGCTGTTCACGACCGACGGCGTATCGAAGGTCTATCAGCAAGGCGATTGGAAGATCCAGGAGATCGTCCAGGCGACCCTGATTCCACTCGCCACCAACCCGGGCCAGCCCGTCGCGCTCGACCTGTCCAAGTATTCGGTCAAGGGCCTGATCGAGAAGGCATCGGGCGGCGAGGTCAAGGTCGAGACCGTCGAAGGCTCGGACGAGATCGCCGCGGTGACCATCGGCGGGTCCCGCATCGAGAACGCCGGCAAGCTGGAGACCCATCTCAAGCGCGCGGCCTATGGCGAGAACTTCACCGGCTTCAAGCTGTTCATGGAATCCTTCGCCGAGATTTCGCACAATCACACGGCGCAGGAGCTCCTCGACTTCATGGAGAAGGGCGACCTTCCCATCGCCGATGACGGCTCGATCCTGGTCTACAAGTTCCTCGACGCGCAGGGCGGCGCCGGCAACGAGGGCTATTATGTGGACAAGCACACCCGGAAGGTGCGCCAGCGCCTCGGTTCGCTGGTTAAGATGCCCCTGAAGGACATCGACAGCCGGCGCACCGAATGCTCCACCGGCCTGCATGTGTGCTCGAACCGCTATGGCTCCTACGGCAACACGGCGTTCATCGCCAAGGTGCGCGCTCGGGACGTGGTCGCAGTGCCAAGCCAGGAGAACGGCAAGATGCGCGTCGCATCCTATCACCTGGTCGAGAAGCTGCCCTCGGCTACCTATAAGGCGCTCACCAGCCGCAGCGAGAACGGCGTGCGCGGCTCGGCCATGAGCACCGAAGAGGGCCGGACGATTCTCGCCAACGTGATCGCCGGCAATCATATCGGCATCGTCGAGACGGTGACGGTGGGCGGCTCGACCGTGGTCAACCCGAATGCGGCGATTCTGGTCAAGAAGAAGAAGGGCCAGGTGAAGCGCGCCGACCCGAAGGCGAAGGTGAAGCCCGTCGTCGAGGTTCCGGACGAGAAGAAGAAGGCGACTTATGTCAGCCCGGCCAAGGTGCGTCAGGACGTCAAGAAGGCGACCCGTGAGAGCCTGGTCAAGGCAGCGACCGATGGCGACTTCTCCGCAGCGATGACCGCGGTCGCGACCGAGATGCAGAAGCCGGAGCGCAAGACGCCACTGCTGGCGTGGGAACTGGCGAAGATCGGCGACTTCGTGACGATCAAGGGAAGCTCCTGGGTCAGCGACGGCGATCACCAGGTCATCGAGGTCGACGAGGTCAACCGCAACTCCGCACGCCTCAAGGTCAAGGATTCGCGCGGTGTCGGCCGCTGGATTGCCAACCCGCTCATCAAGGCGATCGCCGAGAACGTGACGCCCGCGAGCTCCAAGAAGGCAGCCTACGAGGAGCGGGTCGAGAAGGCCAAGGCTATGCTCAAGGACGGCAAGTCGCTCCGGGTAGTCGAAGCTGAACTCGGCATCTGCCGCAAGAAGCTGGCTAAGCGCCTGAAGAACGAGGGCTTTAGCTACTAATCGCACTTCCCACTTTCAATCCGCGCGTTCTCTGCTATAAGTCATTACTGACTTAAGAGAACGCGCACAGCACGAGGACACGAAATGAACGCCCAGACCCCAATTCGTCGCGGCCACTTCATGAGCACCGCAGCCGGGCTGCCCTACTGGCCGCTCGATCCCCGCCCGGAAGAGGTCAACATCGAGACCATCGCGCATCACCTGGCGATGAAGGTTCGCTGGAACGGCTCGGTGAAGCGCTACTACTCGGTCGCGGAACACTCCTACTACGTCTCGCTGATGACGGACCCGGAAGACGCCCTCGAGGGTCTCATGCACGACGGCTCGGAAGCCTACAACGGCGACCTGATCCGGCCGCTCAAGTATGACGACGAGTTCGCCACGCCCTTCCGCAAGGTCGAGCACCTCAACGAAGAGGCGATCGCCAAGCGCTTCAATCTGCGCTTCCCCTACCCTGCATCGGTTAAGCGGGCCGACGAGGCTGTGACGGCCGCGGAATGGGATCAGATCGTGATCCAGGGCGCCGCGAGCGCCGGCATGCACGACCGCAGCCTGATCTATCCGGGCATCATTCACGGCTGGAGCTGGGAGCAGGCGAAGGGGATGTTCTTGCAGCGCTTCCACGACCTCGCCGGGTCCCGCAACATTCCGGTGTTCTAAGCCATGCCGGCCGACAATGAATGGCCCACGATGCAAGAGGAGCTCTCGAGGAAGTCCCTCGAGACCCTCCACCACTACATGCACGCCCACGGCGAGGGCAGGCTCACCGACAAAGGCCTGATCCTGATCGTGAACGTCATCACCGATTGCACGATGGGCCTGGTCCCGAAAGACGTCTCCGACACGATCTATGCCGTGAGAAAGGCATTGGAGGGCAAATGAAGCTCGATTGGAAAAACGTGAAGCGCAGCACCCTCTTCCCGGGCAACTACATGGGTAATTGCGTCTGCTGTGGCGCGACCTACGAGAGCGAGAAGCGCAATCCCAAGTGTGACGATTGCTGGAACGCCCCGATCACGCAGTTGGACCTGCAGGACATGTTCGGCGTAAAGATGCCTGTTAACGCTGCGAGCGAGTGGGCTGCCGGGCCACGGGATCATGAGCAAATGTATCACCTGCGCGAGCGCCTCGCCTATATGGCGAAGGCCTGGAAGGAGGAGCAGCGCGAGAAGTATGGCACGCGGATTGTCGCCGCAGCCTTGCGCGTCTCAAACCTCTTCTATCCGAACGGTGAGCCTATGCTGCCGCTGATCGTTACAACCGAGGCTCCGGGCCGTCATCACAACGCCTTTCATGCGATGGCTGCCGTCGGCAACGCAATTCCCGGCGCCGAGCAGGGCTTCATCACGGACAAGGGCGTGTTCGTCGACCGTGACACTGCCGGCTGGATTGCGACCGAGGCCAAGCAGCTCCTCAAGGGTGGCGTGAATACGTATCTCTTCAGCGAGGATCTCTGGTGATGGGTTTCGTCGTGCTGCTCGGGCTCGTGATGTTCTTTGTGGACCTGGTGAACACATGAACGAGCGGTTCTCCCGCGAGCAATGGATCCGTCGCAGTGGCTATACCGTGGTCACTCCGACAGAAGTTCTGATTTGGCACGCCTTCTCGATGGGCTGGCAGGTCTATCGCCGCTCCAACATGCAATATCTCGGCATGTCCTACCCGGATCACGACTGATGGCATTCGACAAGGACGCCTGGATTCTCCGTGCGCTGAAGCAACGGGTCTATGTCGCCAAGAAGGACGGCACGATCTGGAAGCACAAGCGCACGGAGAATGGGAAGCGCATCTACAAGAAGGTGACGCCCTCGACCCATAAGAAGACGGGCCGCATCTACTTCACCATGACGTTCGAAGGGATCGTCAAGAGCGTGCTGGTCAACCGCATGGTTGCGCTCGCTCATATCCCGAACCCGGAGAACAAGCCCGAGGTCAATCATAAGGACGGTGTGAAGGCGCACAACTGGGAATCCAATCTGGAATGGGCGACCCGCGCCGAGCAGGAAAAGCACGCCTACGAGACGGGCTTGAAGGCGACCAGAGGTTCCTCGAACGCCAATGCGAAGCTAACGGCGCTGGATGTTGAAGAAATCCGCGCAGCGCCGGAAGCATCCCTTAGCGAAATCGCTATAATGAAATCAGTAAGCATGAAGACCCTGAAAGATATTCGAGCGAGGAAGACATGGACGCATCTATGATTGAGGACCTGAAAGACAAAGAGGCGCAGGCGATTGTCGAAGGACGCCGGCGCGAGGGTAAGTATCCGTCTTGGGATCCCGTCCTTGATCGCTTTGTCTATCCGGACGAATTCGAAATCGCCGACGAGATTGTGCCTCTCGCAAAGGCAGTGGAAAACTTGGAGCAAACAGCGTGATCATCATCGGCGGCGACATCGAAACCACGGGCCTCGAACCCGGCGACCACAAGATCATCGAGGTCTATCTCGGCGCCTGGGACCTTGCGACGCGCAAGCTCGTGGACGAGTTCTACACCCGGATCGACCCGCAGCGTTCGATTGCCATCGCGGCGCAGCAGGTGCACGGCATCTCGATCCACGACCTGCAGGGCTGCCCGCTCTGGGAGGATGTCGCCGGCAACGTGCACAACTTCCTCTATCGCGGCGCTCTGATCGTTGGTCACAACTGGAAGAGCTTCGACGGCCCGTTCATCAACTATGAGCTCCGGCGCGTGAAGCTGCCCGAGATCACGGTGCCCGTGCTCGACACCATGCGCAACGGCCGCTGGGCCACGCCGAACGGCAAGGTGCCGACCCTCGGTGAACTGTGCTTCGCAGCCAACATCCCCTACGACGCCGACAAGGCGCACGCCGCGGATTACGACGTGAAGGTGATGATGGACGCCTTCTTCCGTGGCCTCGACTGGGGCGCGTTCCAGATCAAGCAGGAGATCCTCGATGCGGCTGCCTAAGCAACGCTTCAAGGAGCCGATTCCGATCCTCATGGAAGAGAATCCCAGCCGCAAGGCTGCCTTCCTGCTCTCGCTCAAGGTCGCGATCGGATTCGCGCCCACGAGCCTGGTCCAGTGCATGCGCCCTCCCCTCGCCGCGTTCTTCGCGGCGTCCGGCTACGTGGTCGCGGCCCTGGCTGCCTGGGTGTTCACGCGAGTTCTGATCCTGATCGCCGGGCTCACCGGTCATTTGGTTCGAGACGTCAGTAAGGACTGACTTATGATCGCCGAAAACGACAACATGACCCTGGAGCGCTTCAAGCAATGCGCGAATGGCGCTCCGTTCCTGAAGACCGGCGCCTATATCGACGGGCCGCGTCTGAGCCTCTTTCTGTTCCAGAAGGTGAAGGGGCAGTTTCGGGTGCTCAAGGTCCGCCCGAAGCCGATCCGCACGATGGTCAACGGCAAGTGGTTCGAGGTGAACCAGCCCTACCCGCTCGCCGGCATGCCGCACCCGATGTGCCCGCCTTGGGATGGCACCCGTCCCGGTATGAGCCGCGGCTATCCGGTCGAGAAGAAGCCCGAGCCCAAGGCCCGGCCGTCGTTCTTGAGGGTCGTCGAATGAGCCAGCAGCCCACGTTCACCGTATCCAAGCGCGAGAACGGCAAGTGGATGATCCAGAAGTCCTGGGACCGCAAGGGCTGGATCGGCACGCCTTGCCGCATCGGTGACGACTTCCATACCGCCCGCGCTGCCGAGCGCACAGCAAGACTCCTCGCCGGCCGCGAGGCGCAAGTGAAGGTAATCCGCTCATGAACGAGATCCACGAAGCCGACTGGGAAGACTTCATGACCGAGACCGACAAGGTCCTGTTCCATCGCGACGAGCGCCTGCATCAGATCAAGACCTACTGGCAGGGCGTGTGGATGCTGCTCACCACGGACCGGGGTAGTTACGAATCCGCTCCACGGTGGATCCGCTACAGCGCTAAGGCCGGCTGTCTCCTCGCCATGCTGCTCAACCGGAAGATCCGCGATCATCGCTATCACCACGGCGAGGACATGGGCTTCTTCAACTACGAGAAGTGGTATGGCGGATGGGATTGCGACTTCGTGCGGTTCGACCCGCAGGAGCTCCGCTACTGCCTCGATCGCGACGGCGATTCCTGGATGTAATTAGCGAAAGAGCGAAACCGCGAAATGAAGACAGCCGCAATTCTCTCGGAACATCGGGTCTACCGCTATTTGCTGCGCCGGGAATGGGCGCCAGGCCCGACGCTGCCGATCATCATGCTCAACCCCTCCACGGCCGATGAGACCGAGGATGATCCGACCATCCGGCGCTGCGTCGGTTTTGCGAAGAGCTGGGGCTATGGCGCTCTCTGCGTGGCGAACCTATTTGCGCTGCGGGCAACCGACCCCAAGGCGCTCATCGCTCACCCCTCCCCTATCGGCCCGCGGAATGACGAGATCCTCGCCCGGATTGCTGAAAAGGCCCAAGGGCCGATCCTGTGCGCCTGGGGCGCACATAAGATGGCCGAGACCCGTAGCCGAGAGGTGATCGACCGCTTCCGGACAGCCGGTGCCACACTGCAGGCGCTTCGTGTCACCAAGGGCGGAGCGCCCGCGCACCCACTCTACATGCCCGCTAATTTGACCCCGATTACGTTCTGAGAGCCTCACCAGTTGCCTAGCGAATTAGCGATTTGCCGACCGCATTCCTTAGCGAAATCGCTATATTCATAACTGTTCAAGACGAACAGAGCGCAACGCACACAGCGCACAACAGAGGAGATAGCAGACATGGATACGCAGATCGCCACCCAGACCGCCGCCGAACTCGACAGCATTGATGCAGCCCTCGGCTCGCTCGACTTGGATCTCAATATCGAAGAGACCGGCGTCCTCGAAGAGATCACCGAGGCTGACGTCCTCGAGGCGGTTGCCGAGGAAGAGACCGTGACCGAAGAGCCGGCCGTCGAAGAACTCGACCAGGCCCTCGCTCTCGACGACGACGCGCTCAACGCCATCGAGCTCGAAGCGGCGAAGGAAGATGCTTACGGCGAGCAAGAAGCCGAGAGCAGCGACGTCGGCGACACAACCGCAACCCCGGCGCCGGCCGCTGCAAAGCCCGCCAAGGCTGCTGCCGCGAAGACCCCGAAGGCGCCCAAGGCCCCGCGTGACCTTGCCTCGCTGCCCGAGAGCGCCTTCGTCCTGTCGATCGCCAACCCGCCGGAGGACCTGGCGCAGAACAAGGCGGACGTGATGGCCCGGGCGCCTGGTCAGAAGAAGGTGAACGAGAAGTTCGAGAATCTCCTTCTGACTGTGCCGGCCGGCAAGCGTCCTTCGACCTACACGATGGATTGCTTCGCGGCCCTGGTGAACAAGGGCGGCACGATCACCTCGACTGACCTGGTCGCGACCCTCAAGGCGACCGTCAAGAAGGACGGCAACTGCTACACCGAGGGCACGGCCCGCAGCCAGGCAGGGCAGATCATGGCCCTGTTCCCGATCCTCGAGATCGCGACCCGCGTGAAGCAGACCCTCACGCTCAACGAGGATTCGCTCCTCGCCTTCGCCATGAAGGAGATGCTGAGCAAGGAGGAGGAGGCGTAAAGCCTCCTTCTCTCCCCACAATCCACGGCGGGTCCCACAGGATCCGCCTTTTCTCGAACCGGCATCGGCGCTATTTCGTTATTTAGCGAAATCGCCACAGGAGGAAAGTATGCCGAAGAACGTTCTCGCCAATGCCCACTGGGGTTCCGGCTTCGACCGCAGCACCGGCCGGATGCGCGTCCTCGAGGAGAAAATGGTCTACACCTGCGAGCATCTGGATTCGATCCGGGGCATCCGCAAACGCGAGACCTTCACCCGGCGCGAGGATATCGCGGGCTTCTTCGGCACCGACGAGCGCGCCAAGACCATCTACCAGGCCCTCGGCTTGCGGGTGCAGGCATGAGAGGCAAGCGCGTCGCGGCGCCGGCCAGCCTGACCAGCGTCGGCACGCCCAACATCAGCCAGCCCTTCGATCCGATCTGGTTTGCGAGCATGGAGAAGTCCAAGTCGGATCCCGATGCGCGCCGGCGGGCCTCTGAACGATCCACATTATCCAATCGCCTGCGCCGGCAGAAGGTCAGTTTGGCCCCGGTGCGGGCCCTTGAAGACGAAGCGAATTAGCGAAAGGACGAAATCGTGATTACGGGGCAGCATCTACAGCAATGGGGCTTCAAGCCCGGCAAGTGGTTCAAGGAGGGTATCGCCAAGGCGAACGAGCTCCGCGGCCAGGGCTATAACGAGGACGCGATCTTCCGCATTCTGCAGGACATGGTGCCGGTCGAGACCCTGATGCGCACCAACTCCCTCCCCTTCTCGGTGTTCCTGGATCCGGATACGGACCTCGAGCGCCAGAATCTCGCATCGGTCACGGCCCACATGGACGCTCTGATGAGGGTTCCGACCCTCGTCGCCGGCGCCGTGATGCCGGATGCTTGCCCGTCGGGCTCGCAGATGGGCACGATTCCCGTCGGCGGTGCCGTTGCGGCCGAGGACGCCATTCACCCGGGCTTCCACTCGGCCGATATCTGCTGCTCGGTCGCGATTTCGCTATTTCGTCGTGAGGACGATCCCAAGCGCCTGCTCGATGCGGTGCAGGACGTGACCCATTTCGGCCCGGGTGGGCGTCCCGACATGATCACGCCGCCCAAGGAGGTGATGGACCAGTTCGAGGGCAATATCTTCCTCAAGGGCCTGGAAAACTACGCCGTCGGTCACTTCGCCTCTCAGGGTGACGGCAATCACTTCGCCTATGTCGGGCGCCTCAAGTCGTCCGGACAGTTGGCCCTGGTCACGCACCACGGCTCGCGGGGTTTGGGCGCGCAGCTTTACAAGCGCGGCATGGCCGTTGCGAAGCGGCACACGGCGATCGTCGCCCCGAAGGTTCCGCCGCACAATGCCTGGATCAAGGCGTCGTCGGCCGACGGCGAGGCCTACTGGAAGGCCCTGCAGGTCATCCGGGAGTGGACCAAGCGGAGCCACTTCAAGATCCACGAGCTCGCCGCGCAGCAGATCGGCAACAAGATCACGCTTCAGTTCTGGAACGAGCATAACTTCGTGTTCCAGAAGTCGGACGGGCTGTTCTATCACGGCAAGGGCGCCACGCCCTCCTGGTCGGGCTTTGCCGCGGACGATTCCGGCTACACGCTGATCCCGCTCAACCTGAGCCAGCCGATCCTGATCACCAAGCACAGCGACCGCAAGGAAGCGCTTGGGTTCGCCCCGCACGGCGCCGGCCGGAATCTCTCCCGCACCCAGCACCTTCGCGAGAACGCTGATTCGCTAAAGGACGAATTAGCGACCCTTCAGGCCCGCGGGTTCGACATTCGGTCGTTCTGCGGCGTCCCGGATCATTCCGAGCTGCCCAGCGCCTACAAGAACGCTGACGCGGTTCAGGCCCAGATCCGCAAGTATGGGCTTGCCGAGGTCGTCGATCAGGTCGAGCCCTACGGGTCGATCATGGCCGGCGACTGGCAGCAGGACGCGCCCTGGCGGAAGAATTAGCGAAAGGGCGAATTCGTGACCACGATCACCAAGTATGCCATCAAGCACGTTCCGACAGGGCACTTCCTGCCGGAGCCCACGGGCCGCGCGGGTCGGGGTGGTTCGCACCTCGAGCCCGCCGATCCCAAGACGCACCATCCCCGCCTGTGCCACACCGAGCGCCAGGCGAAGATCGTCCTGACCGTCTGGTTGCAGGGCAAGGTCTACTGCGACCGCGGCGGGGATATCTACGACGGCTTCTATGAGGAGACTCGTCTCACGCCCGTTCCCAGCCGCAAGCGCGAGGATATGGAGATCGTGCCCGTGACCGTCACCTTCCCGAATTAGCGAAAGGACGAAAGAGCGATGAAGTGGTTCATCATTACGGGCCGGATCCCGTTCGACGATGAGGATACCCTTGAGATCATCCAGGCGGAAGATCGAACGAAGGCTTTCGAGGAGTTTGAACGCCGTCTTCGCGCGGCCGGCCCGGCGAGCTCCGACGACATTATCATCGTCCACTCCCTCGAGTGCGATACCGAACCAAGGGCGATTTAGCGAAATGGCGAACCTAGCCGTCTATCTCAACGGGCAGTGGCTCGGCATCGTCGAGAGCCATCAAGCCTCGGCCGAACGTTACTGGGAGGAGCGGAACAAGCGCTTCCCGGACCGCTCCTATGTGCTTCAGAGCGTTCCCGTCGGGGTCGTGCCTGAGATTTCGCTAAAGCGCGAAAGAGCGAAGCAGCAGCGCACAGCGGTTAGTGCGTAGAATCGCGAGCGAGCGTCACAGAGCGACGGGAGCGAGTTTCAGCGCTCAGCGTCGCTCTTTCTTGATTTCGCTACTCAGCGACGCTCTAATGAGATCCCGCCCTGCCGGCGGGTCCTGATATGCCGAGGCAGTAAGGCACCAGGCGTATGCTCCCGACGAGACACGGAGCCGTGGGTGGACGGTGGACGGCAACGATAACAGCCGCGGCGGGGAGGACCCGCACAACTCCCTAGCGATTTAGCGAATTCCCGACCGCATTCCGTCTCAGCGTATGCGACAAGAGATTGTCAGCAACGAACGCGAGACCACGCGATGAAAATCTGGACGCAAGACGAGATCCTCGCCAACCTCACGACCTCGAAGGCCTGGGTTGTGCGCGCCATCAAGCAACTTTATCCCACGGGCGCCTTCAAAGACGGTCCGGACGGCGAGTTCTTCACCTCGGTCTATCACGCCCTGCCCCGCTACAACGACAACATGACGGGCCGGCAGCTCGTGCGGGCGCGCAAGAATCTGCACGCCTATGTCGATCGGCTCGAGGCGATAGCGAATTCGCGATTGAACGAAGCCGCTAAGTCGCTGGAGCCCGACGACGAGTTCCAGGCTGCGGCCGAGGCTGCCGCCGCGGGTCAGTCGCAATACGCCCACGAGCTTTGGGGTATGTTCTGATGTATATCCACCTGAGAGAGGAGGGCGCTGCGGCGCTCTCCCATTCGCGAAAGGACGAAATAGCGATGGACCTTAAGTTCCTGATCGACGAGGCGATCAAGGCCAAGGAAGGCAACAAGGAGTTCGCCCTGTTCTACTACCCGACGTCCGCCGGCGGGCATGTCTGGTCCGCGGAGATCGGTAACCCGGTCGCGTCCGTCAGTCTCGGCGAAAGCACGGGTGAGATTCAAGGTGAGGGCGGCACGCCCGAGGAAGCGGTTAACGTTCTCCTGCGTCGAATTAGCGAAAGGAGGAAATAGCGATGACCTTTCAGAAGGGAGACCGGGTCAGAGTTGCCGTGGACACAATCACGCCCTCGAATCTGGGCAAGGAGGGGAGGGTGCTGGGCTCGAGCCGCAACAAGCTGCGACCGGTCCGCATCCGCGTGCAGACCAGCGGCAGTGCGGTCATGGAGCTCGATTACAAGGTCGAGGAGCTGGAGCTGCTCGAATCCGCGAATTCGCTAAAGGACGACGGTATTGTGCGGCGCCTGGAGCTTCAGGTTCTCGAGGAGACCGGCGCCGGCTGGGACCGTCACTCGCTCTCCATCAGCGAGCACTCCGACAAGCCGCCCGGAACCGCCTATCTCATGCTCGGCAAGTATGGCGAGACCATCGGCGTCTACCTTCAGCCGAAGGAGATCGACCAGGTGATCCGCACCCTGACGGACATCCGGGATAGGGGATTCATCAGATGAGCCTCAAGCAGCGCTACCGGGAGATCGAGGACATGCTCGAATCTCTCCATCACCGGGCCGGCGCCCTCGACGGCTCGAACTCCTTCGGGTTCACGACGCCCGAGATGGATGAGGAATACGCCCGGATCCAGCAGGAGATCGCCGCCCTCAATGAGGAGGCGGAGAGTATCAGACGGCAGTGGGGTATCGAGTAATGACCGAGACCCACGACCAGATGGCCCGGCGCCTGATCGCCTCGGGCTATCGCGCCGGCTCTAACCGCTACCGAATCGTGAGCCGCATCGACCGTGAGGACTGGAAGGAGCACATGGCGCGCAAGCACGCGCCGTGGAGCTTCGAGGAGGGCATGCGCTGGGTGATCGGCCTGGGTGACGAGCGAGCGGCCGACCACTACCGCCGCGTCTACACCAAGGACAAGATCGAAGGCGTCCCGGAAGAGGTCTATCGCGCGGTGAAGCGGGCCGGCAACGGCGCCGGCTGGGGCGGACTGAGCGAATATCGCCCGCTGCTGCCCGTCGGCGCCGTCCCTGCGACGGACTGGGACCCGGACGCCCTCGAGCGTCTGCGCGCGAAATAGCGAAATCGCCCTTTCGATACCGCCCGCAATCCGTTGCTTGTTGTGCGACAGTAAATTGTCAGCAACAAGCGCGGAGAACGCGGTTATGGGTATCTTCTACAGCGACAACGGTGGCGACAGCAGCGGTTTTCCCGTTGACTACTACAAGATGAACGCCACGAAACACTTCCTCACGCACTATGCCAACATGCTCACCTTGGACTTCATCGCGAAAACGACCAAGGATATGTATGAGAAGGCACAGGCGACGAAGGAAAAGGACATCGCCGATCGCAAGATGAACTACTGGAAGCGGCACCCCAACTACGATCAGGAGAAGGCGCTGCGCGAGGTCCAGAAGCTCAAGGAACAATGGCGCTGAGTGCGGCGCCGGGTCCCACGGCCTTGATTTAACCACCGTGGTAAGTCAGTAATGACTTACCATCAACCACAAAGGAGTTTGGAAGGGTGAAGTTTTCTATTGCTGCGGTTCTCGTCCTGCTGGCTGCACCGGCCATGGCGGAGAGCCAATCGATCAGCTCCATGGTCGATCACTACGCCGCAAAGCACGGCGTTCCAGGCGGAATCGGTCATGGCGTTGTCCGGGTCGAGAGCCGCTATAATCCCAAGGCCCGCAACGGCATCCACCATGGCCTGATGCAGATCAGCGTCCACACGGCCCGGGCTCTTGGATGCGGGCGGAACCTGTTCGATCCCCATGTCAATCTCGATTGCGGCATGCGCTATCTGCGCCTGGCCATCGAGAGGGGAGGGGCGGGCTGCGCCGGCATCAGCCTCTACAACACGGGTGTCGGAGCACCCGTCCGCTGCCGCGGATACGGCCGGAAGGTTCTTGCTTTAGGGAAGTAGCGATTTCGCTAATTCCCCCGCTCGCAACCCTTTGAAATATCAGTATATTCTAATCATCGCAGCGAACGAAGCGCACAGACGACGCGCAAGAGGAGGCAGTCATGAAGCGCTAAACCTGGCACAAGCCACGATATCGACGGCGGGCCATTACACAGAGCGCCCGCAAGACGTTATAGCGCCCTCATCCGATCGAGCATCACGCTCACACTGGCGCACTCCAACAGAGTAACGGCTCCGGGGTAAAGCAGCCGTGCGGTGGGAATCGCACGGATAAGTCAGTCTCCCAACCGGTCCAAGACACATTCGCTGAACGCGAGGTCAATGCCAACGACCCTAAACCAGGCCGAGACGTCACACTCGATAAGGACCGCCTGGACATCGTGCGAGAACCGACTGCTTGTGGCCCCGAGAGCCAAGACGATAATCGGGGCACTTACTCTCACGAAAAAGGCGCCCGAAGGCGCCTCTTTCATTCTCCGCGGTGGTTATGCGGTGACGATCGATGCCGCACGACCTCGTATTCGGTCGCGGAGACCCGGCGCAACGCCATCTCGACCCGCTGCCCGTTGACGATGAAGGTGCGATGGAAGTGATCGTCAGCGTGATCCGGCTCTTGCATCCGGTCAGCCAGCGCCATGAAGTCCTCGGGCAGTAGAAAGCCGTCGGCGTTGACGTCGGCGAAGGAGTAGGCCGGCACCATGGCGACCATCGCAGCGGTCATCGCCAGGCGCCGCAGGTCAAAAGGGAGGCGGGCTGCGATCTGAGCCGGGGAGGGGAGAACGCGATTGGCGCGCTTCTCGCGCACGCCCTCGAGGCTCACCACGTTGTCGGCAACAGGTTCACGCTCCGGCGCCTGCGGGTCGTCCTCGCCGACGCTGACGTTGCAGCCAAGGACGAGGAGCTGGTTCAAGACCTCGGGCTGATCGTAGCTGGCCTGAGCCAAGAACGCGGCTCGGTCGAAGAGCAGGCCCTCTTTGGCGAAGATGCTCTCAATAGCATCGAATACCTGGCTGGTAACCCGCTCGCGCAGCGCAGCGTATTCCTCGGATGAGAGGATGATTTCGCGGGTTTGAATTGTGGCGTCTTCTTGGCGGGAGGCGCTGGAATTATTCTGGGAGGTGTGCATTTACTCTTATCCCCAAGGATGAGCGGCTGTGTTCGCGTTCTGGTTATTGGCCCCTAACCGCGCGTTAAGAAGCAATTAACGGTGAGGGCTTCTACATGCAAGTGTCATGTTGGGGCAACACTACGGCCCCGCTTGACGGCAAAGCATTATTTTCCTTTGGTTTTCGTGGCTCTGCCTTATTTTAACCTTATTTACTAAAAGGCGATTTCGCTATTTCGCTAAAAACCGCTCGCAATCCGCGTTCGATCTGATACAGTAAATAGTAAGTTGTCAGAGACACCCAGCAGCAGAGCTTTCGAAAAGGAGAACTACGTGAAACTACCTAGACGCGCGGGGCCGAATGTCGCAGCCCGCGCCTTAATCAGGGCTGAACACCGACCCCGGGTCGTGCAGAGCATGAAGGCCTACAAAAGGAAGCCCCGGCACCCCAAGGCCGGGGCTTCTGAGCTTCTGGGCTAGAGCTGCCCGATCCGCATCGCAACAAGGAAACGAAATGTTCAACGCGCAAGAGAATACCGTGACGTCCCCGATCGCCACTGGTGATGCCGGCATCATCATCAAGGCCGACGGCACGCCGCAGATCTTCAACACCTATACTAAGGCACAGCTTGAAAGCCCGACGCCGGAAATGACACAGACCATGCAGAAGCTCATGGCTCTGATGGTCGCCTGGAATCTTCCGCCGGTGATGGACGTTGTGATGCAGGTGGCGAACGATCCGGCGATTGTCGGCAGCCAGATCATGAGCACGGGTTCCCTCAACTAAGACAGTTTGGGCGGGGTTCATCTCCCGCCCTTTATTTGATTCGCTGCGTCAGTCATTCCTTACTTAATAAGGAGGCAACATGTCTGAGGAGACCGAGAAGCCCACACTCAAGGTGTGGCGCAACCCCGGAACTGGACAGCTTAGCTTTAAGCTGCCACGCAAGGGCGCCCGCTGGCAGGGCAAGCTTGCCAATCTCGATGAGGTTCAGAAAGCGATTCGCGCTGAACTGGACCCGCCATTTATCATCGACTATGTGGGCGAGGAGGAGAGGCATGCCGAATAGGAAGGAGTTGGCGCTCGGGCGCTTGCGACGCGTCGCTGAGGCCGTGGTGCAGTTCAAGACAGGCGGTGAGGATTGCCTGAATCGATTCCTGGAGCTGCAGGAACGTGCAAAGTTGGCTTTGCAAGAGAGCAAGCTCGGGCGCGGCAACCCGGTCAACCTGCCGGAAGCCCGGAAGATCGCAGCCAAGCGGCTGCGCGAAACCCGCGACGAGCATCGCGGCCGTATCCTGCCGATCATCGCCGAGATCCGGGCGAGTGGCATCAACAGCTACCGCGGGATCGCCGCGGAGCTCGACAAGCGGGGCATCAAGCCCCAGCGGGCCGAGAAGTGGTCCTCTGAAACCATCCGTAAGTTCGAATCCGGAGAATGAGCCTGCGAGTTACCGCTCGCATTCCGTCATTTTCTGTTCTACACATATAAGTCAGCACTGACTTAAGAGAGGAATACAATGAGTCTCAGCCTTCTTGCCATCGGCGCCGTGTCCGCTCTTGCGGGCTTCGCCGGCGTCACCAGCGCCTATGCGCTCGTCAAGTCGCGAAGCACGCTCAACACCGCCCTGCGCGTTCTGGAGCGCTCGAAGGACGCCCAGGAGAGCCTGATCCGCGTCTATACGAAGATGGTGCTCAACGGCGCCTATGAGCGGCGCCATGCGGCCCGGGTGCAGGAGCTCCTCGAGGCCAACAATAAGTATCTCGACCGCGCCCGGAAGGCCGAGTTTCACATCCGCCTTTACCAGAACGACCTGACCCATCTCGGCACGGTCAACAAGGCCCATGAGGCGACCCTCGACTACATCGTGAACGCTCTGGACATCAAGCGAGAGGACATCCTCGAGGACGACCAGGTGCCGGATCAGGTCAAGGCGACCCTGATCTCGACCCTCGAGCGCACGGGCACGTGGGCGGCTGAGCCCGCATCTGTGCAGGTCGCAGCGTGAGCGAGCTCCACGCCAATGTGTATGAACGGCCCGACGGGTCGTTCATCACCGAGCGCTTCAAGACGCGCGAGCGGGCGAACATCAACATCAGCGTCCTGACGGCCGGCGGGGCTGACCCGAACTACCGCCTGCAGTTCCGCGTCCGGGCGCGCCCACGGGTGCTCAAGCCCAAGTGGGAGGACATGCGGTGAAGATCGAGGCGGATCTCGACCGCGAGACTTTGGACATCGCCTCCCAGGCCTGGCTCGCAGCCTACAGCCGGGAGGCGATGAGCCGAGGTCACGAGGTGATCCCGCCGCCTTGGGAGCAGCTCGACGCCAACACCCAGGCAGCCATCAAGAAGTGTGTGCTCGCGGCCCTCAAGGCGGCGGATGCGAAGAACGTGCAACAGGTGAGGTTACGGCGGGCATGAGTAATCTAGTGGAAGTGTTTGGCTACGCCTCGATGTATGCGCTCGGCACGGTCGGCGTGATCTTCGTGGGCTGCCTGGTGATCTCGTATCTGACCCGTAACAAGGGAATGGAAGGGCTCGCGTATCTGGTTTGGTGGGTGTTCGGCGTTCTGGGGATCTCCACAGTCGTCGGGCTGATTTTATTGGGAAGGATGTTGGCATGACCCAGCGTGTAGCGCATAGAACCAGCGATCAGATCCGAGAGCTGCAGGAGAGGCTCGACCAGGTGAAGGGCGAGGTGGTCTTCGGCTTCTATGAGGATCTGATTCCGAGCTTCCACCAGGGCTATACGGGCATCAACGAGCTATGCTCGCCCGTGACCGCCGAGGAGGTGACGGGCTACGTCGCCAAGATCCACGAGTTGCAGAACAAGATGTCCGTGACGATCGGCGTCGGCGATGGTAGCGGCGAGCTATTCGTTCATGGTGACTACGATTCCGTGAAGCGTGTGCAGTCCATCATCTTCGAGAATGAGCGTCTGCGCCGTGGCGAGCGCTTCTTCCTGGCTCAGGACGATTCCTGCCATTGGTATCTGGTGCCGGACACCAAGCGAGCCGAGTGGGAAGCCTGGCGCAATCTCTCGGGAGCTGACGAGCGCTCCTGGACCGTGCCCGACTTCGCCAAGCCGATCGACGGGCCGCACCGGCTCACCTTCACGAATCCAGAGTGAGCCATGAGCCCTGAAACCGCATATCGACTGGCCGGCGAGGCCGTGGACTGGAATGAGGGCGGCCGCGTTCACAACTGGCGCAACTACATCGGCGAGAACACGCAGCGCCTCTGGGACACCTTCACCCGTGAACAGAAGGCGGCACTGATCTTGGACGCCGACGACCTGGCCGGAAATGAGAACTGGGACTGATCATCGGCGTGCTGTTCACTTAAGGAACACGCGAGCAACTGATCGTTTGGACACGTCTCCGAACACAACGAGGACGAGAATGAGCACAGGTAACGACGCAGAGGTTGATAACTGGATCGACGTGGATCACCGTCTTCCCGGCGAGCAGGGCCAGGACAGCGAGGATGTGCTGTGCTTCCTCAACGGGCATTGCGGTTTGCTTGATACGGAAGCCCGCAAAGGCGGTGGATGGGGTATTCGAGTAGGGTTCTATGACGCGGGGAAGGGTGCCTTCCGCTGCTACGGACAGGTGACTTGGGAGGTCACGCACTGGCAACCGCTGCCGCTGCCGCCCCTGAACGCCCGCGATGCCACGCACAAGCGATAGGTAGCGATAAGGGGCAATTATCGATACCAATCCGGATCGGAGCTCAGGCGTCAGGGTGGATGTAGAGAAAGGCGGCTTTGCTTCCGTTAACCGGAAATTAACCAAGAATATCAAGGCCACAGAATCTTAAGAGAATGGCCCTATAGAGGGATTTGATCGGGCGTAAACGCCAGGGCCGGCCAGGGCCCCGCGCCGGAAGCCTACCGGCGTCGCTGGGCGACGGCTTCGCCCGATCAGGAGGATACAAGATGATGTGGTTTCTACCGCGGATTCGCGTATCGTTTAGGTATCACGTAAAACGGAGAGTGAGCTGGACCCTCACTCTCCGCGTATCGATATCCTAAGCACAGGGGAGGGCGGGAAACCGCCCTCTCCACTCCCTTATATAACACGACACCCCTGAAGGTTCCAGCTTGGCTTAAATAGCTGCGCCAAATCCGATCATGGCGCCGAAAGCAGCACCCATGAGGTGCTCGCAGTAGTGGATCCCTGTGCCGGCGCCGGGGCCGTCCTTATAGTCAGCGATGCGCCAGCCGATCTCGTAGGAAAGGTTCTGGATCAGGGCTGCGGCCGGGATAAACCAGAGCAGAGCGGCATATTGCACGGTGAGGGCCGACCAGAGCGCCGAGAACGCACCCGTGGTCACGGCTGATACGACCAGCGACGGCTCGACCTGGGACAGCGCCAGGGCTGCGGTCGCGAGCGCAAAGGCGATCAGGTTGCGGATGAAGAAGGCGACGCGGTCACGGCGGGTCCCACCAACGTCAGAAATCGCCTCGATGATGCGCTCGGCCCACATCGGCTCGCCGGAGATGGTGCGCGGGTGACGGTTGAAGGTGTAGTAGCGACCCCATGGCAGAGCGGAATCCCAGATCACCAGGCCGGCGCCGATGGCGAGAGCGGTGAGGGGAGGCCAGTAGACGCAGGCAAGGAGCGTCATGATCACCGCACAGACCCACATCTTGAGCCCGGAACGGGGAGGGTCTTGAACAGGTAAGTATCCACCGCCGCGGACGCGGTTCACGACGGCCCCGAGGGGCACCATGACGTATTGCAGGGGTGTGTGAAGATAGGCAACCAGGTAGCCCAAGGGCACTTGGATATAGGCCGTGGCAAGGGCCAGATAAAGCAGGATAGCTTCGAACATCGGTGTCTCTCCCGTGGTGTGTTCAGTCAGCATTGACTTATCCTAGCACAGCCGGTAGCTATCCGAAAATCGATATGCGACATTGATTCGTCAGCAGAGCACACAGTCAGGATTGACTTATGCCCACACATACGATTGAGCAGTTCAGCGCCGCCCGCATCACCGGCAAGCCGACCGACCCTCATGTGATCGACGCCTGGTTTCAGGCCGGCTGCGACGAGACAGGTCCGAGCGGTGACGGTGAGAAGGCAACAACCGTCTACCTCTACCCCGTTAGCTATCGCTGGGACGATGGCGACGCCCTGACCACCTACTATTCCATCCTCGAGACGGCCGGGCGGTTCGAATACTGCTGGATCTGCGTCACCGAGCACGCCCCGAGCCTCGAAGAGGCGGAAAAGGCCCTCTACGAGTTCCTGCTCGACGAAGGCTGCTTCGAGACGCCCGAGGAGCGCCTGCGCGCTCAATACCGCAACAGCGAATATGCAGGGGTCGCGGCCTGATGCCGAAATTCAATCATCAATGCGTCATCGCCTTCAGCGTGCTCTCCAACGACGTGATGGGCGAGGACTTTACTCCGGATCTGCTCAAGGCAGCCCTGCTTAAGCGAATCCGCGAGCTGCCGGATGACGAGTGGCTGGAAGCCGTCGGCATCAACGACACCGATCCTGTTGAGGAGGGACAAGACTAATGGACGCTGAAACCATCATCATCAACGCCGCTGACGATTACGACTGGACGCCAGAAACGGTCGTTTCGGTGCTCGGCCGCTTCCTCGACTCCAAGATCAAGGGCGGGCACATGAGCGCCAACGAGCTGATCGAGTTCCTCGACCAGGAAGGAACGTCCGATGACTGAGTTCCTCGTCTCCTGGAAGATCAACCTCGACGCCGACAGCCCGCAGGAAGCGGCTCAGAAGGCGCTCGACATCCAGCGCGACCCGACGAGCATCGCCACGGTGTTCAAGGTGGTCGATCTGCCCACCAAGACCACGACGCACGTGGATCTCACCCCGGAAGATGGGCAGCCGTGGATCTCGTTCGTGAACAAGGTCATGGAGGAGAACGGCGGGTTCAACGGCGAGCACCCCGACTACGATCTCACGGACTGGCGCCTCGAGGTTCAAAGCGGCGACACGCGGCTCTCCTATTGGGAGTGGGCCGCGCGCCATGTGGATTTGGATAATGGACTTGAGAAGGTTCTGATGGAGAGCACCAATGACGCAGCTTAAGGAAGGCACCCGCATCAAGCTCCTCGAGATGCCGCACGATCCGTTCCCGATTAAGATCGGCGACGAAGGCACGGTTAAGCGGATCGGCGTCGAGGTTGGCGACGGCGTGCGCCAGGTGTTCGTCAAGTGGGACACCGGCCGCACCCTCATCTTGCTCGACGGCATCGACCGCTACGAGATCCTCGAGCAACCGCCCGCAATCCAAGAGTAAGTGTGCGACAGTAAATAAGTCAGTAATTACTGAGGCTTAACATGACAGACGAAATCGGCCCAAGAGATCAGATCATCGCCGTCAGCGCCGAAGAGCGCGACATTATTCTCGCTGCGCTGCGGCTGTGGCAGAAAACCAGCCTGCCGAGCAACGATCTGTTGGAGATCGCGCAGAACGGGCGCGACTTCTTCCTCGACGATGGCGAGGTGGATGATCTGTGCGAGCACATCAACTGCGGCCCGAAGCCGGAGCTCGTAAACGTCGCCATCGATATCCACGAGCAGATCAACCAATTCGACGCCGAGTGCCAAGCCGCGGAACACACGGACACGGACCAGGTGTGGACGCTGATGAATATCTGGCGCGAGCGCCTGGGTAAGGAGCTCGCCTGATGGTCGCGGGTCACCGACACATGAGCCTGCCGATCGCCGCGTCGATGCTCGCGGCGGCGGTTGGCAGCCAATACTTCTACGGCGCTTCGCGCGGAACACGCATGACTGAGGAGGAGAAGCGCGCCCACGACGAGCAGCAGCGCCGCAAATACCTCCCGGAATACCGCTCGCACATCAACGCCTACGAGTTCCACCTGCGAAAGCTGAAGCGCGAGGCCTGGTGGGCTGAGCAGGAGCGGCTGCGCCTGGAGCGCGAGGCGCCGATCATCAATGCGGCCGCGGACAAGCGGGCTCGCAAGAACGCCAAGCGGGCGGGGAGGGCCTAATGCTTCACGAAAAGGCAGTCCGCGCAGCTATACGGGCCAACCCCGATCCCGGCGAGCGCTGGATCGTCGAGGCATTCGATCAGGACAGCAACGTGGTGCAGCACTGGACGCGGATGAACCACCCGTCCGGGTTGCTGGCAAACATCGAGCGTCAGATCGCTCGGCGCAAGAAGGGAGAAGGGCAGGAATGAACGCGATTGCACGCCGAGAGACGGTCGAGGAGATCGTCGAACGACGCAACAAGGCCATTGAGCTGTATGGAGTGGCTCACAGCGCCATTCTGCAGGCTCAGGAGGCGGTCAGGGCCGCAAATGAGGTTGCCTGGTCGGCCTCGCCCGGCACCAACTCCTTCAATCACCAGCACGCCGACGAGGTGAAGGCGTTCTTCAACGCCGTCGCTCCACCGCCGCGGGATCAGTATCTCACCGTCGCCAAGCGCCTGATCGATATCAATGTCTGGTCCTGGTTGATCGAGCGCACCGACCTCGAGCGGCTGATGGACAAGGAGGCCAAGGATCAGCTCCGGAAGCAGATGGCCTATGTTCCGATGAAGCCGAACAAGCGCGGTCAGTTGATCACCGAGGAAGAGCAGGCTCAGGGCATGCCCGAGGTCACGGTCGACAACATCATCGCGACCCTCGAGCACTTCCGCTCTCAGCAAGGCCTCATCTTCCGCCGCGGCATCGCCAATGTGTTCTCGGCCCTCGATCGGCGCTTCAAGTCGCACGACGGCTTCAAGATCGGCTCTCGGATCATCCTCACCTATGCCTTCGACGATTATGGGCATCTGAACTGGGGTCGGATCGAGGATATGATCGTGGACGTGGAGCGAGTGTTCGCGGTGCTCGACGGCAAGCCGGAGAGTGGCTTCACGTCGGCCGTGCGGCAGCTCCGACACCAGCGCTCAGGCTTCGGCGGCAAGCGACAGACGGAGCTCGAGACCGAATACTTCCTGATCCGCGGCTTCAAGAACGGCAACGCGCATATCTGGTTCAGGCGCGACGATCTGGTGCAGAAGGTCAACAAGCTGCTCGGCGAATACTACGGCGAGGTGATCGGCGACGGTCAGCAGGCCGAGGAGGATCCGCTCAGCGAGGGCAACCGCAAGACCACGCCGGCCCGCTACTTCGGCTTCTTCCCGACACCGGAGGACGCCGCGGAACGTGTGATCGGCAAGGTATCGGTCATGCAGAAGCGGGACAAGGGCCCGATCCGAATCCTCGAGCCCTCGGCCGGCACCGGCAACCTGGCGCGGCGCCTGGTGCGCGGCGAAGAGACTGCCGGAAACGATTGGATGCGCCGACAGCTCGCCGAGTATACCTATGCGACGGTCGTCGATTGCGTGGAGATCCAGCCGCACCTGGCCGCAGGCCTCGAGGTTGAAGGCATCTACCGCAAGGTCTATGTGCAGGACTTCCTGACACTCAGCCCACAGGTGACGGGCCTCTACAATCGGGTGGTGATGAATCCGCCTTTCGACCGGGAACGGGACATCGACCATATCATGCACGCCCTAGACTTCCTCGAGGAGGACGGGCAGCTCGTGGCGATCCTGTCGGCCGGCACCGAATTCCGTGAGACCAAGAAGGCCGTTGCCTTCCGGGCGCTCATGGAGAGCAAGGGCGCGGATTGGACCGACCTGCCGGCTGGTTCGTTCGCATCGGTCGGAACCTACGTCAACACCGTCATCCTCAACGTTCACAAGAACGGCAAGAAGAGCCGCTGGTAAGGAGCACACATGAAGATCGGACAGACACGGATCCTCGAGGCGATTCAGACCCTCTGCCCCACCAACACCAATCTGACCAAGAGCCTGAGCATCGTCCTCGAGAATGGCTTCATCGTGCATACGGACGAGGTGCTGGTGGATGGCACGTCCATCTACGCCCGACAGCTCGACACTCCGGAGCACTGGCATTTCTTCGCTCGCGAGGATGTGGCGAACCTTCAGGTGATCCTCGATCCAAAGGCCTGCGAAGAGGTCGATGTGAACCCGCAGCTCTGGTCTGTGCTTGAGCATGTGCGCAAGCATCAGACGCGCTAACAGAACAGCGTAAGGGATCACGTCAGACATAGCACAGAGCGACGGGAAGCATTTTCGTGATGCGTGACAGCGCAAATCGCTTCCCGTCGCTCAGCGAGCTTTAAAATCGATCCCGAAATTAGGAACGGACAGCTTCATGGCTCAGGGCAAATTTCAGACCAAACCCACGGACCTGGCGCGGCTCACGGCGCTGCAGGCCAAGGTCGATCTGCTTCAGGCCCGGGTCCTTGAGCTCGAGGCGGAGAACCTCAAGCTCAAGCGGAAATCCGAGCATCTGACCTATGTGAATCAAGCCGTTATCTCCTCGACCCGGACCTTGCGCAGCGCACGAGCCTGACGCTGCCGGCCGCATTCCGCTCTCGCATGTGCGACAGTCTCACTGTCAGCAAACACAACGCGAGAAACGCGCAATGTTCCAGAATGCCAAGATTTCCTACGACGAGCACTTCGCCTGTCACCGTCTCAGCTTTGACGCGCCCGATGCGCTCTTCCTCGACCGCGTCCTCGATGTCGTCTCCAAGAAACTCCCCGACAATCCCATGCTCGCCATGATGCACTTGCTGGACGACAGCGATCTGCCGTTCTTCCAGCTCGACGGGCGTGATATGTGGATCTGGAACGAGATGGACGAGAGCGAGCTCCGGATTACCATCTCCATTCCCGCCGAGACCGATAAGCTCGATGGCACGATCTGGAGCGTCGCGATGGGTGAGCCCGTGGATCTCGATCTCGCCTGGGCCAAGTTCGTCCCCATCTGCCGCGAGCTGCTCAAGCTCGCTGCCTAACGCTACCGACCGCATTCCGCTGGCGAGTGTGCGACAACATACTCGTCAGCAGCGCACAGAGAGGCGAACATGCCGAAGACCGATGAAGAGCACGGGATCACCCCGGAATACCGCGCGCACCTCGAGGGAATCCTCGAGCGCTGCGACGCCGACGAGATGGATCATTTGCGGACCCTGTTGGAGCTTGCCTCCGAAGCCGCTAATCCCGAGGACGACAACCATATGCAAGCCATCGGCTGGCTGCTGGACATGATAGGAGAAGGAAATTGACGGATAAGAAGCAGGTTCATGTGAAGGTCACGGGCCTACCCGCCTCGGGCAAGAGCCATGTGACCATCGCTATTCTGACGGCGCTGCAAAGCCTCGGCTACGAGGTGGAGCTCGGCGGACAGACCAAGGCGGAGCACGAGCTCCGAACCTTGATCGCAATGGCCTCGGATGAGCGCCAGAAGCGTGTGGCGCCCGGAATCAAGGTCAATCTCTCGGATGATTGCATGAACCGTGGAGTGATCGACCGTGCTGACTGGTGATTTGGTAAAGGCCGGCACGGTCAAGCGGGACCAGGTGGTGAAGCTCGCCGAGGGTCTGTTCGACGGCAAGCGGGAACTGCCCCTCGGGAACGGCGTCAAGATTAAGGCGCCGGACCTCAAGGCGATGACACCCCATATCCGTGAGATGATTATCACGGCCCTGCTGACCGCGGAGGTAGTGGAATGAGCATTCTGTCCATGACGTTCGATTCCAACCGCGAGAAGTTCCCCGAGGAGCTGCGCAAGGAGATCGAGCAGGAACTCAACGAAGCCTGGGAGCTCACCTATAAGGCGGAACAGGGCTTCGAATACGCCGACAAGCTGATCGAGGATCACCTTAAGGCCAACCATCCGGAGCTGCTGAAGGAGCCAGGCTCCGATCTGATCCATGACGCCGGCACCATCGACCTGAAGGGCGCCGTGGTGAGCGCCAAGCTCGACGATGTGGCGAAGAGGGTGCAGGAGCGCTGGGACGAACTCGGCGCCAAGCCTACCCCGATCTACCACGCTCCGGAAATGGTGATCACCAAGGAAATGCGAGAGGCTCTCCTTAAGGGCGGCTTTGTGCCCATGCCCGAAGGTCAAGCCACCATTCGTATTCTACCGGAAGAGCCCTACAAGCCCGAGCCCGGCGACATGGTCCGGGTCGTGGACAAGAAGACCACGGCCATGAACATCCGCAACAATGAGCTCCAGGAGCTCGCGGGCCTCGGCCTCACGGTCCATGAGGTGTTCGACAACGGCGTGATCTGGGCCAAGATCATCGATGATAAGATCGGGCTGCACATCGGGGTTCACCTGACCCCAGGCAATTACGAGCCCATCATGCAGGTGAAGGATCTCACAGGGAGGAAGGAATGAGTAGCGATCCATGCCCGGGCTGCGGTGGATGCGGAACCTGTCTTAGTCGGGACCGGTATTGGAGCGAGGAGGGCTCCAAGGCAGACTACCGCTACCCGATCCTCACTGTGCTCCTTCTGGCTGCCGTGATCTTCATCACCTGGTTCACCACGGCCCAGGCAAAGGACTGCTACGTGCAGCGCTGGAGCTATTCAACTTCCGTGACTTGCGATGACGGCGACGAGGCTCTCATCATGGAGAACAACACCCGTGGCCGTAACCATCGCGAAACCCTTCCCTCTCAACGCCGCTTGCCAACGACCATCTACGAAGACAGAAAGGGAAACACCACCTACTGCTCACAAACAGGATCCATCTACTCATGTCGATAAGAGCCGCACTCCTGGGCCTAGCCCTCCTAGCAACGCCCGCAGCAGCCCAAGGCGTCAAGTATCCGCTACCCACGGAGCTGCTCGCGTGCAAGGACGTCCAGAACGCCGCAACCTATCGGCAGCTTCTCATGCAGCGGGATCTGAAGGCGGTCGAGACCTTCGGCTACGACAAGCTCAAGGTGGGCGAATGCACCGTCTTCCGGAAGGGCGATGAACTCACGGTCATGACCCTCACCAGCTACGAGGATCAGCCCTATGAGTGCTCACGGCTCACCGGCAACCCCACCTGTTACTGGCTCCCCGCCTTCAGCCTTAAGGCAGCCACGCGCTAGTCCATGGTTTACAGGCGTCCGGCTGAGGCAGGCTAGGCATATAAACCATAAACCAAAACGTAAACCTCGAACCGGAACAACCTAAATCGAAATAAGGCATTCCGGTTTACAATGGTTTATGAAATCAGGCCCAAAAATAAAAGAGGGGTCTGTAAACCAAAATCTAAACCTCGAATAGAGTTACACACAGACCAGAATCCTACCCGGCTCTAGGACATGAAAGAGACAGAACTCTCTATAGAGACCTGATCACCGGAATAGCTCTCAGACCCATCACACTCTCTATAGAGACCAAGACAGCTCTATAGACCGGAGCCCTTACAAACCAAGGAAAGATACATATTCCGGAGAGATCAATTCCCAGAGCCTTCGCGCTACTCTTCTATAGACCTAGTAGTATGTATCTATAGTAAGCAGACGGCGTTGGGCATAAGGCACCGGGCTATAGAGACACGTAAGCCTAGAGAGTGGTCTATAGAGAGCGTATGTGAGGGGTGTGCGTAAGAGAGGGTAGAAACAGTGTGAGGCGCGGCGCCTCCCCGCCTCTTCACACCACCCAAAGGCCTCACCTGTCCGGTTGCACTCCATCCCGATCTCAGTCACAAGACACATGTTGAGCGATGCGCGAGCGAGGGGCGCGCTTCTCTCTGTGTTCGCTGACAGGGCGGCACGTCCGCAGGTCCCCGGTTGCCGCTGAGGTGGCGCTACTGCGATTCGTCCGTCTGACCTTAGAGCCGGGTTCCCACGTGGAGCTCGGCTCTCTTTTTGCCCGCGTGCTACGCCATGGCGTCTTCCCGGAAATTAGGTAAGGCCGCAGGAGCCGACTAGGGATCAGCCGCGTCCCGGGTGGCATTCCATGAGACGTCCGTGGAAATTCCCAACGCCATCGCCTTACTACCTATTACACCTACTGACCTATAGAAGAGTAAGGGAGAGGCGTTGGGAATTTCCATGGCACAGACCATGGCTGAAATCCTCCGGGCCATGGAAGACCGCGGCACACCACGGCAGACCAAGGGGTAAACCGGGCCCTTGGGAGACCATGGGGTGCCATGGCGCAAGAGGTTTCATGTAGTATAGAAGAACGCGCACGCGTATATGGCCATGGAGCGGTGTATAGCGCGGGCCTACAGCCGTTTAACTTGCCTACTGGCCTAAGTAATTAGCAGTTTTATCCCTCACCGATATCAGTATTGTCTTAGTTGTCAGCAACGAAGCACAACGCTTCACTACACGGAGACGATACGATGACTGCTCAGAACGCTTCCAAGACTGCCCGCCGCGCTCGCTCTTCCAAGAAAGTCGAGACGCCGGCCGTGGAACTGCCGCCCATCGACGTGCAACTCGCCAACATCACCGTGACCGAGGGCACTGTCGCGGAGCTGCTCGAAGCCCTCGAGACCGAGACCCCGGTCGATGCCGGCCAGGCGACGGTCCAGGAGCTCGAGGCCGCGGTCCACATCCTCGAGGCCACCGAGGGTGCATCCGAGGAGCTCATCGAAGAGAGCCCCGCCGAACTCACCTTCCAAGAGCTGTGCGCTGCGGTGAGCGACGAAGACGCCGACAACATGGTGTGCACCATCGCTGCCGCGGTCGACCAGCGCGCCGGCTTCGAGGCCCAGAAGAACCCCGACAACGAGAACATCCAGCGCACCTTGAAGAAGGTCCGCTCGCAGCTCGTCACCAAACGCGCCGCCCGTGTGTTCCTCGTGACCAACGTCTCTCCGGACTTCATCAATCGCGAGGAGAACACCGGTAGCCGCTACAACGTCTACGCGCTGGGCAAGCTCGCCGACGTGATCTACGGGGTGACGGACGGCACGATCTCGAACGCCATCAACCAGGCGTGCATGCGCTCCCTCTTCCGCTTCAAGAACGCGGGCCTCGACTTCTCGATGGAAGTCGCGAAGGCAGCAGCAAGCGACAAGGTCCGCATCGAGCCTGCTCTCCGGAAGCACCTGGTCTCGCACACGGTCAGCGCCTCGACTGCGCCCACACAAGCGAGCTCCACCATGCAGGCGCTCGAAACCCTCGGGGTCGTCTTCGCGACGGGCTCGAAGAAGAACCCAGTGTTCCACGTCACCGACGCCCCTATCGCACGCTTCTTGGAGGATAAGCTGCTCGCGGCGTAAGGCACGGACGAGAGAGGAGGGGAGCGGCGCCCCTCCTTTTTCGTGCCCGTTGCAATACCATGGATTTCCGAGGAACGGCTGGGCTGCACCGGTAGTAGGAACGGCATTGTCCGTGGGACCCGGTGTAGGAGCACTGCTCCTACACCTATAGTTCGGGCGCTCCATGGCGCGTGGTGTGATATCGTTGCGTGGTATTTCCGCCATATGGTATTCCAGCCACGTGGTCGGCCCGCCACATGGCGGAAAAGCCACATGGTAGGAATGCCACGTCACTTCCGGGCCACATGGTCCCAAAGCCACATGGCTCCGCTGCCACATGGCATTCCTGCCACAGGCAATATAACGTTGCAAACGTAACGCAATAAAAAAGCGCGACACTGTATAGCGTCGCGCTTTGTAACTCAGTAGCGATAGCGTCGCATGCGTCGTGCGCGCACTCTGTAGCGCGTCGCGTCGAGATAGTCTCGCAACATTGTAACTGCTGTGAGACATAGCGCGCATATCATTGCGAAGATGACAAGCAGCGCTGCGAAGTTCGTGCGAGTGAAGTCGATTGCATCGTAGATCATTAGACTAGCGCCTTCACATCGTCACGCGTGAGTGAGTATTCGTTCTCTTCGAAGAACTCGAAGACTTGCGAGCTAGTGTCGTATGCTTTCGAGAGCATGTTGAGCACATCGCGCTTTGCTTTGCGCGTCTTCGCTAACTTCTTCGCTTTCGCTGCGCTCAGCTCGCGCATATCTTTGAATGTCTTTGACATTGTTAAGCTTTCTTGTGTTCGCTTTGTTGTTTTGAGTAAAGAGACGCGATTGCTCGCGTCTCTCGTTAGTGTTGCTTAGCAGCGCTCAAGCAAGCGCTGCGTTAGATCGTTGTTCATGTTGAGTTTATAAGCGACTTTGTTGCTTGCGTCGCGCGTCTCAATCAAGACATTGAAGCTTTGAAGAGCGTTGATCGAAGAGCTAGACTGTGTGCTAGCAGTCTTCGCGCTCACATGCTTCTGATACTTGACGATGAGACGTTCGCGCTTGCTATCGCTAGTCTTCACACTCAGCGAACAAGCGCTTTGTGCATCGTCGTGAGTGAGTAGCAATTCAGTCTCTTGCTCAGCGAATTTCTTCGCAGTCTGAAGAATTGCTTTCGTGTAGTGATTGAGTCTCTCGACTGAAGCAGCACAGCGAGCGATGTTGATATCTTTCTCATACGCATAGACGTTGTAACGTGCGTTAGAGCGTTCGCTGCGATTGATGCGTTCAGCATCGCAGTTAGCAAGAAACATGATGTTGCTAATAACGTCATGCTTAGCGCTGTCTTCGATAGCTTTAAGCGTGTCGAACATTGAAGAGTTATTCGTCTTGAGAACGTCTCTGAAGTTCTCTTCAGTGACTTCGACGTTATGCTCAGCGCTTGCTTTCTTTGCTTCATACATGAAGCGCGAAGAGATAGCAGAGAGCATAGCAGACTTGAACTCAGTAGCAGTGTTGAACATTGTGTTCGCTTTCATTGATAGCAACTAGCTTTGTTTTGAAACGCGCTAGTCTTTGCGTTTGTAGTCTTTTGCTTATTCACAGTGTCAAAGAGCAGCGAGAACTTGTTCTCTCAAGAGCGCTTTGCGTGTCGCTTGCTGCGTCGCGTTGCTCTCTTGTGAGTATTAAACTAAGTCAGTGCTGACTTACTGTCAACGCTCTTAAAGCGATTTAGATCGTTGTCAGACTAGATCGTTAGTATGAGTTACTGTGTAGCGCTAGTGTGCGTGCGTCATGCGCGCTTGCATACGTATGAGCGCTATACATTCGCGATGTGCGATTAAATGCGTTCTAAGCGTGCGTGAGCGCGATTGAATGATCGTCGTGAGTGATTGCGCATCTGTGCACGCGTGCGCGTCTCTAGCAGCGCTTAGCTTGCGCTTCGAGCGAGTCGATTTTCTGTGAAATATCGAAGTCTTAGATAGACAGCCCGGGCGCCTATACATTGCCTCGGGTGTTCCGAGCTCTTCCGGGCGTATCCTTGGCGAACGGTTTGAAATTGCCCGGAAATGATTAGTCAGGCTCAGCGTTCTCCGGATCGTCCGAACCATGCTGCGGTCTTCGGACACCCATACGCTCCGGCGGATAGTCTGCGGTTATACGGCGCCCCGTATGAGAGACGCCCAGGAGAACCACTCCCAGGCGCCCTATCCTTGGTGAAGTTGTCTAGCGAGCTTCGGCGATCATCCGCCTGAGCATGATCATGCGCTCTTCCATCTCCCGCAGCGCCATCGCGAGCTTTTCCTTCTCGGCGCCTGACATGAGAGGACTGCCCATGAAGGCCTGCTCGAGGAGCGGGGTCATGTGCTCCATGAAGTGCAGCATGAGCTTGGGACGCTCCTCGGGGCTGGCTTTCTCCATGATCTCATCCAGGCGCTCCTCGAGCTCCTCGTGATACGGCTTGGTCATGGCTCTCCTACTTCTCGAACAGGCTCTTATCGACGGTCGACCCATGAACCTCCGTGAAGCATTTGAACGAACTCTCGAGGAGCTCGCGCATGGAGATGCCGCGCAGGGTCGCCTCTGCTTTGAACCGACGGTGGAAGCTCTCTGGGATCTTGAAGTTGAGGTCCACTATGTCGTCGGTGGGTTTGGTCAGGTTGTCACCGATCGACTTGGCGTCTGGGATATTGATCTGTAGCCGCTCGCGCATCGGCTTCTGACGTTTCGGCTTTGGATCACCCGGCGGTGGGCCGGGGCGTGGTTTGTTAGCCATTAGGCTCTCCCTGTGATCTGGTTGAGGTGCTCGACGAGCTCCGCGGCTAAGATCTCCGCCCGCTCGTTCAGTGTAGGAAAAGAGGTCTCCGAGATGGCCCGTCCCTGATCCTGCGCGTTCTGATAGGCTTGCTGCCATCGGATGTCCGTCTTCGCTACCTTGAAGCCTGCCCGCTCGATTGTCTGACGGGCGTCCTCAACTGCCAAATCACTATTATTCGTCTTGTTCAGGACGAAGATCATTTTCTGCTTGGAAACCGTTCCACGGTCTAGTTCCAGGGCAAAAGTGATCTGTGGAAGAAGGTCGTCGCGATTGGTCCCGGTGGGGATCAGAACTAAGTTGGCCTCCTTGGCGATATCTTTGGTGGTGGTATCGGAATCCGGCCGGCCGTCGAACAGGATCATGTGATAGCTCGGCATGTCCTTGAGGCAGCTTTTCATGGTCTGGTAGGGCGCCGCGTGGACTGTGGGCTCGATCTTGTGCGACATGCGCTGTGCGACCCAGTCCACGCTCGTTTTCTGCTTGGTGTTGAAGTCGGCGATGAGAACGCGCCATCCGGCTTCCGCGTAGGTCCGGGCTAGTAGTCGAGCGAGGGTGCTCTTACCGGCGCCGCCTTTCTGACTGGTGCAGGCTATGGAGAAGGGCATCGCGAAATCCCTAGTTCGCTGTTTCGCTAAATCTTTTCGCCACGAGTAGTGAAGAAAAGGTTAAGCCGCAACCCGGGATCCGCGATAGCCGGAAGATTCAGACCCCGCCCTTCAGCTTTACCAACGGGGAGGTATGACCCACGATCCCGCCGGTGTGGTAGCGACGGAAGATCTCATAGCGGTCCTCCTTGGGCTCCGGAACCTCGTAGCCCTTTACCTTGGACTTGTCGTCCTCGCTCATCGGGATCTTCTGCTGGCTGGTATAGCCATACTTGCCCTTGTGGAGCTGCAGCGGGTTCGGGCGCTTGGGTGCCTTTTGAAGCATGTCGTCGATCATCTTGGCGATCTTGCTCGCGTTAACCGACTGCTGTTCCTCGTCGCCCGGGACGTTGACCACGACATTGACCGTGCTCTTCGGGCTCAGAACCGTGGTGCCGGCAGCGAACTTGATGGTCGAGGCTGCGCTCTCGTCGTCCGGGCCGTCGTCATGGGGTTCGAAATACGGCTGGTCGAACAGGAGCTCGTAGTCGTCGTGATCGCGGATCAGGGCGTCGAACCAGGAATAGGCCCGGGTGACCGGATCTTTGGTCGCGTAGTCCGGAATGACGATGTTCTTATTAGAGGCGTCCCAGGCGTCATAGTTGCTGTGGCGCAGAGTGACCTCGAATTCCAGCACGTTGCCGGCGTCGTCGCCCTCGAGGCTCTCGGCGGTGAGATACAGACGGGCGCTGCGAACCTGGCGCCCGTCGGTGTTGCGCAGCCAGCCCACGAACTTGTTGTGGTAGTAGACGCGCAGGGAGTGCTTCTGGTCGATCACGAGAAGTCACACCCGTTCAGAATGAGAACAGCCCAGGCGATCGCGCCGAGTGCAATCATGAGCCCTCCGCCGCGGGGTCCGTGCCCGCCGCCTCCGAAAGCGACCATCGTCATTGCGCGAGCTCCATTGCCATCGCGACCAGCGCGAGGATGATGAATCCGACGACGATCGGGTTGCTCAGGAAGGTCTTCAGCCAGTCTTCCTTGGGCTCGTCCTCGGCCGGGGTCTCCACCGGATACTGACCCATCAGGTGCAGGGCAGCCACGCCGGCCCGCCGGCGCACGTCTTCCGGATACTCCGGGTTGCCGTTGATCTCCTGCAGGGCGTCGAGATAGTTAGCGCTCATGGTCGTTGCCTTGAAAAAGTTGAAGGAAAAGAAGGGTTTGCGCCGTCCACCAGCCGGCAATCAGAACGACCGAGGCTTCCCAGCTTTGGACGGCGATGGTGGAAGCCTCGGCCGGGGTCTTCATGCGGCTGCCCGCTTGATCATCGAGAGGCCTTCGATGAGGCTCTGAACCTTCATCTTGAGGTCTTCCCGGGCGAGCTCCGGCGACATGCCGTTCACCAGAGCGTCGTTGGTGATCCAGTAATCGACCGTGGAGCGGTCGAACTGGTCGAACTCGTAAGGGGAGGGGCCGGCCATCGGGTTCTCGATCCCGATCACGATGCCGCCGTGCTGCTTGTAGTAGAGACCCTGGTCGCGTCGGACCGAGCCGAAGGAGAACGTGCCCTGATGGTCCTCGACGCGCTTGATCGCCATGAACGGCATGATGTGCTTGCCGAACATGTTCTCGAAGCGGTTGCCGAGCTCGCCCAGGATCTCCCGGACCTGCCAGCGCCGGCCGAGCACCTCGACGTATTCCGTCTTGCCCTCTTGGGTGAGCACCTGGTTCCAGGTCAGCCCGAGGTTGTTGACGGCGAATTCGCGCATCGGCATGCCGTCGTCGACCGGCTGAGTGTTATAGAGTTCGCGCAGAATGGTCTGGACCAGGCTCTTGCCGGCCCTCGGGTTGCCGCACAGGGCGATATAGCGGGGTGGGAGGGTCTTCATCGGGGCTCTTTCGTTAAGTCAGTATTGACTTATCATGTAAGGCAAAGGAAAGCACCCTGTCCAGGGTGCGCTTTAGTGACGGGTGGCCGTCTCGGGCTTGGTCTCGGTGGGCTGATACTTGTCGACCATGAACTTCAGCAGGCGTCGAAGGTGCTGGTTCTCCTTCTCGAGGCGCGCATTCTCCGCCTCGAGCTGCTCATAGGACTTCAGCGAGCGTCCGCGCTCGTCGAAGACAGTAAAGGGATCAACAAGATGCTTCTTCATGATCCCTCTATAGCGTTTTTCAAGCGGATTGCGCAGTATTCTTGAACAAATGCCAGGGGAAATCGTCGTTGGCGGGAAGAATTCCCTCCTTGAATCCTGGCGTCTGCTCAATAATCGACCGGCGCTGGAACGCATGGTCGCGCAAATAGGTGTTCGGACCCGTGGTGTAGTCCGCGATGAAGGCAAAGTTCGGCATGCCCTTCTTGGCGCGAAGCCCGCGGCCGATGCGCTGCCGGGTCGCGACTTCCGCCTTGCCACCGCCGGCGAGCTGCACCAGGCCCACGGCCGGCACGTCCACGCCGACATCGAGGATCGTGGTGCCGATCAGGACGTCGATCTTGCCCTGAGCCAGCTTCGTCAATGCCGTCTTGCGCGCCTTCTGATCGTTCTCGCCGCGAATGAACTCCGCCCTTAAGCCGATCTGACCCATTGCCGCCTTGATCCTGTCGCCGTGCTCCTTGCGCATGATCAGGGTCATCACCGGCAGCCCGTGCACCTGAGCCATCTTGGCGTCGCGCAGGATGTCGTCGAGCATGTAGGGGTTCTCGGTGTAGCCGAGCTGGTAAGCGCGCTGCCAGGGCGACGACTTCCGGAGCTTGTCGTGCGGCTTCGAGGCGACGAACTTGAAGAAGGGCTTGGCGAGAATGCCGCGATCGATCAGGGTCTTCTCGGACACCTTGATCAGGATCGGGCCGAACGCTGCCATCAGACGCATGTTGTCTTCGGCGTCGTCGCGCATGAACGGGGTTGCCGTCAGAGCCACCCGGATCTGGGCGCCCTTGCAGTGACGCAGGATCTCGAAATAGGAGTTGCCGCCCGCCTCGTGCGCTTCCTCGCCGATCACGACCTCGACCATCTCGAGGAACTTAAGGGTCCGGTTGCGGATCCGCAGCTTCTTGTTGAAGCGCTCGGTCGCGAGCTTGTCGGCGTCCTCGTTGGAGAGCTTCTGATACTTCTTGGCCGCGGCCTGGATCACCGCCCGGCGCTCGACGTCGAAGGCCGGCACCTGCAGGTTCGCCACGAGCGTCTGCACCATCGCGCAGTTCACGCCCTTGACCGGATTCCACTCGCCGTCACCGATGATGCCGACGTTGAACTTGCAATCCTTCTCGAACGCATCGGCCATCTGGTAGAGCAGCACGCCGCGGGTGGTGAGAAACAGGGTCATGCGCCGGTAGCGGGCTGTGATCAGCTTGGAGATCTTCGACTTGCCGCCGCCTGTCGCGACCTGAATGATGCCGCGGCCGTGCTTCTCGACCTGGCGCACCGCCTTGGGCTGGAAATCATAGCGCGGATCGTCGTTGCCGAACTCGTCGACCTTGGGATCGACCGGGCCGCGGGGTTCGGGCAGGGCTTTTCGCACCAGGCGGACCTGGTGCCCGAGCCGGGTGAGCTCGGAATAGACCATGTGGGTGAAGCCGGCCGGAAAGGTGCAATCCTTCATCGAGAAGAATGACGAGCGCCCGTCCCAGCCGGAGCTCTTGAAAGTGGTCGAGTGCTCGGCGCCCTCCACCATGAAGGAGAGGAGATGCGACACATGAGCCTTGACCGCCTTCGAAGCGCCGACGAGTTGGGCGTTCACATTCGCCTGCTTGAGGATAAGAGATTCAGTCATTACTGATTGCCACTTGCCTTCTGATGGATCTATGATAAGTCATTACTGACTTAGCATAGGAACCCCTGGTGCCCCAACACCTTTCTGTCGATATCGATCTGCTGCGCCCGAATCCGTGGAACACGAACATCGTGACCCCGGAGAACGAGGACAAGATCGCCAACTCGCTCGACGAGCTGCCCTTCTTCAAGCCGATCGTGGTTCGGGAGACCGGGGAGACCGATACGCCCTACGAGATCCTCGGCGGCGAGCACCGCTGGGACCAGGCCAAGAACAAGGGCTGGACTAAGATCGACGTCTGGAACATCGGCACCGTGTCCGATGACATCGCCAAGAAGATCATGCTCGCCGACAATGCCCGTTACGGCGCCGATGACACGATCGAATTGGCAAAGCTCCTCGAAGAACTGGGCGGGGATGAAGTTCAAGCGATCCTTCCTTATTCTGATGCTGATATTCGTTCGATCTTCTCAAGTGTAGATATAGCACTTGATGACTTGGATATTGACGAAAACTATACGAAGACCGACGAAAAGCCTGAGCCACCCCAGGCAACAGCGCCGAAGACGCATACGATCCAGCGCTATAAGGTCGGTCTCACCGATGCCGAGAGCATCACCGCTCTGATCGCCAAGACCCAGAAGAAGCACGGCTTCACCTCTGGCGACGAGCTCACCAATGCCGGCGATGCCCTGGTCTTCCTGCTGCTGGGCGGCAAGACCGAGGACGAGGAGACCGAGTGATGCGGTTTCCGGGCAATTGCTTTCTCGTGGCTCTGCTCTGCGGCGGGTCGAATGTGCGCCTGATGCGCAACCGCCGCGGCCGGGTTCACTTCTACTGGGTCCGGTCCGACGGCCAGGCCTACGAATTCTACAAGAAGGGCGCCTCGCAGCGGGGATACCTGCGCAACGCCCTCTATGTCGGCGAGATTCGCCCGGCTCCCGCGCTGAACGAAGACCCCTTCCCGGGAGCTTCCTATGCCGCATGAGCCCCGCCATGACGATTGCCGGCGCTGCGTCTTCTGGAATGCCCGCCGTCTCAATGTGAACTGCCTGCGCTGCGGCGCCGGCGAGTTCTTCGAGGAGAAGGTGGAAGAAAAGGCCCTCCCGGACGCCGACGAGCTCCAGGAAATTGTTGCAGGAATGACCGACGATGAGTGAGCACAAGCCCGTAATCGAGTTCTGGGATCTCGACCGCCTGGTTCCCTATCCGAACAACCCCAAGAAGCACCCGCCGGCCGAGGTCGAGAAGCTCTCGAAGAGCCTTGCCAAGTTCCGGATCTCGAACCCGATCCAGGTCTGGACCGACGGCGTGATCATCGCCGGCCACGGCCGGCGCCTGGCCTCGATCCTGCTGCGCGACAATGGCGACGAGCGCTTCAAGAAGGTGCCGGTCATCGTCCGTTCGGATCTGACCGAAGCCGAAGCCAACGCCCTGCGCCTGTCCGATAACGAGGTCGCCGGCAAGGAATACGATACGGAAGTGCTGCAGGCCGAGCTCGCCGCGCTCTACGAGACCGGCTTCGACATGGACAGTCTGGGCTTTGACGCCAAGACGCTCGATTTCATGGCAGCAGACCTCGGCGAGTTCAACGTCGAGGACGACGTGTTCGTGGACGATATCGGCGAGGCTGTCGAGGAGCAGAAGACCGAGAACACCCAGAAGGCCAAGGACGTCGACGGCTCTCTGGCCCCGGTCGGGGACGCCCTCGGCTTCAAGCGCGTGACGGTCGCCCAGTCCCGTGAAATTCGAAACTTCATGAGCCGCATCGAGACCAAGGGCGGGCTGCAGGGCCCGGAAGCTCTCATCGCCGCGCTTTCCGAAGTTGCTGATCGCCTCGATTAATAAGTCAGGATTGACTGAACATGTCGGACCAGGATACACCAGAGACCAAGGTCATCCGCCTCGACCGGCGCCCCTACCAGGCGCCGTCACCGGTGGAGCTCAAGGAAAGCGAACCGCTCAAGGCCGGCGATATCGACGTCGTCGCCATCGGGGCGGTCGAAAACCTGCTCGAGAAGCTCCGCAAGGGCGAGCTCGTCGGGCTCGTGGCGATGGCCTTCGATCCGGAGAACTGGGTTCCGGTCATGTATCACACGCCCGCCCCGGGCGAGCAGAACCGAGCCGGCTATTACCGTATGGCTGGCTCCTCCTGCACGCTGCGCGACGAGCTCCTGATGATGGCCGAGTGCGACGGGGATCCGCTTCAATACGACGACGAGATTGACGACGACGGACAGCCCGCATGACCACCTACACCATCACCCGCAAGTTTACGTCGAGCGTCGAGCGCACGCCGCGGGTGCTCGAGGTCGCCGAGGGCTTCGGGCTGGGTCTGTCCCAGAAGGAATTCGTCATCTACGACAACCTCGCCCTCGAGGTGAATGCCGGCGACGTGGTCTACATCACCGGTCAGTCCGGCTCCGGCAAGTCTCTGCTGCTCAAGGATCTGCACGCGCAGATGCGGGCCGAGGGTCTGTCGGTTGCGGATCTAAACGAGATCACCCTCGAGGACCGGCCCGTGATCGAGCTCGTGGGCAAGACCATCACCGAGGGCATGCACCTGCTTGCTCTCGCCGGCATCTCGGATGCCTGGATCTACATTCGCAAGCCCTCGGAGCTCTCCGACGGCCAACGTTACCGGCTGAAGCTGGCGAAGGTGCTCGAGAGCGGCGCCGACGTCTGGATCGCCGACGAGTTTGGGGCGGTGCTTGATCGCACCACCGCGAAGGTCATCGCCTTCAATCTTCAGAAGGTTGCCCGCAACCAAGGCAAGACGCTCATGGTGGCAACCACCCACACCGACCTGAAGGCCGACCTTGCACCGTCCCTCACCATCACCAAGCGCTTCCGTGAGCGCGTCGAAGTGGAGCAAGCCCAGTGAACATCCTTCTCATCCGCCGCACCGGCGATCATAACATCGTGCACCTGCGAACCGGCCGCGTCGTCGAGACCTCGCTCGACAGCCTGAAGGACGATTTCGTGGCCTCGACCCTGCGCGGCGAGAGCTTCGGCGTCGTGATCTTCGACGGCTGCTCCTGGGCCGACATTCACGGCGAGACCTATCACCTCCTCAGCGCCATCGTGCCGACCTCGGCCGGCGCCGTCGTGGTGCGCTCGCCGTCCCGCGTGGGTGGCGTTCTGTGAGCTGGCTGCGGATCTCGATCGGCTTTGTCGTCGGGCTCGTTCTCCTGGGCTTCTTCACGCCTCACGCGCGTGGGCAAGCATCAGTCAGAACTGACTTAGCTCCGTATGCCTTTGCGCCGTTCTGTGACCGCAATCCGACCGAGTGCCAGGTCTCCGGCCCCGCGGTCGAGACCATCGAGCTCACCGGCAAGCGCCTGCGCGAGCTGATCCAGGTCAACCGGAGCGTCAACAAGGCCGTTCTCGGCGTGCGCGATCTCGACCGCTTTAACCAGGTCGACGTGTGGGACTTCCCGCGCGACGGCATGGGCGACTGTGAAGACTATGTCATCCTCAAGCGGCACCAGCTTCGGGAGCTGGGTTGGCCCTCGAGTGTCCTGTTGATCACAGTCGTTTTGGACCCGAACGGGGAGGGCCATGCGGTCCTCGCCGTCCGCACCAGCCGCGGCACCCTCATCCTCGACAACCAGGACGGGCGCCTGCTCGCTCCGCGTGAAACCCGCCACTTTTTCGTCAAGCACCAGAGCCCGGGCAATCCGCGGGCCTGGATTTGGAGCATTCTGTGACCCCAACGCCCTGCATCATCATGGACATCGACGGCACGCTCGCGAATGCCGATCACCGTCTGCATCTGCTGCCGAAGAACTCCTCGCACGAGACGGGCAAGCCCGTGGACGAGGCGTGGCAGGCCTTCTTTGACGCCTGTGACGGCGACAAGGTCTATCCGGAGATCCGGGCCCTGAACAATGCCATGGCCGCGGCCGGCTATCACGTCTGGGTTCTCACGGGCCGGCGCCGTTCGGCCGAAGCGGTCACGATCGAGTGGCTCGTGCGGCATCAGATCGTCTGGACCGCGCTGATGATGCGCCCGGAAGACGATTATCGTCCGGATACCGAGGTGAAGAAGGACATGCTCGCTGCGCTCCGCGCCGGCGGCTACGAGCCTCTCTTCGCCGTCGAGGATCGGGCCGGCGTGACGAAGATGTGGCGCGAGGAAGGAATTCGCTGCCTGCAGGTCTGCGAAGGAAACTACTGATGTCCGATCTCGCCGTGTTCGTCCTGCGCAACACCCTCTCGGGCAACTTCATGACCAAGGATCCGCTCACGGAGGGCGAGTTCGGTCAGGCTGCCATCTTCCCGTCGGGCGAGGACGCCGAGACGGCGATCGGGCACCTGGTCGACCTGTGGCAATACGAGTGGGCCTGGTCGCAGCAATACATCGGCCGCTCGCAGCCCAAGCCCATTCTGCTCGAGGCGATCGGCCTTCTCATCCCGGGTGAGCTGGTGCCGCCGCTGCAGGTGCGCGATCTGACCGACGAGGAAATCGCCGCGCTCGAGGTGCCGGACGTCAAGGAGCATATCGAAAGCCTCGAGGAGACGTCCGATGGGGCTTGATCTGCTGACCGGCCTGGGCCGCACGGTCCAGCACGAGCTTAATACGACCCTCATGGGCAAGCGCTTAGGGGGCGGGGTGTATCGCGAGGTCTACGAGGTCATGAGCCCGCAGTCCGGTCTGGTCGTGAAGATCGAGCACTCCGACACCAAGGAATTCTGCAACGTCGCCGAGTGGCATATCTGGAATGAGGTCAAGGGCACCGCCTGGGAGCCCTGGTTTGCGCCCTGCGTGTCGATCTCACATTCCGGGTCCGTGCTGATCATGAAGCGCACACGGCCGCTCAAGAAGATGCCGGCGGAGCTGCCGGAGATCTTCGCCGACACGCATATCGACAACTGGGGCACCTACAAGGGCCGCGTGGTCTGCCACGACTACGGGTTTCACGCGATCATGGAGCGCGGTCTCAAGGGTAAGGTGAAGATGGGAAGGGCATCGCAGCTATGAGCACAGGGACGCTCACTGAGCGCGATTTCTCTTTCCCAGCGATCATCACGCACGTCGAGCGCGAAAACGCCCCGGCAGCACGTTTCTCGCTGCTTGAGCGCATGATCGTCGAGCGGGGTGATGCGTCTGACTGGAATCTGCTGCACGATCTGCACTACAAGGCGGAAAACCTGCCGATCGGGCCTCGTTTCTGGAAGCTGACGCTGGACGGCGAGACCATCGGCGTGCTGGTGACGGCCAATCCCAAGGGTCTCCTGAAGGAGCGCCATCTCGCGTTCCCGAACATCAAGCCCGGGTCCGACAACAAGCACATCAACACCCAGCGCTACGTCTGGATCAACCAGAATATCCGGGTGATCTCGCGCTTCGTCGTGGACACCATGTATCGCGGCATCGGCGCCGGCTACCGCACCATGAACCTGGTCTCGCGCATGGAGGGCAACACCTTCATGGAGATCCAGAGCTCCATGTCGAAGTTCAATATCTTCGGCCAGAAGGCCGGGTTCCGCTTCGTCCGGCCGATGAACTCGAACAAGTTCGACCAGGGCCTCAAGTTCTTCCGCAGCCACTTCGAGGCGAGCCCGCAGGATTACGAGGCAATCATCAGTGAGCTCGAGGCGCACGACCCCGCGTCCCGTGAAAAGCTGCTCCAGGCCTGCAAGGACTTCTATTATCGCCACTCGGCGCTCGAGAAGACCGGCGGCAACCGCGACCGCGGCCAGGGCCGGGTCGACGACATGGACGCCCGCAAGGTGATCAAGAGCCTGCAGCAGGTGATCCTGGCCTCGCCGATGTATGGCGTCTGGAAGAACCCCGAGCCCAAGAAGATCTTCCCGGATCGTCTGCCGCTCGAGGCGTTCGACTGGCAGGGCCCGCGCGATCCGTTCAACTGGGAGGCGTGGAATGCCTGGCGCACGGCAAAGACGTTTGCGGAGGAGGCCTCTTTCCAGAGGTGCGCCTGCTGATGCCCGGACAAGGTGAATTCGCCCAGAACGACAAGCAAACGGAGATCATGAAGCTGGTGATGGACACCGCCCGGGATACCGGAGACTTCATCGAGCTTCACGAACTAAAGGGGAAGTTGAGCTACGGCCCGGATGTGTCCAAGCAGGCTATTCTGTGCTCGCTCAAGTTCCTCGAGAAGCATGGATTGATTGCCCGGGAGCATCGCAAGCGCAAGCTCTACATCAAGCCAACCCTGGAAGCTTTTAAGGTTTTCGTGTCCTGACACCCGGGGATTTCCCAACGCCTTCGCGCTACTATATAATTACTTACTACTTAGTAGTTATATATGTAAGCAGACGGCTCTGGGAATTCCCATGTCCGGAATGATAAGTAAGGACTGACTTAATGTCTGAGGACACCCCGGAACAGACAGGGGAAGACGAGAACGGCTCCGGCAAGCGCCTCACCGATGCGCAGTGGAAGGAGATCCGTGACAAGTTCGAACTCGGTCAGGCCCGGGGCGGCAAGCTCGCCCAGGAATACGGCGTCTCGGCTATGGCGATCTCGAAGCACTTCCGCAAGCACGGGGTCGTGTTCGGGTCGCGTGCGCATGAATTGAACGCCCCGAAGGCGTCCGCACCGGTCGCCACTCAGACCTTCGCCGAAAAGCGCGACAAGCGCATCGAGGATACCAAGGAGCAGGCCTACCAGGGCGCGCAAGCCCTGCATCTCGCCATGATGAAGATCATGAAGGAGTCGATGACGCCCGGCGGGTCGTCCTTCTCCACGCATCAGAACAGCGTCAAGACCCTGCGCGGCCTGGCTGCGATCCTCAAGGACACCACCGAGATCCGCTACAAGGTGCTCGACGCCGATAGCCACGTCGATGAAAACGACATGCCGATCCTGCCGATCGAGGTCCTCACCGACGAGGAGATCGAGGATATGCGCAACGCCGATCTCGAGGACGACGGTTCCGAGATGGAAGCGCCGGACATGTCCAGCATTCTCGAGAGCGACGGTGACGAAGTGGTGGAGGAAGGCTAGTGGCCTACGCCAATCCGCTTCGTCTGCACAAGGGCCAGCAGCAGGTCTACCGCGATCGGCGCCGCTTCAAGGTGGTTGTCGCCGGCCGACGCTGGGGCAAGACGCAGCTCTCCAAGATCCTGATCACCGAAGCTGCCTCGAAGCCGAAGCAGTTGGTCTGGTATGTGGCGCCCACCTACGGAATGGCGCGCCAGATCCTTTGGGATGAGCTGAAGGACGCGATCCCGCGCAAGTGGATCAAGAAGATCAACGAAACCCAGATGACGATCCGGCTGCAGAACGGCTCCCGGATCATGCTGAAGGGCGCCGACAAGCCCGATACGCTCCGCGGCGTCGGTCTGCACATGGTCGTGATCGACGAGGCGCAGGATATCGATCCGGATACCTGGTATAAGGTCCTCTACCCGACGCTGGCTTCGACCCGCGGCCGGGCGATCATCATCGGCACGCCCAAGGCCTATAACTGGCTCTACGACGTCTACATGCTGGGCCAGCGCGGCGACACCTTCCTCGACAAGAAGGGCAAGCGGCGCGTCAATGCCTATAAGTCGTGGCAGTTCCCGACGATCACCTCGCCGTTTATTCCGCGGTCCGAGATCGCGGCCGCGCGGCAGAACATGGACGAGAAGAGCTTCAAGCAGGAGTTCGAGGCGTCCTTCGAGACCATGTCCGGCCGCGTCTACTACGCCTTCGACCGCAAGGTGCATGTGGGCGAGTATCCGTTCAATCCGCGGCTGCCGATCTGGATTGGTCAGGACTTCAACATCGATCCGATGAGCTCGGTGATCATGCAGCCGCAGCCCAACGGCGAGGTGTGGGTGGTCGACGAGGTGATCCTGCGCGGCTCGAACACCGAAGAGACCGCCGACGAGCTCGGACGGCGCTATCACCGGCATTTCAACTCCATCGTGTTCTATCCGGACCCGGCCGGCCAGCAGCGTGGTCACGCCCGCGGCGAGTCTGACCTCGACATCCTGCGCGAGGCGGGCTTCAAGAAGCTGAAGTATCGCCGCAAGCACCCGAAGATCGCCGACCGCGTCAATGCCGTGAACCGCATGTTCCGCAACGGCGAGGGCGTGGTGAAGATGCGCGTCAACGAGACCTGCCGGGAGACCATCGCGGCCCTCGAGCAGACCATCTACAAGCCAGGCACCCGCGAGGTGGACAAGAGCCAGGGCCTCGAGCACCCGGCCGACGCCATGGGTTATTGCATCGACCTCGAGTTCCCGGTCCGGCAGGTCCACATCCTCGGTGTTTCCCTTTGACCTTGAACATAAGTCAGCACTGACTTATTATAGAGTTTCGATTCACGGGTTTCATCATGGCGGACAGCTACCAAAAGACATTGCAGGAGTTCCTCAAGCGTCGCCATCCGCGCTATGAGGAGCTGCTGCCGCATTGGAACTTCCTCGAGGCGACCTACAAGGGCGGCCGCGAATGGTTCAAGTCCAATATCTTCCGCTACGTGAAGGAAGGCGAGAAGGAATTCAAGGAGCGTCTGACCCGCGCCTACCGCTTCAATCACACCAAGGAAGCGGTCGATCTCGTCAACAAGTATATCTTCAAGTCGCCCTGCACCCGCAACGAGGCTGACGCGCCCCAGGAGATCAAGGACTTCTGGGCGAGCGCGACGCTGAAGGGTCACGACATCAACCAGTTCATGAACATGGCGTCGACCAAGTCCTCGACGCTGGGCATGCCCTGGATCTTCACCGACACCACCAAGACCGAAGAGATCCTGTCGGTTGCCGATCAGAAGAAGGCCCAGGCCCGGGTTTATGCTTACGTGGTGCGCCCGCAGGACGTGCTCGATATCGGCGTCGATGACCGGGGCTCGTATTCCTGGGTGCTGGTGCGCGAAACCTACCGCGACGACAGCGACCCGATCTTCTCGTCTGGTGAGGTGCGCGAGCGCTTCCGGCTGTGGGAGCGCCAGTCCTGGACCCTGTTCGAGGTCGAGGAGAAGCAATACGGCTGGGGCAAGACCACCGAGGTTAAGATCGTCGGCTCCGGCTGGCATGGTCTCGGCCGCGTGCCGGGCTTCCCGCTGCCGCACGTGATTGGCGACGATCCCTATGCGACGCCGGCGCTCATCAACGACATCGCCTATCTCGACAAGGCCGTGGCGAACTATCTCTCCAACGTCGATGCGATCATCCAGGACCAGACCTTCTCGCAGCTCGCGATGCCCGCTCAGAGCATCCTGCCGGGCGACGACAAGTATAACGCCCTGGTCGAAGCCGGCACCAAGCGGATCTTCGTCTACGACGGCGAAGGCTCCGCCAAGCCCGAATACATTTCGCCCGACCCGAAGCAGGCCGGCGTGATCATGCAGATCATCAACAAGCTGATCGGTGAGATCTATCACACGATCGGCATGGCTGGCGAACGCACGAAGGAAGACAATGCTGTTGGTATTGATAATAGCAGCGGTGTGGCGAAGGCGTATGACTTCGAACGGGTCAACTCGCTCCTGACGGCCAAGGCCGGCTCGCTGGAGAATGCCGAGAACGAGCTCTGCGAGCTGGTGATGCTCTGGCACTCCAAGGCGGCGCCCAAGAAGGAGCTGGTGAAGTATCCGGACACCTTCGACGTGCGCAACCTGTTCGACGAATTCACCATCGCTGAAAAGCTCGGTCTGATCGAGGCTCCGGCCTCTGTGCGCCGCGAGCAGATGAACCAGGTCATCGACAAGCTGTTCCCGCGGCTTGCCGAAGACCTGCGCAAGACGATGAACGCGGAGCTCAAGAACTGGCCGGTTGATCCGGTCGAGCGCGCCGACGAGCTCGCAGCCGTCGCCGCCAAGCACGCACCCACGAGTTTCGGCTCAGGCTCCACCGCCCGGACGCCCGCCCGCAAGAATGCGAGCACGCAAAAGCGCCAGGGTCAGGTGACGTCGGAGACGAAGTAACGAGCCATCCTGGCTCACCACAGGGCGCCAAGTGATCGGCGCCCCTTTCAACCCCGTAGGCCGAGAGAATGGCCGAAGGAGACAAGACGATGACTATCTATTCGCAGAAGCTCGCCGCATCCCACGGCATTGCTGTTCGCCACAATATCTTCGCCAGCCCGGTTGGACCGCGCATCCTTCATGAGGCTCCGAACGATCAGGGCAACGACGGCGGTGACGATGAAGCGGCCAAGAAGGCTGCCGCCGATAAGGCCGCGGCTGACAAGGCTGAAGCCGATCGCCTGGCTGCCGAGAAGGAAAAGTCCGGCATGTCCGATGCCGATGCCAAGCTCCTCAAGGAGAACATGGAGAAGAAGGAAGCTCTCCGGAAGGCTCAGGACGAGCTGAAGAAGTTCGACGGCATCGACCCCGAGGAATACAAGACCCTGAAGGCTGCGGCCGAAAAGGCTGCCGAGGAAGCCCGCGCGGCTGAGAAGGCCAAGGCGGAAGCCGAGGGCAACACCAAGCGTCTCCTCGAGATGATGAAGGAAGAGCATCAGAAGGAGATCGAGGCGGTTCGTAACGAGAGCGTCACGACCAAGACGGCGCTCGACCTGGCGCTTGCCCAGATCCAGGATCTCACCGTCGGCTCGGCCTTCTCCCAGTCCAAGTTCGTCGCCGATGAACTCGTGGTGCCGCCGTCGGCTGCCCGCAAGCTGTTCGGGGATCACTTCGAGACCGAGAACGGCGTGCCTGTGGCCTACGACAAGCCGAAGGGCGCTTCCGAGCGCACGAAGCTGATCGACGGCTCCGGCAATCCGATGAACTTCGATGCGGCGATCAAGAAGCTGGTCGAGGCCAATCCGGATCACGAGCGTCTGATCAAGTCCACGATGAAGAACGGCGCCCAGTCCAAGACCACGGACCTGCCGAATACGGACAAGAAGCCGGCCCTGTTCGGCGCCGCGCGCATCGCCGCGAGCCTGGCGAACAAGTCGTAACCGACCGTTTTCGCACAATTTGGCAAAAAAGAAAGAGTAAGTCAGCGATGACTTACTCTTTTCCTCTTGTAAGGGACGCAATGCTATATCTATAATAGGCATATTAAGTCAGAACTGACTTATCAGGGCTGACCTGAATTCATCTCGGCGATCGATCCCGAAGGAGTGAACAATGCCGTTGCTGGTAGAAGAAGCCGCGAAGCTGTCCGAAGGACAGATGGAGCGCGGTGTTATCGAGGAGATCATCGATCGCGATGAACTCTTCGCCCTGGTCCCGTTCCTTGGTGTGAACGGCAAGGCCTACATGTATAACCGCGAGAAGACGATCTCCGAGGGCGCGTTCCTCGATCCTTACGAGGTTGTGCCGGAAGGCGCCGCGACCTTCGAGGAAGTCGTCGCAAAGCTGCGCATCATGGCTGGTGACGTGGACCTCGATAAGTTCCTGCTCGCCACGCAGTCCGATGCCAACCCGCAGCTTGCTATCCAGCTTGCTTCGAAGGCAAAGGCGCTCGGCCGCAAGTTCCGTCGCACGCTCGTCCAGGGCGATTCCGGCGTGAACGCGAAGGAGTTCGACGGTATCCGCAAGCACGTTCCGGCTGCTCAGGTCCTCGTGGCCGGTGCAAACGGCGCTGCTGTCACGGCCAACATGCTCGATGAGCTGAAGGACGCTGTGAAGAACGGCACCGACGTTCTCATGATGCGCTCCGGCACCTGGCGCGCCATTCGCGCTCTCCTGCGCGCAATGGGCGGCAACGATGCTCAGACCATCATGGTCCCGAACTTCGCTCACCCGATCAAGGCCTATGATGGCACCCCGGTCATCATCAACGACTTCATCCCCGCTGACGAAGTCCAGGGCTCGGGCACGGCCACGACCTCGATCTACGCTCTGCGTCTGAACGAGACCGACGGCTTCCATGCGATCTACGGCGGCGGCAACGCCGGCATCGTGGTCGAGGACATCGGCACGATCCAGAACAAGGACGCTGTCCGCTGGCGCGTGAAGTGGTATGTGGGCACGGCTCTCAAGGCTACCCACTCCGTTGCACGCCTCAAGGGCATCACCAACGTTTAATCTGGTCTATAAGTCAGAACTGACTTATCATTACGGGGCGCCTTCGGGTGCCCCGTTTCTGTATTAGGAGGATATCCGATGCCCGTTCTGCGGCTTAAGCAGCCTGGCTGGGAGACGTTCACCGGCTCCCTGCATACTATCGAATTCGTCAACGGCGTCTCGACCACGAACGTTGATGCGATCCGCGCCGGCCAGCTCGCCATGAGCTTCAAGGTCGAGGACAATGCCTTTCCGGGTGTGGCCTATGGCCCGGCCGAGAACGTGACCTCGATCGGTCAGATCCCCACCGGCTCCAAGGGCTCGGTTCCGTCCACCGCGACCATTGTCGAGGTTCCGGAGTTTGCCGACCAGACCGATGCCGAGAGCGGCGTCAATGACGACGAGATCATGACCCCGCTGCGCACGCGCCAGGCGCTCGCCGCCCAGGTGTCGCAGATTGCCGTCACGCTCGGTGGAATTCCGGCCGGACGTTCGATCGGCGCCACCTTGAGCGCCGTGCAGCATCCCGGTCTGTTCAATCTCAAGTCGTCCGGCCCGGGCGCCAACCTGAAGACCTGGCGTAAGGCGCTCGCTCGCGTGCGTGCCGGAGCCGGCCAGGCCAAGATCCTGTGCGTCGGCGATTCCACCACCTTCGGCATGGGTGCCGGCACCGGGGCTCAGGGCACGATCGGCGCCCGCACGAAGAGCTGGCCGGTGAAGCTCGCCGAGATCCTGAATGCCGCGGGTATCCCGGCTCATGCCGGTTCGATCTGCGGCAACGGCGCGCTCACCGATGCTGACTTCGTCGCCTACGACCCGCGCCTGACGCTCGGCGCCGGCTGGGCTCAGTCCACCGTGACGTCGCTTGCCACCCGCACCTGGCTCAACACCACGTCGGTCAACCCGCTCAACTTCACCCCGGCCCGGGCCTTCGACACGATCGAGGTCTATTACCTGCAGAACGCCGGCTACGGCACGTTCACGGTAGGTGTCGACGGCGGCGCGGCAGCGGCGACGATCAATGCGGCTGGCGCTCAGGCGCTCATGAAGGCAACGGTCACCGTTCCCAAGGGCACGCATACGATCAACATCGCCCGCAACGGCACCGGCGCTGGCGTGCATATCGCTCATATCAACACCTTCGACTCGACCGCGCCCGCGGTGAGCGTGATCAATGCCGGCTGGTCCGGCGCGGCCACGAGCTCCTGGGATTCGGTTACGTCGCCCTGGTCGCCGGGCAACGCCATCGGCGTCATCGCTCCGGATCTCACGATCCTCAACTTGGGCATCAACAACTGGCGCGCAGCCCCGCCGGTCGATGTGCCGACCTTCAAGACCCAGCTTGCCAACACCCTTCTGCGGGCCAAGGCAACCGGCGACGTGATCCTGCTCGGCCCTCCGCCCAGCGAGATCGGCGCAGCTCTCCCGGAGAACCAGGCAGCCTATCTCCTGGCGATCTACGAGATTGCGCTCGCCAACAACGTGCCGGTGATCGATATCACCCAGCGCTTCGGCTCCCACGAGGACGCAAACGCGCTCGGGTTCTATTTCGATCAGCTTCACCCGAACGGTCTCGGCTATGCCGATATCGCTCACCTGATCAGTTTGGGCCTGATTGTGTAACCTTGAACGTAAGTCAATTCTGACTTACTATGGAAAGGCGGGTTCAGGCCCGCCTTTTCCGTTTCAACCCTGCAGGATCCCATGAAGCACCTCAAGATCGTAGCCGCCGGATGGGCGGGCTATACCGGCCAGATCGGGCTGGTCGAATTCGTGGACGGTGTGTCCACCGACCCCGTGCCGCAGCGCCTCGCCGACCAGGTCTCGGCCAATATCGAATGCGTCGAACTCGAAGACGACGGCAGCGAGACCCAGGCCAATCCGGCTGCCCGCCTCATTGGTGGCGCGACGATTTCGGCCGTGGCCCTCGTCGAACTCGAACGCGCCTCGGACGAAGAGCTCGCCGCTGAAGCCAAGCGTGAAGCCGAGAAGGCCAAGCGTCCGCCGGTCGAGCGTCTCTACACCCAGAAGGAACTCGAGGCGATCGCCGACAAGGACGGCATCAAGGCGCTGCGTCCGATCGGCAAGAGCTGGAACGTCAAGGGCCGCTCAATCCCCGAGCTGATCCGCGACATCCTGGCCGCGCAGGGCGAGTTCAGCAAGACGGTTGCGGCCGCGGAAGCTGCCGAGGCTGCCCAGAAGGAAGCCGACGCCGAGAAGGCGCGCAAGGCTGCCGAAGACCACGAGGCTGAGGTCTCGGCCAACGGTCGCGACCTCTCCGCCGAAGACGAATCCGAGGAAGAGCCGGCTCCAGCAGCCGCGGACAATGCCGGCGACGACGCTTCGGAAGACGAGGTCGGTTTCGAGGATGATGCCGACAGCGCAGCCGACGAGGCTTCCACGGAGAAGCCGCAGGCCGACGAGAGCAAGGGCAATCCTGAGTTCTCCGGCGAAGGCGACACCATCAAGAGCACCGAGGCATAAATGAAGACCTACCCCGTCGGCGTTGCCGTCACTGTCACGATCCCCCTGGTCGATTTCAATGGCGACCCCGTCACGCCGACGGGGCTTTCCTACGTTGTCTATAACGAGAACGACGAAGAGGTGGTTGAAGAGACCGCCCTCGACGTTACTGAGGGCATGACCGATGCCGAGATCACCGTCCCGGGCGATCTCAATACGGTTGTCGAAGGCGCCCCGGCCGGCATCCGGACCGTGGTGCTTCAGATCGACGTCGAGGGCGGCTCGTTCCGCATCGATCTGCTCTACAAGCTCCGGGCGAACGTTCCCCTGGTGCTGCTCAAGAATTCGTTCCAGACCTATGCCGGCGCGCAACTGCTCGCATCCGAGATGACGCGCATGTTCGGCTGGGACGGCGCCGACGACGCCACGCGCCAGGCAGCTCTGGTCGAGGCGTATGAGCGCCTGACCCGTGTCGGCTACCGCGTGCGCCGGCCGCAGGATATCGATTTTCAGAACACCGTCGGTGAGCTCAACGACCTCGAGGATATCATCGAGCCGCGCTCCTGGCCCGTGTTGCAGCTCACCCGCTGGCAAAACCTGCCGGATCATTTCAAGCGCGCCCTGAAGCGGGCCCAGGTGCTCGAGGCGAACGAGATCCTGCGCGGCGACAAGATCGGCGAGAAGCGCCGCTCCGGGCTCATGTCCGAGAGCATCGGCGAATCCTCGATGATGTTCCGCCCGGGCAAGCCCCTGCAGCTCGGCATCTCCGCTCCCGCCCTCGAGGCGCTCACCGGCTACATCAACATCCGTATGACCCTGACCCGCTCATGAAGATCACGCATCGCATCACCGCTGAGGCCGACGCCGCGGCGGTTCGCTACGGCAATCTCGTCGAGGGCTGGCGCTCGCTCTATCAGCGCGCCCTCGACCAGGCCGATTTTGGCTCTCCGCGCATGTTCACGAAGGTCACGAACGAAGCCCTCGAGATGGGGATCCGCTTCATGGCCGCTGAGGACGCCTATATGGAGAGCGCCCTCGACGACATCGCAGCAGAAGCTCACACAGCGACAGCAAACGAAATCGCTGCCCCAGTTGCAGACGAGTTCACGGAAGCTGTCAGCGATCATCTCTATGAAGCTGAGAGCTATCTCCGGGGCGAGCTTTCGACTGTCATCGAGCGCGACATTCGTTTCTTGAAGGATTCGTTGCGGCGCGCGGTGCTGCAGGTGAAGCTCTCGGCCCGGGCCCAGCGTATCACCGAGCGCACCGCCCTGATGCAGTATCGCATCGGCAACGCTCAGGAGCTTCACTTCTACTTCCACGACCGCGGCAATCAGAAGTGGCCCACCCGCAAGTTCGTCCGCTCGGTGTGGCGCCACTCGCTCTTGTCCACCTACAACGAGGTTGTGCTGCTGACCCTGTCCGATCACGGGCTCGAGCACGCGGAAGTGGTGCACGACAATCCGAAGTCGGACGTGCACGGGCTCAAGATCGCCATGTCGGCGAACGGGACCCTGCCGACCTACGCCGAGATCCGCGCCGAGATCTTTCACCCCAACGCCGACGCTATCTTGAGAAAGGCTGCCTGATGTTTCTGCCCAACACCTATGGCATCCTGTTTGCCAAGACCGGCCGTAATCGTCACGGCGAGGCTGTCTTTGCCGAGGGCAAGCCCGTCGAGTGCGGCGTGGTGCGTCTCTCGCGCGTGCAGCAGCCCACATCGGTCCGGGCCGACAGCTCCGCATCCCGCGGCAACGCCCAGGAGTTCGCCATGTCGGCCGCGAAGATCCTGTTCCCGGCAACCGTTACGATCGCCATTGGCGACCGCTTCAAGATCGCATCCTATGACCTGGTCGTGACGGCGCGCGAGCCGCGCCTGAGCATTTCGGGTGATCTCGACCATTTCGAATGCGACTTCGGCATCTATGAGGAGGACGAGTGATGGACGTGAAGATGGGCGTCACCGGCATCGAGGAGGTCTATGCGGCCCTGCGCAACGAGGCTGAGCGTGTCTCAAGCACTGCGCGCAAGACCATGCACCGCGGCGCCGATCAGATCGTCAAGGAAGCCCGGCTCAACGCGCCGCGCGACACCGGCGACCTCGAGGAGGCGATCCACAAGGACGTCTCCTACGGCGAGCGCAACCGGCTTCAGATCGATATCGTCATGGACGAGGTCGATTACGGCACCGAGATGCACGAGCACTATCCGGAAGACCGGCCTGGTCCCGGCACGCTCGCCAAGCGGGCTGCCAATCCCGGACGTCACGTGGGCGGCAAGTTCATCACCCGGGCGGTCGAGTTCGTCGCCCCGAAGCTCATCAAGGACATGATCGGCGCCATCGTTCGAAAGATCACCCTATGAACCTGAATCATATCGCCGACGCGATCGACGCCCTCGATCTCGGCGTCACCACCTATATCGACGCCATGCCGGCCGACGAGTCGACCGCAATCCTGGTGCGTGCGCCGCTGCAGGGCATTCCGGTCGATCACAATCTGCCAGGTTACTATAAGACCTCGATCCAGGTGATCGTGCGAGCCCAGAAGCACGACCGGGGCGACGCGCTCGCCAAGGCCGTCACCGATGCGCTCACCACACACCAGCGCAAGGTCTACCCGGCCGATCCCGCCCGCTATCTGCCGACGATCACGCTCAATCACATGCTGCCCGAAACCCTGCCGATCAAGTATCCGCGCTCGGACGGCAATGGCATTGAGTGGAGCATCAATTTCACGGTTGCTTATGTGATGGAATGATAAGTCAGTTTTGACTTAACTTTGCAAGGCAGTTACAATGTCCTCAAGTCAGTTTTGACTAACCTTTGCAAAGGATGAAAAGCCATGGCTTCTGATACCAAGAACGTCAAGCTGGGCGTCTGCAAGATCTTTTTCGACACCAAGGACCTGGGTTACACCAAGGGCGGTGTTGAGGTGGAAGTGACCACCGAAACGAAGAAGGTCGAAGTGGATCAGTTCGGTAAGACCGTCATCAACGAGATCATCATGTCGCGTAACGTGACCGTGAAGGTTCCGCTGGCCGAGACCACCCTCGACAACCTCGTGCTGATCATGCCGGGCGCCTCGCTCGTCACGGATTCCGGCGATGTCGATGTGCGCCGCGTCGATGTGAAGACGGGTATCGGCCTGTCGCTGCTCGACTACGCCAAGGAGCTGCGCCTTCACCCGAAGAGCCTGCCCGACAGCGACGAGTCCGAGGACTTCGTGGTGCCCCGCGCCATGACCCCGGGCGCGATGCAGTTCGCCTACAAGCTCGAAGACGAGCGCGTGTTCAACTGCACCTTCTCCGGCTATCCGGACCCGACGAACGAGCGTCTGTTCTACGTCGGCCACGAGGCGGCTGACGCGACCCCGTAATGGACTTGACCTGCTCGCAGGAATAAGTCAGTAATGACTGACGGCTCACCAGGGCCGTCAGTTTTCTTTTGCCTATAGGGACCCCATGTCGGATATCCAGCTCCTCGACCTCGATGCCATCGAAACGCCCGTTCTGCTCCAGGTGAAGCTCGGCGGCAAGATTCACGAACTCGCACCCGTCACGGTCGACAGCTTCGTGCACAATATCAAGTTGATCCAGCAGGTCGGTCGCTCCAGCGACGTCGCCGAAGAGATCGTCAACGTCAAGAAGGTGCTGTTGGCTGCCTTCCCGACCATGACGGACGAGGATCTTGGCGCGCTCACCCTCGAGCAGCTCCGCAAGCTCTCCGACGCGGCCCAGAACGCCAACGGCCAGAAGGCCGGCGAACAGGAAGCCGTGGCCCAGGCCGAGGCGCAGGGCGAGGAAAACCCTCAGTAGGCGGGGCCCTGAAAGCCATCGATTTTGGCTATCTCGTTACCCGCGTTTTTCGCTTCTACGGTTTTCAGGACTTCAAGGCGGTCCTGAAGACACCCATCAAGCATTTCTGGCTGCTCAACCGGAACATCGATCGCCTGGCCTCGGAAGAGGACCAGCGGCAGTTGATGGTGCTGGTCGCATCCCAGTCGGAGAAGGGCCACGACGCCTTTCTCGAGAACAGCCGCAAGACCATCGGTGATGTGGTTGTCTACGACGAGGAGGCACTGGCGCAGCAGCAGATCGCCCAGGCGGAAGCCGAACGCGACCGCGACGGCCTGATGGCTCTGAAAGGGATGGGAAAGTGGAGCTAACATGATTACAATAGTAAGTCATAACTGACTTACTTAAGGACAGGACGTCAATGGCAATCCGGGTTGAGCTAGAACTTGTTGATGGGTCCTTCACGACCCGGATGCTGCATGCCGGCGAAACCGTTCGCCAGTTTCAGCGCAATGTCGGGCAGGGGATGACCTCTGTCCGGCAGCTCAACGAGAGCTCCCGCGACTTCCTCGGCACCTTGCGCGACGTCACCGTGGTTGCAGGCCTGTTCGGCGCCGCGATCAACAACGTCCAGGGTCTCATGACCGGCTGGGCCGGCCAAATCGTCCAGGTGAATGCCGAGATGGAGCGTATGAAGACGCTCCTTGCCGGCATGTCTCAGGCAGCCGACCCGATCCGCGACGCCACCCGCCAGATCGAATATCTGCGCGAGAGCGCCAAGAACGCACCCTATTCGCTCGCAGCCCTGACCAACGTCTTCGTCAAGATGAAGACCACGGGTATCGACCCGATGGCCGGCTCGATGAAGGCGCTGGTCGATTCCGTTGCGGCCGCGGGCGGCACCGAAGATCAGCTCAACCGTGCCTCGCTCGCGATCTCGCAGATGGCGGGCAAGGGCGTCATTCAGATGGAAGAGCTGCGGCAGCAGTTGGGTGAAGCGGTTCCCCGCGCCACCGAGCTCCTGGCCCGCGCGCTCGGCACCACCTACGCTCAGTTGGCCCAGGATATTGCGACCGGCACGGTGCAGGCCAAGCCCGCGCTCGAAGCGCTCCGGCTCGAACTCGACCGCACCTTCGGTGGCGCGGCTGAAGCCCAGATGAACACCTTCAACGGCTTGCTCAACCGCACCCGCACGGGCCTGCAGGACTTTGCCATCAAGGTTGGGCAGACCGGCTATTTCGATGCGATCAAGAAGCAGCTCGAGGACTTCAACCGCGTGCTGTCCACGCCGCAGGCCTCGGCCTTCGCTCAGAGCGTCGGCAATGGGCTCACCGCGGCGATTGGTTACGTCCGGATGGCGGTCAACGCCATCATCGAATACAAGGACGAACTGATCCTCGCCGGGCAGGTCATGGCGGTTGCCTTCGGTGGGCGACTTGCGATGGCGGGTCTTCAGGGCATGATCTCGATGGTGGGTCAGCTCACCACGAGCATGCGTCTTGCCTCTCTGCAGGTGCAGGCCTTCCAGACCGGCTTCATGGCGTGGGCTGGACGAAATGCCGTGGGCGCACATGGCCCTATGCAGCCTTGGATCATGGGCTCGACCGCGCTCGCTACCACGTTGCGAAGCGCGACAACGGCTGTTGGTCTTCTCTCCGTGAGCCTGTCTACCATTGCGCCCTGGCTGCCTTTGGTTGCCGGCGCGGTGCTGCTTACCGGCAATGCCCTCGGGTTGTTCTCCGACAAGACCCGGGACGCCTGGGAGAACCTTGAGAAGTATGGCGCCTCGAGCCGCAAGGCCGTGCAGGACGCTCAGCCGTTCCTGGAGCAGCAGCGCGAGAAGCTGCGTCTCCTCGAGGCTGATCTCGCCTATCAGCAGAAGATGGTCGGCAAGGACCGCGCTGGTAAGTCGGCGATCTTCGGCATCGGCGATTCTCTCGTTGATCAGATCGCCAACGAGCGCAAGAAGCTCGATGAAATGGAGCGTCAATTCGCTGATTTCGGCGCCAAGGCCGAGGAAGCGGAAGGGCGCAAGCAGACCGAGGCGATCGAAGCTGAGATCCAGAAGCGCCAGGCCTCGATCCAGAAGAGCTACGACCAGGAGTTCGTGGCCTTCTCCAAGCAGTATGAGAGTAAGCGCAACGCGGCGATCAAGGCCGGGCAGTCGATTGTCGACCTCGAGGAAGAGTATCGCAACGACACCCGCTCGCGTCAGCTCCGGTTCTACGAGGATTCCATCCGCGAGCTGGAAAGCTACTGGGAAGCCCAGGTCCAGGCGGCAAGCGGCGCCATGGGTGAGATCAGCGCGGCCGAAAAGGCTGCGATGACGGCCACGCAGGAGATCATCACCCGCCGGATCGCGCAGATGCGCCAGTCGGCCGATGCCTTGCGCGCCCTCGAGAAGGGCACGCCGATGTCGGCCAAGGCCCAGGACGAGGAAAAGCTCTACCAGAAGGCCGCGACCGCTCTCAACCGCATGAAGGCGGAGCTCGCCGGCAACCGGGCTGAACTCGCCGGCGCCTCGAGCGAGGCTGAGAAGCTGCGCTTCGAGCTCATGGAGATGCAGAAGTATGGCCCGCTCGACAACAGGAAGATTGCCGAGACGGTCGAGCAGCTCCTTGAGGTCCAGGAACAGATCGACGCGACCAAGAAGGCGCTCGACGGCCGCACCGATTTCGAGCGCGATGCCGCCAACCTGAAGCGCAAGCTTCAGAACGATATCTTCGAGGCTCAGAACCGCGGCTCGTCCGAGGTCGACAAGCTGATCCTCAAGTATAAGGGCATGCTGGAAAGCGACTTCGGGTCTACCCCGATGCAGCGCACGATCACCGGCGTCAAGACCGCTTTCACCCAGACCACGACGGAAGCCGGCCGCGCCGGTGCTGCGATCCGCGACGTCTTTGGCGGCACGGTGCTGTCCAGCGCCCAGACCTTCCTCGGCGTGGTGCAGCAGATCGGTCAGGCCTTCGGCTTGGTTGCCGACAATGCGGCCAATGTCTCGATCGACGCCAACGGCAAGATCCAGATGGGATCGGGCACGCCCTATTCCGGCCAGGTCGGCGCCGGCGAGATCGACCGCGTGGTGCGCACGGTGCTGGCGGAAGCTCGCAATCAGGGCGACGTCGGCATGCAGGCTGTGGCGGAAGTGATCCGCAACCGGGCCAACAGCTCCGGGAAGAGCCTCGATGGGGTCGTTCAGGCGCCCTGGCAGTTCGAGCCCTGGAACACCGCCGAGGGTCGCGCCCGCATGGCCGCGATCAACCCGCTGTCTGACGAATACAAGCGGGCGCTCGATATCGTCAACGGCGTGCTCGCCGGCACGATCCAGGACGTCACCAACGGGGCGACGCACTTCCTGAACAAGGCCACGTCGCTTTCGCGCGGCGACCGGGCCATGCAGCCGGGCGGCTGGGGCCATACGCCCGGTAAGCAGATCGGTGCGCATACCTTCATCAATCTCGGCTACGGCGGTGGTGGGCGCGACGGACGTTCTCCCGTGCGTCCGGCGATCCCGGCTCAGCCCTCGACCGACCCGAACGACGCCAAGCGCGACACCCCGGCCGGTCCGGGTTGGGCGCAGGACAAGATCGAGGATCTGAAGGGCCTGCAGGCGGAGCTCAATAAGATCCTCGGCAAGAACGCCCTGTCCGACGAGATGGAGCGCGTCAAGCGCGAGATCGTCGAGGCGACGCAGCAGAGCGAAGGGCTCGACAAGAACTACACGGCGATCGTCAAGTCGATCAAGGAAGGCAAGATCATTGCCGGTAATGTCGACCCGAACTCCGCACAGTATAAGGAGCTGATCGCGCTCGCAAAGGAGTGGGACGAAGCCGACAAGAAGGCGCGCAAGAACAAGGAATTCCGTGACCAGCTTGAGCGCTCCTCGACGGGCTCGAAGGCGCGCATGGAAGACCTCGAGCTGCGCGAGGCGGAGCTGCGCCGGCGTGAGAAGGCAGGCGGCGGGTTCGAATACTCGGACAGCTACTACCGGGAGCGTGCGTCCCGCGAGCGTGAAAACGACCTGATCAACAAGGGTCTGAACTCCGGCGCCTTCAACGAGGCGCAGCAGGCTCAGGCACGCCAGGTCCTCGAGGACAACGCCCGCTATATCTCGTCGCTGCGGGACCGCGAGATGCGCGAGTTCCTGATGACCGAGAATGAGAAGGTCGAGGCGGTCAGGCGCGGTCTTCTCACCACCGAGCAGGCGCGCGAGCAGACGCACCAGGCCGAACTGCGTCGCCTCGAGGCGCTGCTGCAGATGGAAGGTCTCACGGCCGAGCGCCGGGCCCAGATCGAGCAGACGCTTCAGGCGAAGAAGCAGGCCTATGCCCAGCAGGTGTCGGCATCCGGTCCGCTCGCCAAGCAGATGCAGGAGTGGGGCAACTTCGGCAAGAACATGGAACAGGCCATGACCGGCTGGATGGACGGGGCAGCCGACGCGCTCGCTCAGTTCATCACCACGGGTAAGGCCGATTTCGCCTCGCTCGCCAAGTCGATCATCGCCGACATGACCAAGATCGCCCTGAAGGCTGCCTTCTCCGGCATGTTCGGCGGATCGAAGGGTTCCGGCGGCAAGATGGGCGGTGCCGTGCCTGGTGCGGGAGCGGCGGGCGGCAAGTCGATCATGAAGCTCTTCGGGCTGCACACGGGCGGCATTGCCGGATCCGAGCACACCTTCACCCGCAATGTCGGCGTCGACCTTTCGGCCCTGCCCAAGTTCCACACTGGCGGGATCATCGGTTCTGACGAGGTGCCGGCCGTGCTCAAGAAGGGCGAGGGCGTGTTCACCCCTGAGCAGATGAAGGCTCTCGGCGGTGGCGTCGGCGGCAACCAGGTGCAGCAGAACATCAACGTGAATGTCTCGGGCGGCTCCTCCGGCAACCAGAAGCAGGACGAGAAGCTCGCCGACATGATCGGCAAGAAGGTCCAGGAAGCCGCAAAGGCCATGGTGGGCCAGGAAATCCGGCAGCAAATGCGCCCGGGCGGCATGCTGCGGCGCTAAGGAGAACGAGAGAATGGCATACGAGACGTTTAATCCGCCAGTCCCACCGAGCCCGGGCACCGAGAACGTGCCCGAGTTCAAGCTCCTCGAGGCGGAGTTCGGCGACGGCTACACCCAGACCACCCGCGACGGCATGAACCACATCCGGGACGTGCTGACGCTGCAATGGGATGTGCTGCACCCGGTCCACGCCAAGTATATTACCGACTTCATTCGGCGCCACGGCGGTGACACCGCCTTCCTCTACACGCCCTCGGACGAAACCACTCCGATCAGGTGGACCTGCAAGGAGATTTCCGACGTGCGCGGGAAGGGCGGTCTGCGCGAGGTGAAGTGCGTGTTCCGACGTTCATTTAACGTTGCACAGTAAGTCAGTATTGACTTATCATAGGCACTCAGCGAAAAGGTTCTTATGTCACTACAGTCCGTCGTTCAGGCTCCAAATCCCGGCGAAATCGTAACCCTGTTCCGTCTTGATGCGACCAGCATCGGCGGGCAGGTCTACTATTTCTGCCAGGGCGCCTATGACACCAAGGGCGTGACCTTCGGCGGCGTCTACTACACGCCGGTCGATGTCGAGTTCTCCGACTTCGAGACCAATGGCAACGGCGCGCTGCCGACCCCGAAGATGCGCATCGCCAACGGCAACGGCGTCATTCAGGGCATGGTCAACACCTATGGTGACATGCTCGGCTGCGATGTGGCCCGCGTGCGCACCTTCCGGCGCTTCCTCGACGGCGAGGCTGAGGCTGATCCGACCGCGTATTTCGGCCCTGACCGCTTCCGCGTCGAGCGCAAGGCTGACGAGAACCCGATCTTCATCGAATGGGAGCTGTCCGCCTCGATCGACCAGGAGGGCCGCAAGCTTCCGGGCCGCGTGATCCTGCGCGACACCTGTCAGTGGCGCTATCGGCGCTGGGAGCCGGCCGTCTATGACGCGCTCGGCCGCTTGGTCACCCCGGCGCGCCAGGTCTATCACACCGGCACCACGGCGTGCCCCTACACGGGCGGCAAGTATTTCGACCGTTTCAACAAGCCCACGACCATCGACAAGGACGTGTGCAACCATCAGCTCGACGGCTGCGAGGCTCGCTATGGCGAGGGCGCAACCAAGCCGTTCGGCGCATTCCCGGGCGTGGCAAGGGTTCGTCTGTCATGAGCGACTTCGCACAATGGAAGGGCGAGGTGCGCGCCCTGTTCAATCCCTCTGCGCTCTTGGCTGCGCGTCAGCACGCGGTCGAGCAATTCCCCAAGGAAAGCTGCGGGGTCATTGCCGACGGACAATACATTCCCTGCTTCAATTACGCGCTCAACCCCGAGACCGATTTCAAGATCGCCCCTGAGACGCTGATCAGTCTCAGCGAGAGCGGCCGCAAGGTCGAGGCGATCGTGCACTCGCACCCGAACGGCCCGATGTATCCGTCCGAGAACGACATGCGCGGCCAGATCACCACGGATCTGCCGTGGATCATCGTCGTGGTCAATCACGACACGCATACCGGCGAGACCGAGGCTGCTGAAGAGCTGGTGATCTGGGGCGACACGCTGCCCCGCGCGCCGCTTCTCGAGCGCCCGTTCGTCTGGGGTGTGTTCGATTGCTACAGCCTCGTGCGCGATGCCTTCCAGGAGCATTTCGGCAAGAGCCTGCCGGCCGTGCCGCGCGAAGACGCCTACTGGACCAAGGGTCAGGATCTCTACGGCGACTGGCTCAAGAAGCTGGGTTTTCAGCGCATCAGCGCAAGCGTGGCGAAGCCCGGCGATTGCTTTCTCATTGCCCTTCCGGGTTCGCCGGTTCCGAGCCACGCGGGAATCCTGCTCGAGGGCGACATGATTTTGCACCACCTGCCGAACCGGCTGAGCCGGCGCGAGCCTGCCGGCGTCTGGGCCCACGGGGCGGACATGTGGGTGCGTCATCCGGAGCTCAATCAAGATGCGTAAGGTCATTCTGCACGGCCATCTTCGCAAGAAGTTCGGGGCCGAGTTCTCGTTCGACGTTCAGACCGCGGGCGAAGCCATTCGCGCGCTCTATGCCAATTTCGGCACCGAGTTCCTGAAGGCGCTCGAGATCGGTTCGTATCAGATCGTCCGCGGCAAGCGGAAGACCGGCATGCACATCGATCTGGAGATCGTGAACACCTTCAATGTCGGCAATGCGGATCTGCACCTGGTCCCGGTCGCTGAAGGCTCGGCACAGGGCGGTGGTAAGGGCGGCGGTGGAGCGCTCAAGGCAGTGCTTGGCGTGGCGCTGATCGGCGTTGCGGTCTTCATGTCGGCGGGTGCTGCCGGCGGACTGGTCGCAGGCCTCGGACAGACCGCGTTCTCGATCGGTCCCATGAGCATCACCTGGGGCAACATTGCGATGTTCGGCATGGCGATGACGCTCGCTGGCGTCAGCCAAATGCTCGCACCCAAGGAAGAGCCCAAGGACGAGAGCAAGGACGAGAGCTTCGCCTTCTCCGGACCCGTCAACATGAACGAGCAGGGAAGCGCCGTGCCGCTGGTCTACGGCGAGGTCATCACCGGCTCCATCCCGGCATCCGCCGGCATCGATATCGAGGACATCGGCTCTTACAAGGTGGCAGCTTAAATGCGTGACTTTTTCGATCAGCTTGAGGGCATCAGCGGCTCGGGCGGTGGCGGCGGCAAGATGGGCGGAGGGGGAGCCGAAGAGGCTGACAACACCCTGCGCTCGAAGGCAAAGGCACGCCTGATCGAGATCCTGGGCGAGGGTCGCATCGAGGGGCCGGCCAAGGACGGTCTGCAGTGGATCTATTTCGACACCACGCCGGTCGAGAACCCCAACGGCTCGTTCAATTTCAAGGGCGTGTCGCGTCAGGTTCGCTACGGCCTGGCCGATCAGGACTACCTCAAGAACTTCACCATGACCGAACAGCCGGTCCAGGTCGAGACCGAGGTGAAGTTCAACGAGACTGCGCCGATCCGCCAGATCAACGACCGCAACGCCGATGCGGTGCGCTTCATCATCCGCATTCCCGCGCTCGCCGAGCAGGACGACGAGGGCACGCTCAAGGGCGCGTCCGTGTCCTATTCGATCGACGTTCAGGTGCCGGGCGCATCCTGGGTCGAGAAGGTCAAGGTCGACATCACCAACCAGAAGACCACCTCGCCCTACCAGAAGGCGCACCGCGTCGAGCTGCCGGATTCCGTCGATGGCGTCTGGAACCTGCGCGTGCGCCGGCGCACGCCCGATTCCGAAAAGGTCGAGCTCCAGAACGAAACCTGGTGGGAGAGCTACACGATCCTCACCGAGGGCAAGTTCTCGTATCCGAACACCGCCCTTGTGGCGATGGAGCTCGACGCCGAGCAGTTTGGCTCGAACATCCCGGAGCGCTCCTATCACATCAAGGGCCTGCGCATTCTGGTCCCGACCAACTACAACCCGATCACCCGCGAATACTCGGGCATCTGGGACGGCTCGTTCAAGCGCGTCTGGTCGAACAACCCGGCCTGGGTTCTGTATGATCTCCTGACCAACGACCGCTACGGGCTGGGCGAGTTCATCGACGCGACCAAGGTCGACAAGTGGTCGCTCTATCAGATCGCGCAATACTGCGACCAGAAGGTGCCGTCGGGCTATCACAACCCGGACGGTTCCAACATCATGGAGCCGCGCTTCACCTTCAACGGCGTCATCAACACGAGGGACGACGCTTACAAGGTGTTGCAGACCGTCACGACCGCCTTCCGCGGTATGGCCTATTGGTCCTATGGGCAGGTCTACGCCTCGGCCGACATGCCGCAGGACCCGGTCAAGCTGATCACGCCCTCGAACGTCATCGGCGGGCACTTCAAGTATTCCGGCACGTCGATGAAGGCCCGGCATTCCGTGGCGCTCGTCGGCTGGAACGATCCGACGGATCATTACCGCTCGGCGATCGAATACGTCGAGAATGCCGAGCAGCTCGCCAAGTTCGGCTATCGTCCGCTCGAAATGCAGGCGGTGGGATGCACCAGCCGCGGCCAGGCGCACCGCTACGGCAAGTGGGCGCTCGACACCGAGCAGCACGAGACCGAAACCGCCGAGTGGGAAGCATCCTGGGACCAGGCGGACCTGAAGCCCGGGCAGATCGTGCTCATTGCCGACCCGAAGAAGGCGCAGGTGCGCCTCGGCGGGCGTCTTCTCACGGCCACGGGCAACCGCTTCACCCTCGACAAGGGTTTCATCCCGAAGCCCGGCGAATCCTACGTGCTCTACGTGGTCATGCCCGACGGCAAGGTGGAGAGCCGTGCCATCGCGGCCTGGGACCTGCCCGACGCCGACGGTGGCTACACCGAGATCCGCACCGCCCTGTCGTTCCCGCAGGTTGCGGTCAAGGGCGCGCAATGGGTGATCACCGGCACCGACGTCGCCCCGCGGCGCTTCCGCGTCATGTCGGTCACCGAGACGGACAAGCACCTGTTCAAGATCACGGCGCTGTTCAACGACCCGACCAAGTATGCCCGCGTCGAACTCGATATCAAGCTGCCGCAAATCCCCTACACGCGGCCGCAAGACCTGATCAAGGCGCCGACCAACCTGACCGCGGTCGAAAGCCTCTACTGGCGCAACGGCCAGGCCAAGAGCCGGATCTCGCTGTCCTGGACCCCGTCCGACGACTTCATGGCTGCCGGTTACCTGATCTCGGCCCAGTCGCCCCGCGACGGCTTCGTGAGCTTCGGCCAGGTCGCCTCGACCTCGCTCGACATCGAGGACGCCGCGGCCGGCAAGTGGATCTTCTACGTGTCGGCGGTGTCGCGCACCTCGAAGACCTCGTCTCCGGCTGCCCTGGAATTCAATGCGCGCGGCTGGGAAGGAGCGGGCGCTCCTTACGTGTCGCACCTCGAGCTCTATGGCCGCGGCTCCTCGACGGAGTTCGCCGGCCGCGACGCACGCTTCGTGTGGCGCAACAACTTCCCGGGCTCGTCCTATGAGACCGGCACCGGCACGGCCGGCGCGGGCAACGTCAACCCGTTCTACCGCGACAACGTCATCCGCGTGTTCGACGTCGAGACCGGGCGCCTGGTGCGCACCGAGGCGATCCTGACCAACGATTACACCTATTCCTTCGACAAGAACGTGCAGGACTTCCGCACGATCGGGAAGAGTGCGCAGCGTAAGTTCCGCTTCGAGGTGACGGTGCGTGACACGCTCGGGCGCGAAAGCTCGCCGGCCGTGCTCACGGTCGAGAACCCGGTGCCGGACCTGATCATCCCGAAGCTGTGGACCAACAACTCCGGCGCCCTCTATGTCGATTACCCGTTCCCGGACGATCTCGATTTCGCGGGCGGCTTGGTCTGGGCTTCGCGCGCGCCGAACTTCGACCCCTATGCGACATCGCCGGTCTATGACGGCCCGAACAACTTCGTGTCGATCCCGCTCGAGGAGTTCGCCACCTACTACATCCGCTTTGCGGCCTATGACAGCTTCGGCAAGGTCGGCCTGAATATCTCGCCGGAAGTCGAGATGACCATGTCGGGCATTGTCGTGGACAACACCCCGCCGGCGATCCCGACGGGCCTGGCGCTCGCCTCGAAGGTCGAGCGCGCGTCCGACGGCGTGATCTCGGCGACGCTGACCGCAACCTGGGCGAAGAGCCCGTCCGAGAACTTCTCCACCTTCGAGGTCGAGATCAAGCGCGGCGCCGGTGACTGGATCGGCTTTGTCACCTCGGGCGATCCCAAGGCTGAGAACGCCACCTATGTCTGGTCGGGCCTGGCGCTCAACGAGACCTATACGGTGCGCGTCAAGGCGCGCTCGCGCAACGGCGTCGCGTCGGGCTACTCGACTGAGGTCTCGCACAAGACGCCGCTCAACACGGTGAAGCCGGGCGCGCCCACCAACCTGACCGCGACCGCGTCGCTGAAGAGCGCCTATCTCAAGTGGGCGAACCCGTCCGACCCCGATTTGTCCGTGGTCGAGATCTGGTCTTCGACGACGAATAACATCGCAGATGCACTGCTCGTCGGAACAAGCGCAGGGATCGCTTTTACGCATGCAGGGATCGCGACCAACGTTACGCGCTATTACTGGGTGCGCTCTGTCAACACGAGCGCTCTACAGTCGAATTTCAGCGCTGTGGCGTCGGTCACCCCGGGTCAGGTCGCCGAGGGCGATATCGCGGCCAATGCCATCACAGCCGACAAGATCCAGGCGGGTGCGATCGAGGGCGAGCACCTCAACATCAACACCAGCCTGCCGCCCACGATCACCATCGGCAAGACGGGCGTCTCCATCGGCGCCACGACCGAGCCGGGAAAGCTGATCAACTCCCAGACCACGAAGATCGACCCGGGCCAGATCCTCATCGCCGGCGACGTCTCGCTGGCATCCTGGCGCGACGGCACCGACCTGACCAAGATCCGCGGCGGGTCGATTGCCGCGAACTCGATCTCGGCGAACCAGCTCGAGGTGGGTCTGCGCGGCATCACGGTTTCGGGCCTGCAGTTCTCCTACAACAAGGAGACGAACCAGGTCTCCTGGAGCTCGGGCACGATCGAATATATCGGCGACGACGGCAAGATGAAGGTGGACGCGATCTCCGCCTCGTCGAAGACCTGGGCTGCCGGCACCGTGATCTATTTCGTCTGGACCCGCGGCACCACCGCGCTCTCGACACCCACGACGCCTCCCGCCGGCGCCGATCAGATCATCCTCGGCACCTATCGCGGCGGTGTCGATCTCAACATGACCTACGGCCGCACGATGATCGACGGCAACCAGATCCGCACGGGCTCGCTCACCGCGGACCTGGTCGCGGCCGGCGAGTTCATCACCGACAAGGCGCAGATCAAGGGCGGTATCATCGAGAACACCCACCTGGCCGGATACATCACCTTCGACAAGCTCGCGGGCGGCACGCTCTCGGCTGCCGATAAGATCCGCGTCGGCGGTGACCGGTTCGTGCTGTGGGCTCCGGGTCAGAACCTCAATATCTACGACGCCCAGCCCATCGGCGTGCTCCCGGGCGAGCTCTCGGCCGGACGTCTGCGGGTGCGCCTCGGCAAGCTCGGCGAGGGCACGACCGATTACGGCCTGCAGATGTTCGACGCCAACGGCACCTATATCTTCGGCACGGGCGGGTTCGGCGCCTCAGTGATCCCGAACCACGCCATCGCCTCGCTCGATACGTCGAAGCTCTCCGGCTCCATCGACAAGTCGCGCACCACGGGCTTTGGCGCCATGTCGGCCGTCGATTACATCGGCGCGCACAACATCGGCACCTACATTGCGGGCGCGGCGATCGGCAACGCCTATATCGCGGACCTGCACGGCGACAAGATCCACGTGAACTCGCTGCACGGCAACCGCATTCAGGCCGAGTCGATCACCGCCGATAAGGTCACGACCGGGGTTCTGATCACCCGCAGCGCTCAGATTGGTCACGCCGTCATCGACGAGGCTAATATCGGGGTTGCCACCATCGGCACCCTGCGGCTGAAGAATAGCGCGATCTCGACCATGGCCGCGGTGTCGGGTCGGGCTGATTCCCGGGCCGGCAGTGGTATCGCCGTGAACGTCTATTGCCGTCAGGGCGGTAAGTGCGTGGTGATCGCCTCGCATGCGGGCGGGCAGGTTAATGGCACCAATCCCGGCGTCACCACCTTCAACCTCTATGTCGATAACGTATTGCAGAGCGGCTCGATGGTCGCCAGCTCTGCTACGGTCACCTACACGAACGTTTATGGCGAGAATATCTCTACGACGTTCATTTACCCGATCACGCATCAGTGGATCATCAATAACCCGAACGAGGAGACGAAGACTTTCCGTCTCCATTGCCCCAACAGCGACCGCGCTATGGGCGCCGTCATGACTGTTCTGGAGTTTGCACGATGAAGACTTTGGCTGATTACGCCTATGAAGGCGCTCCCGATCCGCTGGCGTCGGTGAGCTTCGTCCGTTACGACCCCGCCACGGGCGAGATCGTGATGGCCGGCACTTTGCAGCGGATTATCCTTGACAACCATCTCGAGGCTGATGACCCGATCCTCGAGGGTCAGGGTCAGCCCGAAACCCACCGGGTTGATCTCGCCACGAAGACCATTGTGGAGGGCGCGAACACGACGAAGCCTGAAGAGACCGAGGATCCGCAGATGGAGCTGCCGCTATGAAGTATACGGAAGGCACCGTCACCATCACCGGCGGGCAGGACGTGGTGACCGGGAAGGACACCTCCTGGGCCGGCGCCGTCAAGGTGGGTGACATGTTCACCCTCGAGTGGTTCATGATCCCGGTTCAGGTGTCCGAGGTCATCGACGACACGCACCTGCGCCTGGCCCGGCCGATCCCGGATCTGCCGCTCTACACCTACACGGGGCAAAACTACTCGATTGCGTCCGACTTCACCGCCGAGTTTCAGATGCCCTATCCCAACCGGGGTGATATCGACACCGCCGAGCTGATCAATCGGTCGCTCTGGATCATCGATGATAACTTGCCTTCATAGGCGATTGAAGATAAGTCATTACTGACTTATTATTAGAGGATCAGGAGAAGGATCCCAATGGCACAATACAGGTTTGGCAAGGCGTCGCTCGCAAACGGCGCGCGGGTTGTTTCATTCGTCGGCGCGACGCTCGTCGGGAATGTGGAGCCTGGCAACCTGTTTTCGTTCGCGGGCGAGAATGTCTGGTATCAGATCGTCTCGGTCGACACGGCAGCATCCACGGCCACGCTCAACTCGGACTATACCGGCGCGAGCAAGGTTGAGGCGGGTTACGCAATCCATCGCGACTTCACGTCCGCTCTGCGCATGCCGACCCTCTCCTACGGCGACACCAACACGGCCGGGCTCCTGCAGCAATCCTTCTCCACCATGGATGCGGCCATGAAGACCCTCGGGGCGCAGGGCGGGGCACTCACCGGCATTGCATCTCCGACCTTCACCCTGCAGCGCGGCATGACGGGCGAGCCAGGCGCCGATGCAGGCCTGATCATCGAGCGTGGCGACCTTCCGACCGTGTCGATCCTCTGGGATGAGCTCGCGGAGCTGTGGACGTTCGGCGGGCAGGGCCTCACCGGTCTCACCACGATCAACGCCTCGGGTAAGATCTCGGGCGGCTCCCTTGAGCTCACCGGCAATGCCGTCGTGGGCGGCACGGGCGCCTTTACGGGCAATGTTACGGCGCCGAAGTTCATTGGCGCTCTTCAAGGTAATGCCGATAGCGCCACGAAGTTTGCCACCGCGCGCAGCATCGCGCTCTCGGGTGGCGCCACGGCCGCAGGCGTCAACTTTGATGGCTCGAGCAACATCACCCTCGACGTCACGGCGCTCGACGCCTCGACACTGTCGGCCGGCACCGTCGCCAAGGCACGCCTGACCGGTTCCTACGATATTTCCGTCACCGGCAATGCCGCGACCGCGACCAAGTGGGCCACGGCCCGCAATGTGTCGATCTCGGGCGGCGCCACGGCTGCAGCTATCGCCCTCGACGGCTCCACCGATATTGCCCTCGACGTCACGGCGCTCGATGCGACCAAGCTCACCGGCACGATCGACAAGGCCCGGCTCACCGGCACCTATGACGTGTCCGTGTCGGGCAATGCCGCAACTGCCTCGAAGCTCGCCGCATCCCGCAAGATCTCGGTCGGTGGCGACGTGCTCTCGACTACGGCCGTTACCACGAACGGCGACTTCGATGGCTCGGTGGCGATCACCATCGATACCCAGCTCAAGACCCTGCCTGGTCTGACGGCCGGCTCCTATTCGAACCTCACGATCGACAACAAGGGCCGCGTCACGGCGATTGCTGCTCTGTCGAAGGCCAATGTCACCACGGCGCTCGGTTTCACCCCGCTCGACGCTAACGGCGGCATCATTACGGGCAGCCTGACCGTCACCGGCGATCTTACAGTGCAGGGCGACACGATCACCCTCGACGTCGGCACGGTGTCGGTCGAGGACGCGATCATTCAGGTTGCGAAGAACAACTCCGGCGCGACGCTGCCCTATGCCGGTCTCAAGGTCGAGCGCGGCGGCACCGACGCTTTCCTCGTGTTCAACGAGAGCACCGACCGCTGGACCGCCTACACCTCGGGCAACGACCTCGCCTCGGCCGGCACGCTGGGTGACATCGAGGCGGCGACCTTCTACGGCGAGCTCTCTGGCAACGCCTCGACGGCCACGACCCTGAAGACCAGCCGCAATATCTCGATCTCAGGCGGCGCGACCGCGTCCGGCGTGTCTTTCAACGGCTCCTCGGCGATCACGCTCAATGTGACCGCGCTTGATGCCTCGAAGTTGACCGGCACGGTGCCTGTCGGCTCGATTGCGATCACCACCGACAATGTGCCGGAAGGCCAGGCGGTTTATTTCACGACCGCTCGCGCCCGCGCTTCCGTCTCGGCTGCTGGAACGGGCCTGGTTTACGATCCGGTAACCGGCGTGTTCACGTCCAATGCGACGGCTGCAAACACCAATGGCGCCATCGTGGCGCGCGACGGCTCCGGCAACTTCTCGGCCGGCACGATCACCGCTGCCCTGCAGGGCAATGCCGCATCGGCGACCAAGCTCGCTACGGCGCGCACCATTAACGGCAAGAGCTTCGACGGCACGGCTGATGTGACGCTCACGACGTCTGATATCGCCGAGGGCACGAACCTTTATTATACCGACGCTCGCGCAACCAATGCGGCCCGCGCGGCGATGAAGCCCGGCCCGGGCATCACCTACGACCCGGCCACGGGCACGATCACCAGCACGGCTGCCGCCTCGACGGTGCTTTCGGTTGCCGGCCGTGCCGGTGACGTGGTGCTGACGGCCGATGACCTGACCGATGCGACCTTCTCGCGTCCTGTGTCCGCCCCGTCGATGACCACGGGCGGCATCTCCTGGAAGGGAACCATCAACGGCGACTATTACGAGGCGGTCAACGCCGCGTGGAACGGCACGAGCTGGAACCGGCTCGACGCGACCAAGCCGGCCTGGCTCTGGCAATACAACGTCGCCAACAACATGATCTATGAGGGCTATCGCGCCGTCACGTTCTGGGTGGCGCAGCCCGGCGTCAACCCGATCGGCGGGTTCACCGCCGAGGGCGGCTGGTTCATGGTGAATTCCAACAGCGAATACAAGGATTTCACCATCGGCGGCAACGGCGTCGAGGTCGACGGTAACTTCACCGTTCCTTACGGGCGCTTCCTGCACGCGACTATCTGGGGCGTGAAGCAGACCGGCATCCTCACCAACGTTTACCTCGACGCCTCGGGGCGCGACGATACGACCAAGCCCTCGTTCTTCGCCGGGTTCTACGACGACGGCACGAACGAACGCTTTAAGATCCGGCGCGGGGCGCCTGGCGCGAGCCTCGAGTGGACGGATCATCTCGATCTCGATCTCAAGACCGGCGAGATGGTGGTGCCGAAGGGTCTCAGGGTCACAAGCGAGCTCGCGGGCGTCATGTTCTCGCATGGCGGTTCGATCTCGGATCAGAACTCGAGCGGTCTCAACAATGCCGGCCGCACGATCATCAAGACCAACAACAACAGCCTGCACATCCTCAGCGAGGACGGCGCGACCTCGCTCCTGACGCTGGAGAACGGCGTTCTTGCCACGACGGGCGGCGTCCATAGCGGGCAGCTCTTTGTTCGTGGCCCCTACCCGATCGTGGATCTCTACGACACCAACGCGGCTGTCGATCAGAAGAACCTCCGGTTTATCTACGACCAGGGCGCCTTCTACCTTCAGCAGATCAAGGATGACGGCTCTTCTGCGATCCGCAACCTTCTGCATATCGGCGCCGACTTCAAGCTTGAGGCTCCCAGCGGCTTCAGGATGGCCGCGGGTCAGAGCATCGACCTCGGGCGCGGCTCCACGATCTACGACAACGGCTCAGACCGCACGGTCTTCCGGTCGAGCTACTGGGGTTTCCTCAACGCGGCCGGCACCGCCTGGGCGATGAGCGTAAACCAGAATGGAGATATGTCGACCGGGCGGAGCGTGACCTCTCCGGCTTTCTACAGCACGACAGCGGGCGGCTTCGAGGCCGGCGGCGCCGATCACGGCTTCTGGATGCACTATCCCGGCGTGCGTCGTGCGCGCTGGAAGGCCGGCGGCGACGGCCGCATTTACCTGCAGGACCAGGGCGGCGGCGTCATGCTGTCGATCGGCGGTAGTGGCGACATCAACACCACGCAGTTTGGTGATCTCTATGGTCACATTGAGAATCGCGGCTCTGCCTGGGGAGCGGCTCACGCAGCCAATCGCATCGGTAATCTGCGCTATGTCGGACATGCCTACACCATCCTGACGCCCGGCCAGCAGTGGGAAGCCGGTAACTGGCTCGTCTACGGCATCCGCGACGGCAGCAACGGCACCGATATCGGCCTCTGGCACAAGTATATGCAGAAGGAAGTGGCCGGCGTTTGGTATGACGTTACGGCATAAGGAGAGATTATGAGCGTTGAGAATTTCGGTCGCTGGGAAGTCTACACGCTGCCCAGCGATCACCCGAAGAAGGAGCTCGAAACCGAGCACGGTATTATCTTCCGCCGCAGCGTCGATGACCCGTCGATGGACTGGTATGACTTTCGCGATCTGGCGCCGGCGAACCGCACCTGGCTCCTGGTGCAGGAGGAGACAGGCCGGGTTCTCAGCGCCGAAAACGCAATCGACCGGATCAGTCCGATGGATTGCCTGGTCGTGAGCATCCCGCGTCGGCCCGACGATCAGCTCGACGAGCTCCGCTTCAAGCAATGGCTGGTTGACTGGGATACCGGCACGTTGATCTCGGCTGATCGTGTTTCCGACGTGACCGCGGCCCAGGCCAAGGTGGCGCTGCTCGATTACGGAATCGTCTACGATAAGGATGTGAGCGGCGATCCTATTCCCGGCACCGGCAAGCTGGTTCTGGGCGCCACGCCGGACCTGCTCACCAGGACGGAAGAGATTGTCGAGGCGTTCAAGAACCGTCGCGTCTCCCTGTGGTTCAGGGAAGCCCGGATCTGGGAGCGTCAGAACCCCTATGTGCTGTCGATCGGGCTTGAGCTCGATCTGACCGAGGAGCAGGTGGACGATCTCTTTATTTACGCGGGCACTCTGTCGCAGTAAGTAAGTCAGGATTGACTTATTTGTGGCCGCAGTGGAATCGCACGGTTATAATAGCTCAATCCTGACAATCGTAAGCGACCTCGTGAACTCAGGATGCCCCTTCTTACCCCGATGGAGTATCCGATGTCCCAGGTTCCCAATGTAGAAGACCCCGTTCAGGCCGTTATCCTCGAGCGCCTCGATAATCTGCGCAAGAGCTTCGAAAAGCTTGAGACCAAGGTGGATGATCGGTTCGCCAAGACCGACGCCAAGATCGAGGCTGTTCAGAAGGAGCAGGCCGACGTGAAGAGCTTCTTCACCACGGCCAAGGGCGGCTACATCGTCCTCGTGGGCTTGGGCGCCATGCTGATGTGGGCGCTCGGTGCGTGGGACAAGCTTGCAAAGCTGTGGCAGTAATAGTAAGTAAGGACTGACTTATCATGTTTGATCGTGACACCCTGTTTGCTCACCTGCGCAAGAAGCCGTTCGGGCGCTTCACTAACGGCCAGGTCGAAGGCATCAATGCGATCCTCGACGCCCATGCGCGTTACGGGGCCAAGACCTCTGTTCCGCAGCTCGCCTATGTGTTCGCCACGCCGCATCTCGAGACCGGCGGCACCATGCAGCCGATCAAGGAATGGGGCGGCACGGCGTATTTCACCAAGATGTATGACATCAAGGGATCGCGCCCGGCCAAGGCCCGCGAGCTCGGCAACCTGACCCCGGGCGACGGGGCCAAGTATTGCGGCCGCGGCTATGTCCAGCTCACGGGTAAGAACAACTACGCCAAGGCGACCAAGAAGCTGCGCGAGATGGGCTTCGATGTGGACTTCGTCAACCGTCCGGATGACGTGATGATTCCGCTCTACGCCGCGATCATCATGTTCGTCGGGATGGAGGAAGGTTGGTTCACTGGCAAGGATCTCGACGACTATATCGACGACCGCGTGGACGGCGACGAGCACAAGGACTTCGTCCAGGCCCGCCGCATCATCAACGGCACCGACAAGGCCGAAGCCATCGCTGAGTATGCCGACGCATATCTCGCTGCGCTCGTTGCAGCGCAAGCAGCATTTAAGCCCCTTCCCGAAGTCACTGGGAGCGAAACGCTCCCTTTTGCGAACGCGAGTGCGAAGTCATGTTCAGTTTAATCCCTGCGCTGCTACAGCTTGTTCCCGAACTCGCTGACCTCCTGGGCGGCGGCAAGGCTGCGGAAGTGGTCAAGATTGCCGGCAAGGTCGCCACTCAGGTTATCGGTGATCCAGGCGCAGATGCCGAGGGCGCTCTGCAACAGATCGCCAACAATCCGGCGCTCCTCGAGCAGTTCAAGGCCCGCCTCGATCAGGAGACGGCGCATCTGAAGCTCCAGCTCGAGGACATTCAGGACGCCCGGGCCACGCAGCTTGAGATGGTGAAGGCCGGCTCCGTGCTCGCCTGGGCTCCAACGGTGCTCGCCTTCACGGTGGTTCTCGGCTTCCTGTCCCTGACCGGCGCCGTGATGTTCAAGCAGATCCCGGAGAGCTCCACGGCCAGCATCCTCTTCGGCACCCTGTCCACGGCCTTCGGCCTGGTGCTGAACTACTACTTCGGCTCCTCGCGCGGAAGCGCTGACAAGTCCGGAGCAATCAACACCATCATCGGAAGGCTCCGGTAATTCCCGGGGCCTTTCGCTTACAGTCTTAAGTAATGACTAAGTAGTTTCTAGTAGTAGCGCGACGGCTTTGGGAATTCCCCGGAATGTCGCTTTCCTTCCTCAGTCAGCAATGACTTAACCCAAAGAGAAACACATGAGCACCTCGATTGACTGGGTCCGGTTTGCGGCGATCTACAATGACGTCACGCAGTTCCCGCACATGGCAGACGTCGCCGCGTCCCTCGGCTACTCGTATCAGACTGTCCGGAACTATGCAGCCGTGCTGCGGCGCCTGCGGAAGAACGACACGACGCTGCCGGAGCTCGTCACCCGCAAGGCCTCGAAGACCCAGAAGGAAGCCGGCATCTCGGGCCGCGAGATCACCACGATCCTGCCGGACTATGTCGAGCCGATCGAGGACCTGATCGACCGCGTGAGCAAGATCAATCAGGACTATGCCGCCTACCACCAGGCGAAGCACATCATCGATGTGAAGATCAAGGTTCCGGGCCCGTTCGCCGTTGTCGGCCTGCCGGATCACCACCTCAACAATCTCGGCACGAACTTGAGCCGCGCCCTGCAGGACGCCGAGTTCATCGCCCAGCATCCGGCACTCTTTGCCGTCGGCATCGGTGACTGGCTCGACAACTTCATCGTCGGGCGCCTCGAGCGCGAGCGCCGCAAGGATATCATGAGCCACAGCGACGCCTGGCGCCTGCTGGAATACTATGTGACGCTTCTTGCCCCGAAGCTGGTCGCTGCGATCTCGGGCAATCACATGGACTGGTCGACGGAAGCCGGCGGCGTCGATGTGACGAAGAAGCTGTTCGAAGGCTTCGGTCTGGGCGCGATCTATGACACGGACGAGGTGCGCGTGCGGCTCACGACCCCGGAAGGCACGCAGTTCACGCACCTGGCGCGGCACAAGTATAAGGGCATGAGCCGGTTCAACCCGATGCACTCGATTGCGGTCCACATCCTCGAGCGCTGGGAAGGCGAGGACGTGATCTGGGGCGGGCACATTCACCAGGCCGGCCACGTGACCTACGAGAAGCGCTGGATGGGCGAGAGCAAGGCTGTCCATGGCGTGCAGCTCGGCGCCTACAAGACGATCGATGGCTATGCCCGGCGCGAACACTTCCGGCCGCAGCAGCCGTTCCTGACCCCGCTGACGATCCACGATCCGGCGAATGGTCGCACCCTGTTCTTCGATGATATGTATGAAGGGGTGAAGCATCTCGACATGCTGCGCAAGGAGCGCGGACTTTCTTAAAGTCAAGAATGGTAAGTCAGAACTGACTTAGCTAACATGGTCTCCAGAGACACCACCTCACTCTCTGGAGACCAAAATGGGCAACCCGAAGGATCGCGCCGCAAATCGTATGAAGCGCCGCGACGGCCGTAAGAAGAACCACGACCCTCTCATTCAGATTGCTCAGCACGAGGAGATCACGCGCCGGCCGCGCAAGCCGAACAAGCGTGCTATCGAACCTCTGAACGAAACCCAGCGCCAGCTCGACACCGCCATTGCCGTCAACACCATCGTCTTCGCCACGGGTCCGGCCGGCACCGGCAAGACCTGGCTCGAGGTGATGCGCGCCTGCGAGGCTCTGCAGAAGGGCGAGACCGAGAAGATCATCTTCACTCGCCCGATCGTCGCGGCCGAGGAAGAGGATCTCGGGTTCCTGCCGGGCGACGAGACCGAAAAGACTGATCCCTATTTCCGTCCTGTGCTCGACGCCCTCGAGGAGTTCTTCGGCGCCGGTCAGTTGGAGTATCTGATCAAGAACAAGGTCATCGAAGGGCGCCCAATGGCGCTGCTGCGCGGCTCGACGCTTAAGAACGCCTGGGTGATCGCGGACGAGATGCAGAATGCCACCAAGGGCCAGTTCAAGCTGCTCCTGTCGCGTATCGGTGAGAACGCCAAGTTCCTGATCAATGGCGACGTGCGTCAGTGCGACCTGCCGGACGCCTCGAAGTCGGGCCTGGCCGATGCGGTCAAGCGTCTCGCCCGGATCAAGGGCATCGGTGCGGTCGAGTTCTCCCGCGAGGATATCGTGCGCTCCGGCATGTGCCAGGCGATCGTGGAAGCCTACGAGGAGCCAGAATTGACTTCATGCAGCCCGCCCGAAAAGCGCTATAGCACGACTGAGAGCGAAGATGCTCAGTCAGGCCTACAGCGCTTTTTGGGATCATAATGGACTTCGGCGACGACATTATCTACGGCATCGACCTCGATCCGGACACCTGCGACGAACACATGCAGAAGTATGTGCGCAAGGACTGGGTCGCGGTCGAGACCGCCCTGTTCACCGGCAAGTGGTTCGCTTATCGCTTCCTGCATCCGGTCCAGGCGACCTATGTCTACGCCCACGAGTTCACCAAGGCGTATCGGCGCTATTATCGTCGCGAGATCGACCGCACCCGGGCCGAGTATGTGCAGCCGATCAAGATCAAGGAAATGTTCACGGGCGACAAGAGCCCGAAGATGAGCGCCGTATGGCGTGGCCGGCAGATCGCAGACGCGGCCGGCATGCCCTACGACGTCTTCCTCGACCTCGCGTTCGACATTCAGCTCCGCTACTGGAATCAGGATCGTCTGCCGCAGCCCTCGCACATGTATTCGGACCTGATCACCGACAAGATCGGGCCGCTGTGGGAGGACCGGCAGGAGGGGTTTCTGTTCTACTCGCGCCACCCGAACTATCACAACAGCTTCTATCAGGGGCTCAAGGCTCAGGACGATCACCACGAGTGGATCCTGGCCCAGGTGATGAAGCGCGGGAACGCCACCCATCTGCTCAACCAGTTGGTCTACGACAAGCAGGTGCTTCCGGAAGACAAGGTGAAGGCCCGTTTCGGACAAGATTATCTCAATCGTGTCCTTGAAGCAGCCTGATAGATACTTGTTCTAATCCGCTTCTACTTCGCTATATTCAAATCAACGCGCAACATAAGAGAACAACAATGGCATTTGGTGATAATTACGGACGGCGCAATTTGATCGTCGAGAAGAAGAACGAGCGCAAGCCCTACAAGGTAAAGCCCTGGTCGCACCAGGACGAGCTTAAGAGCCTGGTCGGCCGGCCCGTGCGTCTCTACAGCGCCGTGCCTGACTTCAATCGCCCGGTCCATGAGGGCGTTCTCGTGCAGACGGACGCCTACACCCTGAAGCTCGAAAGGCTTGTTGAGGGTCGTAAGTCAGTAGTGACTTACTTTAAGTCAGGATTGGCCGGCTACGAGGAGATCGTGTAATGGCCGCTTCCGCCGCAGTTGCAGCCAATGACGACGAGGACGAGGATCAGGGTCTCGCAACCTCGACCTATGAGTTCGACGACGAGTTCCAATCGAAGATCGTGGCGCTCACCCTGCGCGACACGGTGTTCGTCAACCGCACCGACGGCCTGATCGACCCGAGCTTCCTCGAGAACGACGCCGACGGCGCGATCGTCAAGGTGGCGCTCGATCACTTTAAGACCTACAAGAAGGCGCCGGACCGGGGTTCGATCGGCGTCATCCTGAAGGACGCGATCCAGTCGAAGAAGATCCGCTCGGATCTCGTCGCCGAGGTCAAGGACCGGGTCAAGCTGGCGCTTCAGCAGGATATCTCGGACCGCGACTTCGTGATCGACGAGGTTGGCAAGTTCGCCCGGTATCGGGCCTTCGAGAAGGCACTCACCGACGGCGTGGCAAACTGGCAACGCGGGCGCTTCGAGGACGTGATCAGAGACGTCCAGAAGGCGGGCCTGGTGGGCACGGCCGAGGATATCGGCGAATACGATTACTTCGAGGAGGTCGAGGCCCGCACCGAGCACCGCATCGCGGTCGCTTGCGGCACGATCAAGCCCGACGGCATCACTACCGGCTATCCGGATCTCGACAAGGAGCTCATTCACGGCGGATGGGGCCGTAAAGAGCTTTCGCTCTACATGGGCCCGGCCAAGTCGGGCAAGTCGATTGCGCTGTGGGATCACGGCGCGATGGCGTCGATGGCCGGCTACAACGTGCTCGGCATCACGCTCGAAGTGGGCAAGCGCATCATCGGCGATCGTCTCGACGCGAAGCTGTCCAACACCATGATGAAGGTGCTCAAGGACAAGCCGAATGCGGTCCGTGACGAGATCCGTAAGATCAAGGCAAAGTCCGGCCTGCTCAAGATCCACGAGTTCGCGTCCGGCACCTTCAAGGTGTCGCAGCTCCGTCGCCTGATCGAGCGCTACCGGACCAAGGGCATCATCTTCGACCTCATCATCGTCGATTACGCCGACCTGATGATGCCGGAGCGGGTGCAGGACGAGCTGCGCGAAGCCTCACGCCAGATCTATGTGGATCTGCGCGCCGTGGCCTTCGAGAACAACGCCGCCGTGCTCACTGCGACGCAGACCAACCGTGACGGCGCCAAGGCCTCGATCGCCAAGGCAACGGACGTGGCCGAAGACTACAACCGTATCCGCACGGCCGATATCGTCATCACGATCAACGCCACCTCGGCCGAGAAGCAGATCGGCGAGGCGCGGCTGTTCTTCGCCGCGTCCCGTAACACCGAGGGCGAGTTCGTGCTGCGCATCCAGCAGGACCGCGCCAAGATGCAGTTCCTCACCAAGTTCCTCGGGAAGGAAAGCGCATGAGGACCGGACGTTTCAGGTTCGTCGAACGGCGCAAGCACTTGTTTTCGCGCAAGCGGGTCCAGGTGCTCCAAGTCGAGATCAGCTACCGGGGTGATATGCACGGCACCTTCCGCACCCTGGAATGGATCGACGCCTCGCCCTCTGACGCGGCAAATCTGGCTTATTCAGCCGAGGGCAAGCTCTTGCGCTACGCCACCTATCCGGGAGCCTTCACATGAGCAACAACGGGCCGACCTGGAAGGAGCTCGAGGAAGAGCTCGACCTGGAATCCTGGTTCGACCGCGAGAGCCTGTCCTACAAGCTCTCGCGGGGCTCCTCTGGCATGCAGATCAATGCCGAGGCCTGTCCGGTGCAATCGTGCGGCGACAAGCGCTCCAGGGTCTATCTCAACGCGGAATCGGGCGTCGGCAACTGCTTCGTCTGCAACACCCGCTTCCGGGGCAAGCTGTCGTTCATTCACACCTATCTCCACGGTGATCCGGATGAAAAGGACGGCTGGCGTCAGACCCGCGAGCATGTGGTCGAGGCGCTGAAAGATCAGGGCTGGCGCCCGAAGCGTCTGACCACGGCTGCCGTCGAGGTGGGCGAGGTCAAGCTGCCGCTGTCTTTCCCGCTGCCGACGGCCGACGGGCGCAATCTGCAATACCTCGAGACCCGCGGCATTGACGCCGACCTGGCGAAATACTTCCATCTGCGCTTCTGCATCGAGGGCTGGTGGAACTACCAGAAGGACGACGGCTCTCAGGGCGGGCAGAAGTTCGACAACCGCGTGATCATCCCGGTCTTCGATCTCGACGGCGAGCTCAAGACCTTCCAGGGCCGCGACATCACCGGCACGTCGGATGAGAAATACCGGTTCCCCAAGGGCCTGCCTGGAACGGGCAAGTATTTGTATAACGGGCAAAACGCACTCCGGGCCAAGCGTGCCTGTGCCGGGGAGGGTGCCTTCGACGTGTTCTCCATCAAGAAGGCGCTGGATACCCAGGTTGACCTGCGCGACGTGGCAGCCGTCGGCACCTTCGGCAAGCACCTGAGCTACGGCTCGCTCGACGGCGACGACCAGCTCGGCCGCATCCTGCAGCTCAAGGCGCACGGCCTCGAGGAGCTCACCTTCATGTGGGACGGCGAGCCCAAGGTGATCAGCGCTGTCCTGGAAGCGGCCGACAAGGTGCGCAAGATCGGGGTGCGGTCAAAGATCGCGTTACTTCCTTACAAGAAGGACCCGAACGAGGTGCTGCCCGAGGTGGTTTGCGAGGCGTTCTGGAAGGCACACACCTACACGCCGGCCCTGGCGATGAAGTGGATGCTCAAGAACCCCTATGCCGACGCTGAAGCGGCTGAGCGTCGCCTGAATAATCCAGTCAGAACTGACTTAATATCCGCTTAGAAATCGCTATAACAGACTTAGCACACAGCAAGAGAGAGGAGACAGTCATGTTCCCCATGACAGTCATCAAGAAGTCGGCACGGGCCCAGTCCGTGTCGGGAGGAAAGGAGTATCACCTTGTCCTCGTTCTGACGTCCGACAGCGGCAAAGCGCTCTACATCGAGCGCTTCGGCAAGGCCGGCAAGTTCGGCAGCCTGAAGGTTCAGGCGACGACGCAGAGCCACGCGCAATCCCTGTTCGACAAGAAGTATCGCGAGAAGTTCGAGGGCGAATACCGCGATCATTTCCGCGACGACAATCTCGTGATCAACGATGAGACCGCGCTCAAGAAGGCGCTTGGCACACAGTATCTCGCACAAATGTCGCCGGCTGATCTCAAGTTCATCCTGCCCGGTATCAACACCGCCGGCGCACGGGCGCCCGAGGAGGTCGAGTTCGAGCAGCAGAAGGACGGCACCTTCAAGAAGAAGGACAAGAAGCCGATCCCGCTGCCCGAGGAAGTGCTCACGCCCGAGCAGCAGATCGAAAACAATCCGATGTGGGGAATGTTCTAATGGCGTCGTTCGGACTGAAAAAGACCCTGGCCCGCGAGAACCAGGCCTGCATCACCTGCCCGGTGTTCAATGTCGAGAGCAAGATCTCGGCGTGCCTGGCGCTCCGGGACGAACTCTGGAAGGGGAAGCGGCTCGATGTTCGGCGCGGTTGTCAGGCAGCGCTGACTGATTCCAAGTGCCCGGTCTATCATCTGGTCAAGCATATGGAGCGCACGGACGACGATCCGATCCATTCGACCGAGCCCAAGACCCTGCCCTGGCCGAAGCACATCCTCGAGCGCATCGCCCCGGTCCAGGTCCAGGGCCGCACGATGGACAAGTTCGGCGTCTCCGATCGCGAGCGCGAGCTCCTCACGGCGTCGAACGACATGAAGGCCGCGGTGCCGCGCACCAAGGCGAGCACGACCCGGCTCGAGGACGTCAAGGCGCCCGAGAAGCCCGCGGCTTCGAAGCCCGTCAAGGATGACGCGATTGCAGCAGCCACGGCCGGCGATATGTCGGCCGCAATCAATGCCGCGGCCCAGACCCCGCAAAACAAGCCCGTAGAAGCTGCTCCGGTCGCAGAAGCCCCGAAGCCCCAGCCGAAGCCGGCAACGCCGCCTGTGACCGCCCCAGCCGCGGGAACGACCCTTTCCCTTCTTGAGCGAGCACGTCTCGCCCGCCAACAGCAGAGCGCAGCATGACGAGCCGTCAGATCTTCATGGGCGACGGTGAGCGGTCGATGGCTCAGGCCTATGACCTGCACCGCAAGCTCGAACGCTCGCTGGAGATCATTTCAGGTCTTCAGCAGGGCGCCGAAGGCAACGGAGGTGAGCGGGTCGAGCTCGCCATGAATGCCGCCTTCATCTTCACCGCCCTCACGGGCAAGTCTCTCACCGTCAAGCAGGTATCGGAACTCGTATGAACTCGACCGATCTTTTAGACCGCATCGACCAGATCGCGGCCACGTCCTCAACATCCGCCAAGGCGGAACTCGTCGAGGCGCTTCTCGGCGAATCCGAGCTCGCGCGCCAGGTTGTGAAGGCAGCTCTCGACCCCTTCATCACCTTCGGGCTGACGCCCACGAAGTCGAAGACGTTCGGCTCCCGGAGCTTCGACGAGATTTCCCCGCAGCCGTGGGTGATGCTGCACCAGCTCTCCAAGCGCGAGCTCACCGGCGCGGCCGCGAAGACTGCGGTCAAGAACATCCTCGAGGACCTCGAGCCTAAGTCGAGCGAGCTCCTGTGGCGCATCCTCAAGAAGGACCTGCGCGCCGGCTTCTCGAAGAACACGGTCAACCGGGTCATGCCTGGCACGATCCCGACCTTCGACGTCATGCTCTCCAAGCCCTACGAGGAGAAGCGCGTGAAGGTGTTCCCGGTCGCGGTCGAGCCCAAGCTCGATGGCATGCGGGCGATGTTCCTGGTCAAGGACGGCGCGGCAAAGGGATTCACGCGCGTCGGCAATCACATTCCCTCGCTCGACTATCTGTCGGATCTGATCGCAGAGATGGTGCGCGCTGCGGCTAAGACTGCGGTCGAGAAGGCTCCGGGCGACAAGCTGATGGAGCTCTACGCTAAGATGCTCGGAGCTCGGGGCGCAACGGCTGCCCTCGACGCTGAGATCACTACCGGCGGGCATTTCAACGAGGCGTCCGGAGAGGTGCGCCGCAAGAGCGCCGACGCCGAGAACGCCATTATCAACCTGTTCGACGCGCTGCCCTACAATCTCGCAACCTCGTCCGAGAACGAGATCAAGATTCCGTTCAAGGCGCGGCGCAAGTTCGCCGAGTTCATTGCGGGCTTCGCTCCGGAAGGCCTCATCGTCAAGATGACGGACCTGCGCCTGGCGAACAGCCACGAGGAGATTCAGGCGATCTACGAGGAGCACCGCGCCAACGGCCTCGAGGGCGCGATGGTGAAGCCACTCGATGCGCACTACGTCAAGTCGAAGGGCTTCCTCTGGATGAAGATGAAGGCCGAGGAGACCGAGGATCTGCGCATCACCGGCTGGTTCGAGGGCGAGGCTGGAACGAAGCTGGAAGGCAAGTTCGGCGGATTGCTGGTCGAGCGCGAGCACGAAGGCAAGATGGTCGAGGTCAAGATCGGCGGCGGGTTCAAGGAGCATGAGCGCGAGGAGCTCGAGCCGCTGCTGCGCGCCGACAGCGCCGGCGTGACACCCGTCACTGAGAAGAACAAGGTTCTATACCGCGGCGGGGCAGGGCGCCAGGTGCTCGGGCGTCTCGCTGAGATCGAGTTTCACGAGATCACTCCGGACGGCTCATTGCGCCACCCGCGCTTTGTGCGCTTCCGCGACGACAAGGACGAAAACCTGAAGGATGCAGCATGAGTGACAAGCTCCAAAAGGACATCGAGACCCTCGCCAAGCATGGCACGCGAACGCCCGTTCAGCGTCAGCGCGACCACCTGCGCAAGGCGATGGAGCTTTACGAGGGCTCCAAGCCCGGCACCTACGGGCGCCGGGACTGGCGGGAGCACCTGATCACCAAGATCGAGGAGCTCGCCGCGGCCATCGCCGAGGAGAAGATCCACGACGTTATTGGAAAGCATCTTGAGGAATTCGCTCACCGGCCCTCCGGAATCGATGCCACCTAAAAAGTAAGTATTGACTTACCATAGTCGATACCTCAGAATCCCTGACGACTTGGGTGCCAAGGGTTCATTCCCGGCTAAAGTCGTGTTTCCTCTTTGTGTGCGCGGGCGGTCCTTCGGGATCGCCCTTTTTTATGTCGGCGGGTCCCACACCAGAATATAGACCTTCGGTCTTTGGTAGATTCCCTTCTGAAAGATTAAATACTGGTGCGGAACGCTTTTCGAGCAATCTGCGGAAGTAGGAGACGATCGTCAGGCAGACGCGATAGAGGATCGGCGGGCGTCGAATCCCTTTGGCTGTGCGACGGGCTTGCAAGGATTCAGGGGCTTTGGCGGACAGGAAGCCGACGGCGACCAGGAGCTCGATCCCCTTGCGGGTCTCCCACTCCCTGAGACCCAGCTTCCGGGCCACGTCCGTTCGCGAAAGGGCGAATTCTTCACCGATGCGGCCCGGCGAGCACCAGACCCGCATGCACATCACGGCGACCGTTGCGGCCTGGACCGCGTAAGTCTCGCCGGCCAGGCGCTCCTCGAGCCACCTCATCATGCGCTTGGGTGCTTTGAAATTGCCCGACCAGCGCGAAAGATATTTCTGTCTCACCTAAACCTCCTGTGAAGAAGGCAAAGCGGGAGCGTTCACCGAAGCGGTGTTCTCTTGACTTCGATTGTCGGAGAGGGTCTAATCGGACTTGCAACAGTTACCGATTGGGCCCTCACCAGGCTCCTAAAGGCCTCGAAGCTTCCAACTTCGGGGCCTTTGCTTTGTCCATTCCTACGTCATCGTTGCTCCAAACAGGCGGAATCGCCCGTTAACCGCGAAGCCTGCTCCGATTCCACGGTTAAGCCAAGACTGAACCGGGCAAAACCTGTGGGCTCTTGACGAACGACCCAGCCTGCGACAGTTTAAGCAAATCACTCCGCGCACACGGAGAGGGCAGGGATGCCCATTTGTCGATGGCCCGGGTCGCTCCCGGGCTTTCGCGCATTCAGGTAGGATTCGCATAAGAAACCTTATGGAACCTGGGCCGTGCGAATCCTTGCTGCGACAATCTTCCCGCGTGATTCGAATCATTCACCCATCTAAATTGCCTTTTGTCCGTTGCCGCGAGTGCTCAGTCAGTCCTGACCGATACCCCTTGTGGATAAGTGTGGCACTTTGTTCTCCATCTGTTCACGGTAAAAAGGGTTTTTGACTTGAAACCAACTTGACACCTCAGACTTATCTTGGTGACTGTTCACTCAGAACTGACTTAATCGGTCAGTCTCCAGCACAACGGAAACACGTAACCTCATGTTCTTCCCAAGATTATACGCATGTGATCCGCAACGATTACGCTATAGCTAAGATACAACGAGCGTTTGAGTAAAAGACGCAGAGCAAATGATCTAAACTGAAAAGCACATAAGAGGTTAGGAGGGTATGTAAATGAACGCGAGGGCTGCCATGAAGAGCGCCGATCTACCACTCGCTCGTTACTTAACGAAGGTCATCGACGGGCTTCAGGGGCAGAAGTCCCAGCGCGAGATTGCCGCAGAAATGGGCTACGACAAGCCCAACATCATATCCATGTTCAAGAAGGGCGAGATGAAGGTGCCCTTGGACAAGGTCCCGGCTTTCGCCAAGGCCTTGCACGTGGATACGGCGTTTCTCTTCCGGATGTGTGTCGAGCAGTATTGGCCCGATCTGAAGAGCGCCGTGGCCGAGGTCTTTGGTGACGTCTTCTCCAAGGCCGAGGTGCGCCTGGTGCGCATCGCCCGCGAGGTTACCGCGGAGCTACATGGCCCGGACACCGACACGGTGTTCCCGGAGGAGCTCGAAGACGAATTCCGCGAGTGGTATCGCTCGCGTATCAAGACGGTTCGGGCGTAAACGCCCGGACCACCCAAGGATCATCTGTCATGACCCTTGGGGAAACTGTGCAGAATGGCGTCCCGTCTCTTGTCAGGACGCCTTTTCTGTGCCACCACCATTAAGTCATTACTGACTTAAGACCCAGAGAACAGGGGAACCCCAGACATGAAGCTCGCCGCCGCAGCCGAAAACAGCCCTTTTACTGATATTTCCCATGACGAAGCCGCAGATATTATCGCCGATATGGAAGAGCGATCCTATCATTCCAATGGTTCCACCGACGTCTGGAAGGGTATTCACCCGGTCCGTGGAAGCATTTACGTAGTTGTTCCGCCCCTGGGAACATGCCTTCTTCTTCCGTTTGTAATCCAACAGAATGCTGTGTAGTGTGCTTTTACTGAGTAAGTCAGTGATGACTTAAAGACACAACACGAGGCGCACACGATGAACCATGATATTATTGTCCTGAGAGAGGTGGTGACGAAGGTCACGCGCATGCTCTCGGGCAAGAAGGGCCTGCGCGTAACGCAGGAGGGCGCGAATGCTTTCGTGCAGACCGACGCGAGAACCCTCGAGCCGATCCGCGTGAACATTCCGAACATCCCGGACAACGCCACCGAAGACTTTATTCTGGCGATTCAAGGGTTCATCGATCACGAGATCGGGCACGTTCTGGACACGGACTGGACTGTTGTCCGTGAATCCAACCTCAAGGGCCCAACCTGGAACTCGTGGCGCAACATTTTCGAGGATCCCCGGGTCGAAAAGTGTCAGCAGAAGCGGTTCCCCGGTTCTGCTTACAACCTCAATCGCCTGCACACCTTCTTCCTCGAGAAGATCACCAAGCCGGCGCTCGACGTCTGCAAAACGCCGGCCGACGAGTTCGGCGTGCTCGGCGTGCCGATGGTGCGAGCCTGGGCCGGCCAGAAGGTGTTCCAGGACTTCATGAACGATTACTGGGACCACCCGCTGATCAAAGCGGTGATGGACCGCATGCCGCAAGAGGCCCTCGACCGCGTGCCGCTCATGAAGAGCACGCAGGACGCCTGGGAGCTCGCCCAGATCCTTCACAACATCGTCTACCCGCCGGCACCGCCCGCCCCTCCCCCGCCGCAAGAGAGCGACGATCAGGAGCAGGGCGAAGGCCAGGGCAAGTCCGACGACAAGTCGGATGAGAAGCAGGACGGCAAGGGTTCGAACCAGAACAAGCCCGAGGACGACGAAGACCAGGGCTCCGGCGGCGACAGCGACGACGAGAAGGAGAGCGAGGGCTCTTCGGGCAAGGGCGAGCAGAATGAAGAGGATGAAGGCGACGACGCCGATGAGCAGGACTCTTCCGGCAGTGCGGGCGAAGGTGATGAAGCCGACGACGACACTGACGACAAGAACGAAGGCTCTGCGGGAGATGGTAGCGATCGGGAGGAAGGCGATGATGAAGCCGACGCCGGTGAGAAGGGCGCCGACGGCGATTCCGAGGATCAGGGCGATGGCGCCGCCGATGAACGGGATTCTGAAGCTGGTCAATCGGGATCTGAGCGTGAGGATGACGATACCGACGAGACCGAAAATGGCCGCGGCGGTTCGCAAGATGACGATCAAGAGGCGGACGAAGCCGATGGCGAAGAGCATTCGCAGAATAAGGGCTCGGCCGGTGACGATGCTGATGACGCTCCGGAAGACGCTGGCGATGAGGCCGACGAGGAATCCGGTGGATCCGGTTCTGAAAGCTCAGATGGATCTAATGACGATGAAGGCGATCAGAAGGACGAAGCGGAAGGTGATGACGAAGAGGGCGGCTTAGGCGGCTCTGAGAAGGGCGACGAGCAGGAAGGCGAAGGAGATAAGAGCGATGATCGCGATGGCGATCTTGAGCAGGGCTCAGGCACGGATGGCGAAGGCGAAGAGAACGAGGACGATCGCCAAGGCCAGGGCGAGCAGGAGGAAGAAGGCGGCGATCGTCACATGGACACGACGCCCTCGCCCTTCGCCCACGAGCACATCGAAGTAACCGAGTTTGACAACGCCATCGCCAACCGCATCACGGACGAGGCATCGCGCAATGCCCGCGGCGCCGATTACGTGGTCTACTCGCGCGACTACGACCGGATCGAGACCCTGCAACTGCCGAAGGACGTGCCCGACGAGTGGGTGGAGTTCATCGAAGACAAGACCCGTATGATGGTCGGTCCGATGCAGAAGGAGATCGAGCGCATGATGGCTGCGCGCTCGATGGTGCAGCGTGTTCCGGGTTATCGCTCGGGGCGCCTGCATGCCGGCAACCTGCATCGCCTGATGGTCAACGATGACCGCGTGTTCCGCCGCACCCACGTCAACAACTCGAAGGATACGGTTGTCTACCTGAAGATCGACAACTCCGGGTCCATGCAGGGCTCCAAGATGACGACCGCGATGCTGGCGGGCTATGCGCTCTCCCAGACCCTCGAGCGGGTCGGCATCAAGCACCAGGTCTCGGGCTTCACGACGCTCGGCTTGAAGATGGGGCACTATATGGGCCACTTCAGCAAGAAGGGCTGGCAGCTCGCGGACTGGGACGAGGTGCAGAAGGAGCAGAAGCGCCTGGGCCGTCTCTTCTCGCGGGTCGAGGCGCTCTACATGCCGATCTACAAGACCTTCGATGAGCGCGTGACGCCCGAGGTGCGCAAGCGCTTCGCGGTCGCGGCTCAGAACAAGGTCGATATGGGCGCGAACGTCGATGGCGAGAGCGTCGAGTTCGCCCTGCATCAGATCCTCAAGCGCAAGGAAGCCCGCAAGGTGATCCTGGTGCTCTCTGACGGCCGCCCCGCAACCGGTCCGGGCGTCGATCGCGAGGTCTACAGCCACGTCCATAAGGTCGTCGAAGACGCGGGGAAGGCGAATGTCGAGATCATCGGCATCGGCATCCAGGATGCGTCGGTGCGGACCTTCTACCCGAAGAACATGGTCCTCAACAATGTCGAGGAGCTGCCGGGCGTGGTCATGGGCGAGTTGAAGCGGATCCTGACCGCTGCGTGAGCAGCGGCGGGTCCCACAGCATACGGGAGAGACAGATGGACAAGAAGCTTGAGGATGATCCCCTCTACAAGATCCTTGTTGAAGGTTCCGCCTTGCAGGAGGAGCAGGCAGACGCGGCCCGCTGGATCAAGCGCCTGACCGACGAGGTCAAGCGCAAGCCGAACTTCTGGGTTGCCACCTACGGCGATCGCGGCCTCGAGGTGGTTCACTACCACGAGGAGAAGCCGTTCCGCGACGAGGTCGAGCGGGTCAAGAAGCTCCACGAATCCGGCCGGCTCGACAGCTTCACCTGGGGTCAATTCTGATGCGGCTCCCCAAGGTCAAGAAGCGCCGGCTCTGGGACCGACATCAGCGCGACGGTTACATGGAGAGTGACCGCGACTTCATGGACAACAATGATCGGGCTTGTCTCTGGTTCTTGAAGCATCGGGACAAACTTGCGAAGGAGCTCGCGGATCTCAGGCATAGGGTGGAGATCCTCGAGGCCGACCCCTGCGGCGGTTGTGGCGCCAAGGTGACGGAATCCTGCCGTCGCCGGTGCGCGCCGGACGATTGTTTTCGTGCCTTTCACGGAGGGTCTTATGATCCCATCTCCTAAGACCAGGGCTCAGCGCCAGGCCGAGACCGCTCAGATGACCCACTGCCGGTGCGGCAACGTCGCCGGCCTCGGCAAGATCCAGTGCGGGCGCTGCGAGCACGAGGCCGAGGAGCGTGAGCGCGAGAAGGTCGAGAACCAGGTCTGGATCCTGTTCTGGCTGCCGCAGGTCGGCGATGAGCAGGTCGAGGACGTCTACCGGAACGAGGACGACGCCCGCGAAGCCCACGCATCCAAGAAGCATCCCGGACAGTGGGATGTCCGAGCCTACGACCTGAAATAAGCCCGAGCTGACCGCGATTTCCCTTGCGTTCAGCCTTTCTTATCCCTACAAAAGTAAGTCAGTTCTGACTTGCATCCCGCGTCTAAAACAGTAGATTGTCTAAGTCAGCGCGAAAGCGCAGCGCACACAACGAAAGAGGTTCTGATGTCCGTCATGACTGACGAAAAGATCAAATGCGAACTCGACGGCGCTCTCGTTCATTCGATTGAGCTCCACCTGCGGAAGAATCACCCCGCCGTCAGCCTTGACGATTACCGCAAGCAGTTCCCCACCGCGCCGCTCCTGTCCGAGAAGGCGAAGGAGCTCGTGCGCCAGGCCCAGGCCAAGAAGGCTGCCGGCGCCGCAGGGTCGAAGCCGCTGACCGATTTCGAGCGCAAGCCCCTCTTCGAGGTGTTCGGCCTGCCCAAGAACGCTGCCAACAACTCGCGCGGCGCCCCGATCGAGGTGTCCGTGATGGTCGACCTCGACGACAACCAGCTCGCCCTCGTGCCCGACATCGATCCGGCCTATGTGTTCAACATCGAACTGGTCAAGACCGCGATCATCGCCCTGGAGCTCAACGAGCCCATGTATCTCTGGGGCTATCACGGCACGGGCAAGACCACGATCCTCGAACAGACCTGCGCCCGCACCAAGCGCCCGTTCCTGCGCGTCCAGCACACCGCCAACACCGAAGAAAGCCACATCATCGGGCAGTATGTCGTGCGCTCGCGTCCGGCTGAGGTCGAGAAGCTCGACGCGCACGGCGTCAAGCACACCCTGATCGAAAACCAGACCGTGACCGAATTCCAGCTCGGCCCGTTGCCCCAGGCGATGATCGAGGGCCTGGTCTACTGCGCCGACGAATACGACTTCGCCATGCCGAACGTCACGTCCGTCTACCAGCCGGTCCTCGAGGGCAAGCCCCTGGTGATCAAGGATGCGCCTCCCGAGTTCCGCATCATCCGCCCGCATCCGAACTTCCGCTTCGTCGCAACGGGCAACACCAACGGCGTCGGCGACGAGACGGGCCTGTATCAGGGCACCAACATCCAGAACGCCGCCAACTACTCGCGCTTCGGCATCGTCGAAGAGGTCGAATACATGGCGCCGGTGATCGAGGCTGCGATCGTGTCGGCCCAGGCGGGCATCCCGAAGGGCGAAGCGGAAAAGCTTGTCGAGTTCGCCAACAAGGCGCGCGACGAATTCAAGGCCGGCAAGATCGGCTCCGTGCCTTCGACCCGCGAGCTGATCAAGGTCGCCAAGAATGCACTCGTCCGGGGCGGCAACTACCGCATCGGCCTGCGCCAGGGCTTCCTCAACCGTCTGTCGCGCTCCGACAAGGGCGCCCTCGACCAGGTCGCACAGAGGATGTTCGGCTGATGTCCACGAGCTACGAGGCAAGCCTCCCGGTCCTGAAGGGCATCGCCCTTCGCGTGCAGCGGCGCTGTCGCGCTGCTGGCGCCGCCTCGATCCAGCTCGAGGATATCATGCAGGAGCTCGCGATTGCCTGGATCCAGGCGGATGCGAACTACCAGCCCGGCCCCGTCCCCTTCGTGGCCTATCTGCGGCGGGGATGCTTCAACCACGTCAACCGTTGGCTGAAGAGCGAGATCGGCGAGTTCATGCTCGCTCCAACCTCGCTCGATAAAACCACCGGCGAGGACGGCGAGAATGAGCTTCACTCAGCGATCCCCGACACGGCGCGTCCCTCCGACGAGCTGCTCGAGGAGAAGGAGCTGCGCGACAGGGCCCTTGCCCGTCTCAGCCCGCGGGCGCGCCAGTTCTACGAGATCCTGGAGAGCCCACCGCCGGAGCTCATGAGCGAGGTCAACAACGTGCAGGCCCGGGCCGAGTTCGCCCGTTCCCGCGGCATCAACACGATTGCCCCGACCTCGTTGACGGCCGCTCAGGTGTTCGACCTGATGGGCCTGACCCGGGCGGAACGCAATCAGGTTACGGCAGAAATTCGCGCGATTGGAAAAGTCAGTCAGTGATGACTTATGCAACCCCGGACACCCACCTCGCCCCAGGCTGCTTCGGCTCGGCCCTCACCTACAAGGAGAGCCAGGTTGAATGCCAAACCTGCCCGTTCTCGGCCCGCTGCAAGCCGATCTCGGAAGCCCGCATGGAGCGCCTGCGCGAAAAGCTCGGCATCGCCCCGCGGGTGGAAAAGCCCAAGGTCGAGCGCAAGCAGATCGTCAAGGACGCGGGCGTGATGACGCTGCCAAAGAAGGTCGAGGAGCTCATGGAGCGCATCGATCGGGCCGGGATCAAGATCACCGAAAGTCTGCGCGAGGGCCGCAACCCTTTCGCGGCGAAGAAGAAGCCGGCGTTCCTGCTCGTCGCCTGTCATCTGCTGCTGCACCTGAGCGGCAACCAGATCAGCCGGCAGGGTCTCGTCGAGGCTTTCATGAAGAAGTTTGAGTGGAGCGAGGGCACAGCGGCCGCCCACGCTCTGCAGGCAAGCCAACTGCTCGTTGCGGTTGGTGCTGCCACCGAAACCGACGGCCGAATTTCACTCAAGAGGTAGACAAGTGAACCAGACGATTATGACCCGTGACGCCTTTGAAGCTCTCTCGCTCGACGAGCGCGCCAAGCTTGAAGAGGTGGTTACCGCCGAGGGCGAGGTGCTCAAGAGCCGCGACGGCGAACAGGGTGGAACCAAGGCACAGGGCGACGAGGTAAACCAGGCGCCGGCCGAGGCTCCGGCCCCGGTGAAGCTGTTCACCCCGGAAGAGGTGCAGCAGATCATCGACAACAACGGCCCGAAGGTGATGGTCGTGTTCGACTATATCCGCCAGGACGCCACGAAGGGCACCGAGCGCGCCTTCCTCAACCGCATGCGCGACATTCTCACGGTGCAGGACATTTTCGAGATCGAGAAGGGCTTGGTCGAACAGTCGAAGGGCACTCTCGTCCGCGTGCTGATCACCAACTGGAAGGCCCTGCAGGCCTGATGCTCCTTTACGTCGTCTATTCCTTTCAGTCAGCAGCCCCTTCCGAGGGGCTGCTTAGAGGGGTGCCAGGCTCGGGCGTTGGCCGCATCACCTTCACTAATATGAAAGCGCCCAAGGTCTTCGCGGATATCGAGCACATCGAGCGCCGCATTCGCGAGGAAAATCCAAACTTTACGAATGTGTTTCTGACCTACTGGTCGCAACTCAAGGGATGAGTATGCACTCCGTATTAGCGGCGCGAACCAACTTCTCCATCGGCGAGAGCATCTATACCGTCGAGAAGCTGATCGAGGATTCGAAGAAGGCCGGCGCCAAGGCCATTGCGATCACCGACACCATGTCGGTCACCGGCATGATCGATTTCACCAACAAGGCGAAGAAGGCCGAGGTCAAGCCGATCATCGGCGTCCGTCTGCGCCTGGTGGATGATCCGACCTGGAAGAAGCCGAAGGGTCAGAAGGTCAAGGCCCCGCCGGAGTATTTCGCCACCCTCTACATCAAGAGCAAGCGCGGGCTCGACCTGGTGTTCCGCATGCTCACCCTCGCCAATTCCGACGAGCGCTTCTACAACGTGCCCAAGTTGGGCTTCAACGACCTGTTCGACTTCCTGATGCGCATTCAGGCCCAGGAGGAGAGCCCGGATCTCGCCATTGCCACCGGCGACGCCTTCAGTGTGCTCACGCATCCGGAAGCCGAGAGCATCGTTGCTGGCTGGATGGAAGCGCTCGGCCGCGCCAGTGTCTTTGCGACGCTCACGCCCATCGACGCGCCGCTCTGGGACACCCTCAACGCCAAGGCGATCCGGCTTGCTGAAAAGCTCGGCATCTGGACGCTCGCCACCCGCCCCGCGGCCTATCCGAAGGAGCAGGCTGACGCCCAGGAGATCATGAACGCGGTGACCCGCAACGTGAAGGTCTCCGAAATGTGGCACTGGCAGCCGTATTGGCGCGATCTTCACCCGCTCACTGCCCCGGAGCTGATCGAGCAGGTCAAGGGCGCTGCGGTGCGCCTGCGCGACCGCTACGGCATTGAAGATGCGGGCGCCTGGTTCAAGGCAGCGCTCAGACACACCGACGATCTGGTGAACAGCGTCAGCTATGTCTGGGAGAAGCAGGACCCGACCCTGCCCGTGATGGCCCCGGACGAGTTTGAGGCGCTCAAGAACGAGTGCATCAAGGGCTTCAAGACGCGCTTTGCAAGCGAGGTCTTCGGTCACAAGCCCGGCGCAAACGAATTGGAGGCGGTCTACCGGCCGCGATTGGTCTATGAACTCTCAGTCCTCAAGAAGCTTGGATTTGCGGGTTACTTCCTGCTTGTCCAGGACGTCGTCCGGTTCGCGAAGAGCTCCGGTATTCTGGTTGGCCCTGGTCGAGGTTCGGTCGGCGGATCTCTTGTCGCGTATCTCATGGGGATCACCGACTGCGACCCCATTCGATTTGGGCTCCTATTCGAGCGCTTCATTAACCCGGATCGCCTCGATCTCCCCGATGCTGACCTGGACTTTATGTCGGAGCGTCGGCACGAGGTTGTCGAATACCTGGTCAAGAAGTATGGGCAAGAGCGTGTTGCCGGCATTAGTAATTTCGGCACGCTTGCGGGCGCAAGCGCGATGCGCGACGTCTCGCGCGTCTTTGGTCTTGATGAACGGGAGTATTCTGCATCTAAGATGATGCCGAAGAACCACGGCGCCAACGTCCCCTTGACCAAGGCAGCCGAGGCCGTTCCGGAGATCGCAGCCTTCCGCGACAAGTATGATCCGCTCTGGGGCGTGATGCTTCAACTCGAAGGCGTCATGCGCAACCTGTCGCAGCACGCCGCGGGTATCGTCGTCGGCGGGTGCGACCTGGTGGAGCGTGCCGTGCTCGAGCGGCGCAAGGGCGAAACCGTCGTCTGCTGGGATAAGCGCATCGTCGAGGACCAGGGCCTCGTGAAGATGGATATTCTGGGTCTCTCGACCCTCGATCTCATCGACGCGACCCTGAAGTATATCCGCCAGCGCCATTCGAAGCGCGTGGACCTGATGAAGATCCCGCTCGACGACGACAAGGTGCTGCAGGCGTTCGCCGCGGGTCAGACGACGGGTATCTTCCAGTTTGAGTCGGGCGGCATGCGGCGCCTCTTGAAGGAGCTCGGCAAGGACGGCGTGATCACCTTCGACGATATCACGGCCGCAACCGCGCTGTATCGTCCGGGTCCGATGGAATCGGGCATGATGGATTCCTACTGGAAGCGCAAGCAGGGCCTCGAGACCGTCGATTACGACCACCCGCTCATGGAAGAGATCCTCGCGCCCACCTTCGGCGTCATGGTCTACCAGGAGCAGGTCATGCAGGTGTCGCGGGTTATCGCGGGCTATTCCGCGGCCGGCGCCGACAAGCTGCGTAAGATCATGGGTAAGAAGCTGCCCGAGGAGATGGCAAAGGAGCGCGGTAACTTCGTTAAGGGCGTGGTCGCGACGGTCGGCGAAACAGAGGAGTGGGCCGGAGAGCTGTTCGACAAGATCGAGGGCTTCGCCGGATACGGCTTCAACAAGTCGCACTCGGTCGAATACACCCTGATCTCCTATCAATCGATGTGGCTCAAGGTGAATTATCCGGTCGAGTTCTTCGCCGCGGCTCTGTCGCTGATGAAGGAGGAGAAGCTGCCGGCAATCCTGCGCGAAGCTGCGCGCCTCGGGATCGAGATCACCCTTCCGGACATCAACCTGTCCACGGGCCAATTCGAGATCATCACCGACACGATGCTGGCGATCCCGTTCAACCGGGTCAAGGGCATCTCGGACAACACCACCCAGGCGATCCTCGAGGCGCGCAAGGATGGTCCGTTCAAGTCGATGCTGGATCTTGAGAAGCGGGTCGAGAAGCGCAAGTGCAACGCCCGGCACCGCGAGGTGCTTAACAGGATCGGGGCATTCGCCAGGATCGAGCCCTCACAGATCGCAGCCCGACATCCGGACCGCATCAAGGACCAGGTCGAGCTGATCCCGGGCCTGATTACGGATGTGGTGCCGGTCAACCGCGATATGCACACCGACAAGCACACCCGGGCCAAGGTCGCGCTGGTGATGCAGCACGCCCGCGAGAACGTCTACAACCTCGCGGTCAAGCCGCACGTCAAGGAAGGCGCGAAGTTCATGGCGATCTTCGACGGGCCGACCAAGGGCGAAGAGGATGCCCAGTTCTTCGCCTTCGGCGGCAACTGGGATTGGATCGGCCAGGCCCTTCGCGAGCACGACCTGTGCCGCAATGACGGCTACTGGACCGGACTGATCAAGCGGCCCAAGGAGGGCAAGACGGTCGGTCCCACCGAAGTCACCGATTGGGCGCCCTACCTGAAGAAGGAGATCGAGCTGGTGAAGCCAACCGTGATCGTGCTCTTGGGCTCGACCGTGGTGCGTCACTTCATCCCCGAGTTCAAGGGCAAGGCGTCCGATATGGCCGGCAAGGTGCTCTACAACCAGGCGCTCGACGCCAATCTGGTGATCGGCTTCAATCCGGGCGAGATCTATCACGATCCGGACAAGCAGACCGCCCTCAACGAAGTCTTTGGACAGGTCGCAAGCATGGTGATGGTATGAGGTTCAATTTAAGCAAGAAGGCGTCGGTGAATTGCGAGGAATGGCACCGCTGGTTCGCCTGGCGTCCTGTGAGGATTAGCCCGACAGAGATCTGCTGGTTGGAGTGGGTGGAGCGCAAGTGCACCTACAATGGCAACTGGGCCGGCGGTGACTGGGAGAATGAATACCGCGCAAGCATGGTGATGGTATGAGGATTAACTGTGACAGGAAGCCGAGGCGCCGGCTTGACGAATGGCATCGTTGGTTCGCCTGGTATCCCGTGAGGGTCGCCCGTGGGGATTGCCGCTGGCTCGAATACGTCGAGCGCCAGGGCACCTGCTACGCCGGATGGGACGATCATGTGTGGGAGTTCGAATATCGAGCAATCTCCCGCGTGCAATCCGCTTGATTTTCGCTATAACTAGATCATAAGTCAGAACTGACTTACACAGAGGACACACGCAATGTCTGACCAAGACGATGATACGGCAACCGCGCCGCGCAAGACGCGCAAGGTCGCGGTGAAGCAGTGGATCGACGAGAAGCAGCTCAAGCAGGATCTCTCCTACACGATGTCCGATATCTCGGGCGCCATGATGGATCAGGCCTCGCTGCTCGCCCATTACGGCGTGCTCTCCGCCAAGGCCTCGCGCCAGGTGGACGACATGAAGATGCTCCTCGAGAACGCCGAGGCAGCCGTCGACCGCAAGATCCGCGACGAGAAGGCCAAGGCCGGTGAGAAGGTCACCGAGCCGATGCTCGAAAAGCTCGTCGCCCGTCACCCGCAGGTGATCGAGGTCAAGAAGGCCCTCAACGAGGCGAAGCAGATCGAAGCCATCGGCAAGATCGCCGTCGAGGCCTTCAAGAACCGCAAGGATATGCTGGTGCAGCACGGCTCTCGTGAGCGCGCCGAGCTCGAGGGCGAGGTTCGTCTGGGCTTGCGGAACATGCGCGAGGAGCAGGTCGAAGGCCTCAAGAACCGCGTGATGGGCCGGCAGCGCAGCACCCGCGAGGCCGCGGAGAACCCCGCATGACGGGGCGGGCTTACGACAAGCCCTGGCGCTGGTTCGAGGCTGCGATCGCGGCCGGCGCCTTCATCTTCGTTTGCTGGATCGTCGCAGGAGGAAAGTGATGCCGATTTTGTCGAGTGAGCAGAAAGCCGAACATGAGCGCAAGAACGGCCTCGGCGGCTTTTCCATCGATCCGGATCAACTGGTTTGGGAAGCCTGTGGCGACAGCCAGGAGGACCCCTACACCCGTCTGCTGACCTGCCTTCAGATCGGCTCATCCCAGAACCACCTCGAGGCGCGCGAACTGCGCTGGGAGGATATCAGCCATAGCTGGCAGCCCGTGGAATACACGGAGGACTGGGAGAAGGTCTGCGACCTCAGCGGCGACACCCCGGAGAGCTTCATGACGCTCAACGGGCGCGTCTACTACCTCTTCATGACACCTTATTGCTGAAGGAGAAAACCTCACAAATCCGCAAGAAATCTTCTGCAATCCGCTCTGAAAGCGCTATATACAAATAGCGAAATCGCTAATTAGCGAACGAGCTAGAACCCCAGTCTGCCACGAGCCGCAAGGCACCAGGCACAGATAGATAGATAGAAAGAAGTTACGATGGCTCTCAATCCAGCCCTCATGAACCTGGTCAAGAACCAGAAGGCCAAGTATTCCTACAGCAACGCCAAGACCGTGAAGCTGAAGGAAGGCAAGACGAAGATCCGCATCCTCCCCAATCCTGACAACGAACTCGGCAAGTTCTGGGCCGATCTCGGCGTTCACTGGATCAAGACCGAGAAGGACGGCAAGCCCGTCGCGGTCGTTGGGTGCGAAGAGCATGTCCACGAGAAGCCCTGCGCCATCTGCAATGCCATCGACAAGGCATCCAAGAGCGCTCCCGACGACGCCACCCTCGAGATCATCAAGGAGTGGAAGGTTAAGAAGTCGGTTCTCGTGAACGCCCTGGTGCGCTCGGGCGACACCAAGTCCGAAGACCCCGTCATCCTCGAACTGCCCGTCACCGCCTTCGGCAACATCCTGTCGATGATTGATGAATACGGCACGGACAGCGATCCGCTCAGCCTGACCGACGGCATCGACTTCGTGATCGAGCGTGTCGGCAAGGGCAAGGACACGAAGTATACGGTCATGCCGGCCATGAAGTCCGCCCCGGTCTCCGAGGACTCCATGAAGAAGCGCCACGACCTCGAGGAGTTCATCAAGCGTGAATTCTTCCGCGGCGAAGAGCAGAAGGCCCTCAATGCAATCGCGTCGGTCACCGGCGTTGTTGTCGGCGCCCCTGCCCTGACCGGCCCGAAGGGCGGCAATGCTGCTCTCCTGACCAGCGCGAAGGTCGAAGACGCAGAACTGGCTGAGCTCGAGGACGAGCTGGCAACCGCTCCGGCTCCGGCGACGAAGCCTGCTGCTGCCACCACGACCAAGGCTGCAAAGCCCGCTCCGGCTCCGGCCCCTGAGCCCGAGGAAGACGAGTTCGGCACCGCCCTCCCCGCAGGTGAGATCGACGATCTCCTCGGCGACCTCGACAACATCTAATCCGCAGACCACGCGCCACAGTTTGCCCCTTGTGGCGCGTGTTACTTGGGCGGGGAGTCAAATCCCCGCCTCTTTTGTCTCTAGGAGGATTAGATGATCCAATACTTCATTCAGTTTGGCATGGATGGCGAAGACTTCGATCTGTTCGTCACTGCCGAGAGCCCGGAGAAGGCGGTTGATCTCTGGCTTGGATATTACGGCTTCGAAACGGATGACGAAAACGACGAGGAAATCGTGCGTCTTCGCCCGGTCCCGGCTCCTGCATTCTCTCCGGTCGCTCACAAGTGGGACGATATCCCGGAAATTCAGATCAAGGTGAGGCTCGCATGAGCGACGGCTATCTCATCTGCATCATCACCCGTCGGGGTGAGACCATCCGCGACGCTAGACGCCGCATTTTTAAGACCGAAGCTGAGGCGCAACGCTTCGCAGAAGAGCGTCAGGCGGCTCGCCCGCATTTGAAATATGGCGTTGTCGCCGCAGGAGAACAGAAGTGAGCGACGGCTATCTCCTCATCGACGGCAGCAACGTCGCTCACGCGAACGCTGCCAACAAGGTTCTCAAGGTCGGCGACACCGAGACCCAGGCGATCTACGGCTTCCTGAAGCAGTTGCGCCCACTGATCTGCCGCTACCCGACGCTCGCGCCCATCGTCCTCTGGGACGGTCGCTCCTGGCGCTATGACGTCTATCCGGAATACAAGGACAAGCGCGACAAGCCCGACGCCAAGAAGGACTACGAGCAGAAGGCCCAGGCGATCCGCGAGAGCTGCAAGAAGCAGATCCCGCAGATCAAGCGCGGTCTCGAGCTCCTCGGTGTTCGTCAGATGCACGCCATGAACCTCGAGGCCGACGATCTCGCCGGCATCCTGTGCAAGCGCTGGGCCAACAACGGCAAGAAGGTCGTGCTGATCTCGGGCGACAAGGACTGGATCCAGTTGGTGCGTCCGGGCGTGGCCTGGCGCGATATGATCCGCGAGCAGATCATCAACTTCAAGAACCTCTCGAAGGAGCTCGGCTACAAGAAGGTGCTGAAGAAGGACGAGGACGGCATCGAGATCGAATCCGAATGGATCGGCGTTCCCTCCGCTCGCGCCTGGCTCGAGGTCAAGGCGATGATGGGCGATATCTCCGACAACCTTCCGGGTGTTGGCGGCATCGGCGAGAAGGGCGCGATCGACCTGGTCAACAAGTTCGGCTCGGTCACCGAGTTCTGGAACCGCGCCAATCTCGAGAACCTGAAGCTGCCCAAGAAGCTGAAGGATTTCGCCACCGACGCTGACAAGATCGCGAACTTCCAGCGCAACATGTGGCTGATGGATCTCAATCACCCGCAGATCCCCGCTCCGGCCGGTATGACGATCAAGGGCGACGGGAAGCCCAAGGCCGAAGAGTTCGGCGCGTTTTGCGGTGAGTTTATGTTTCAGTCAATACTGACTGATTTGGAGACCTGGCTGGAGCCGTTCACTCCCGCCGGCATGAAGGAAGCAGCATGAGCCAGAAGATCGAACAGGCCGTCAACAAGGTCGGCAAGGCTCTGGGCGAGCTGGTCAAGGCGTTCGAGCAGGCCGGCGCTCAGATCGATGAGGAGCACGCCAACAAGGTGTTCGCCTTCCTGGGGCAGAGCCTCAACGGGGTGCAACAGAAGGCGCTGCTCGCGCGTCAGGTGAGCATCGCCACGACCGGGCGCTTCTCGCTCGACATGGATCTACCCACGGCGGGTCCCGCATTGATCCCCGTGTTGAGCCCGGTCCCGGCCGCGTTCAACCCGCCGACGAGCATCGCCTTCGTTCCTGGGCCGAACACAACGCCCGCGACTGTCATGCCGGGAGGCAAGCTTGTGCTCACCTCGGACGACGACGAGCTCGCGGAGCTCTCAAGGCTCACTGGCGGGGCTGTGACGCTGCCGCCTGACTTCTCGGGCGGTGACGAGACCCCTACCCCACCCCGCCGAAAGCCGCGTGAGTGGCGCCCACCCGCGGGGCGCCTGGTGAAGGACGCCGGCGGCACGGTGATCTTCGACGACGAAGAAGAGCGGCGCGTGAAGATCGTCAAGCTCGACCCGACCGAAGTTCCAGACCCCAAGACCGGCGGCATTGCCGACGCCGGTTTCATTGACGACTAAGAGGAGCACACAAATGGCATCAGCAGAAGACATTGCAAAGTCACTCGCCGGGATCATCGGCGACAATGACGAAGAGGCAACGGTCCGGTCGTTCCTGAACACCGGCTTCCCGCCCCTCAACCACGGTTCGAGCTCCAAGTGGGACGGCGGATTGCCCGTCGGCCGCATGCTGGAAATCGCCGGTCCGCCTTCCTCGGGCAAGACCGCGATCGCGACCGCAGCCATGGCTGCCGCACAGAAGGCGGGCGGTATTGCGGGCTTTATGGATCACGAGCGCTCGTTCTCTGTGGATCTGGCGCCCCGCCTCGGCCTCGACGTCACGCCTGGTCGCTTCATCTTTAAGAAGCCCAAGACGTTCGAGGAAAGCCTGCAGATCTGCGCGATTGCCGCAAGGCACATCCGCTCTAAGAAGCTGATCGCGCCGGATGCGCCGATTTGCTGGGTGTTCGACTCTCTCGCCGCAATGGTGCCCCAGAGCGCCTATTACGAGATGAAGAACGGCAAGGCTGTCGGTGTGAAGTCCCTCGAGGACCGCAACATGAACGACAACTCGGCTCTGGCTCGCGCCACGTCGAACTCGTTCCCGGCTTTCGCGCAGCTTTGCGAGGAGTTCGATATCTGCGCCATCTTCCTCAACCAGATCCGCATGAAGATCGGCGTCATGTTCGGTGATCCGCGTAAGACCACGGGCGGGCAGGCGCCGGAGTTCTACTTCTCGCAGCGTCTCTGGCTCTCGGCGTCCCAGATCAAGAAGGGCGACGAGGTCATCGGACAGGAGGTCACCGGCAAGTTCATGAAGAACAAGGTGGCGCGCCCGTTCCGCACCGCATCCTGGCGCTTTATGTATCAGGAAGACGGCACCGGCCGCTTCGACCGCGAGCGCTCGCTGATCGACTTCCTCTCCGAGGAGGGAATCCTCAAGGCGGGCTCGAAGGCCGGCACGATCGAGTGGAACGGCAAGTCCTACCCGAAGGAGACTGTCGCCCGGGCCATCGAGAAGGAAGGCGATGTCGGCTTCAAGAAGCTTCTGGCGCTGCTGCCGGCGAATTACGAGCCGCCCGTCGTCGCTGAGGTCGAGCTCGAGCAGGAGGAAGCCGCGTAATGGCATTCTGGGACGTGACCGCTAAGCGCCACGTCAAGGTCCAGGAGGAAGTCAGCCTCACCATTGAGGCTGACACTCTCCAGGAGGCCACGGATGCGGCCGAGAAAATCGTCGAGGACGATGAAAACGGCGATCTCGCCTGGGTTCCGGTCGGTGGGTTTATCTCCGTCGAGGTGATCGACTACGCCGCAGAAGAAATCGTCTCAGGCGACGAAAAACTCGAAGATCGCTAATTCGCCCTTTATTTACACCAGCTATGAACTCCCCTATGTGTTACTCTGACGCAGATAGGGGAGTTTATCGTGAAGGTCATTTCGATCTGGCAGCCATATGCAAGTCTGGTTGTCTATCGCCACAAGCTCATCGAAACTCGTGGATGGCCTGCTCCCAAGTCCCTCATTCGGCAGCGCATCGCCATCGCCTCAACCAAGGTGATCCGGCCCGAGCAGCGAGCCGCGATGGAGGATCCGGGGTTCCGCAAGTTCTATGACGAGACAGGCCTGCCGGAGCTCGACGCTCTACCGCATGGCTGCATTCTCGGCACGGTGACCCTCAACTCCTGCGATCCGATCACGGATGAGGACCTCGAGGACATCACCGACGAAGAGCGGGCCTTCGGATGGTGGCAACCGGGACGTTACGCCTGGCGCTTGCGCGACCCAGAGGTGTTCGACAACCCGGTTCCGGCACGTGGGCAGCAGGGCATCTGGGAATACAACGGATTGCCCCATGTCGTCGAAAACGTCATCCCGCTCTTCCGGCATCAAGGTTGTGCAGCTTAAGAAGGGCCGCAGACTTTACGGTGCCATCTACACGCTTGAGGACGGTAGGCGAGCCTATGTCGCCTACCGTAAGACCACCGAGATCTTCCGTTCCGGCGAGAAGTCGATCTCGGACGCGATCCGCAAAGGGGTCGCCACCTGGGCCCTTGACGACGAAACCTTATTGCAGGTTCGAGCGCAGGGTATCCCGTTCGTCGGCGTCCTGGTCCGCGACACCAAGGACCTCTACATGACGACGCTCGACCGCTTCTTCGACAAGCGGTTCTACAAGATCCTGAACTATTCCGGCAAGAACGGCTCCCTGCAGCGCCACGTCAACCTGACGCAGTTTCGCTACCGCTCGGGCAAGGTTCGCATCTGATCCAAGAAATTGCCGCATGCAATCCGATCAGATCTTGCTATAAACACGAATGTAAGTCAGAACTGACTGACAAAGAGGAACACATGAAGCCCTATCTGCTCGTCTCCGACCTGCACTGCCACGCCTGGTCCGCCTTCGCCAAAACCGACGCCAGCGGCATCAACAGCCGTCTCCTCACCATTCTCAATGAGCTGGAGCGGGCGGCAGTGGAGCTGCGGAAGGCGGGCGGCGATACCATCGTGATCGCGGGCGATATCTTCCACGAGCGCGGCAAGCTCGATCCGGAAGTGTTCAACCCGACCCACAACATGTTCCGCAAGCTGCTCGGCTGGGGCTTCACCATCGTCGCCATCCCCGGCAATCACGACCTGAAGGGCAAGGAGACGACGGAGCTCGGCAACGCCATCCAGACGCTTGGCGCCCTCGACGGCTTCATGGTGATGACCAAGCCCGACCTGATCCAGACGGCACAAGGCGCCTGGCTCGCCTTTGTCCCCTGGTGCTCGTCCTATGACGATCTGCGTCAGAAGCAGGACGAGCTGGCCGATCGCATCATCGCGCTCAAGATGGACCCGGCCGAGGTCGACCTCATCATCCATGCCGGCATCAACGGCGTCATCATGAACATGCCGGATCACGGGCTCGACGCCACCGAGGTTGCGTCCTGGGGCTTCAAGCGGGTCTTCGCCGGCCACTATCACAATTTCAAGCCTCTGAACACGAAGGTCATCTCGATCGGCGCCACGACGCATCAGCAATGGGGCGATATCGGCACACAGGCCGGGTTCCTGCTGGTCTACGAAGATCGCTTCGAGCACCGCGCCTCGCACGCGCCGAACTTCATCGAGATCACCAACGACACCGACGAGGATGACATTCCGCTCCTGGTCGACGGCAACTACATCCGCATCCGCGGCATGAAGCTGACCGACGTCGAGATCGTCAAGTTCCGGACCGAGCTGGAGAAGATGGGCGCGCTTGGTGCCTCGTTCCAGGTCGCACGGGTCGTCGCCTCGGCCCGCACCGGGAGCGTGGCAACCAAGGGGCTCAGCCTCGACGAAAGCGTGGATAAGTATATCGACGATCAGAAGTTGCCGAACGCGGCCCTGATCAAGTCGATGGCTGCTGACGTCCTGACAACTGTCCGCTCGGTGACAGTATAAGCCGACCGCAATCCGCGTAGTTTCTGCTAGATTATAAGAATAGCAACACAGACGAGGGCGTAATGTCTCAGCTTTATTCGGTCACTTTCACACGCAGGCAGTTGATCTCGGTTTTCGACGAGAAAGGCAAGAAGATCGATGATCGCGAGGAGCGGATTTCGGTCACGCTCCACGACCTGCCTTACACCACCGCCGAAGCATACAAGGGCAAAGATCCGAATGCCGTCATCACGCGACAATACGAGCAGCCGCAGCGCGGCGGGAAAACCAGCTTCAAGCATTCGGGCAAGGGCTCAGGAAAGAGCTTCCGTAAGGCCGACCGGAACGACTTCGCGGACATGGGATCAAAGCCAGCGCCCGCCAGCAATATCCACACGGGCACCTATGGCGCTCTCGTCAACACGATCGGAGGGGAGTGATGGTCTGGCCGATTAGCGGTCTTCTCTCACGCATGAGAGGCAGCCGGGACGCCCGCGACAAGGTGGCGTTCCGTGCCAATCTCGGCGAGACGGCGATCGTCATCGATGTAGCCGAGAAGCACGACACGGTCCCGGGCTACGACAAGGGCCCGCGAATCTGGGTCGAGCACGCCGAGGAAGGTGTGATCCTCCTGGCGCACCGCGACGGCATGGATAGCCCGTCCGTGCGCGTGGTGCTGCCCTTCAACGACGAGAGGCCCATGATCGTCGAAACCGAAATGTCCGAAAACATCACTGTCAGGGAAGAGAGCCTGTGAAGATCCTGCGCGCAAAGTTCCAGAACTTCCTCACGATCAAGGAAGGCGACGTCAAGCTCGCGGACCGCGGCCTGGTGCTGATCCAGGGCGAGAACAACCGCGACACCTCGGCCGATTCCAACGGCGCCGGCAAGTCCTCGCTGCCCGACGGCATCTGCTGGGCGCTCTATGGCGTCACGGCGCGCGGGGAAGACGGCGACAAGGTCGTGAACCTGTCGGCGAAGAAGGATTGCATGGTCACGGTCGATATCGAGGATGGCGATGACGTCTACCGGATCAACCGCTACCGCAAGCACAAGCAGCACAAGAACCTCGTCCAGCTCTTGCGCCTCGATACGACCGGCGCCATCACCGACCTGACCAAGGGCACGAATGCCCTCACTCAGATCGAGATCGACAAGGTCATCGGTTGCTCCTACGACGTGTTCAAGAGCGCGGTCTATGCGGGCCAGGAGATGATGCCCGACCTTCCGGGCATGACCGACAAGCAGTTGAAGCTCCTGATCGAAGAGGCGTCCGGCGCAACCTTGCTCGAGGCGGCTTACAAGGAGGCGAATACCCGCGTCACGGCTGCAAAGGGCATTCTCGACGGATTCCAGCGCCAGGTGCAACTGCAATCGACCCGGCTGACCGATGCCCAGAACCGTTTCGCTACTCTTAAGACGTCTTACAAGGACTATGAGAGTAGACGTGCGGATCAGGTAGTCGAACTGACCCGGCTCGCCAAGAGCGAGAGGGATTTTGCCGTCGGTGTGGCTGACCGGCTGTCCAAGTTCGACAAGCCCACGACCTTGAGCGTCATCAAGCGCCTTGAGGCGATGATCGACGGCTCGGCCGACGAGCGCAAGAAGGAGAAGGAGCTCGAGGCGCGGGTGCTGACGGCAACGCAGACCGTGACTTCGGCCCAGGTGCAGCTCCGGACCCTCAAGAGCCAGGCCGACCGCGAGAAGAAGGAGCACGACGACGCCAAGCATCAGATCGGCTGCCCGTGCAACGCCTGCTCTAAGCCGATCACGGCTCAGGACGTCAAGCCGGTGCAAGATGCCATCGCTGCGCGCTATCGTGCGACTGTCGCGAGCTTCAACGCAGCAAAGACAGAACTGGAAGACGCTCAGAAATCGCTTCAGAGCGTCACTGACGAGCTTTCCAAGCATCGCGCTAGTATGACTGACTTGAGCGCAACAAATGCGTCCCTGCGCGAGATGCGCAACGATCTGAATACGATCACCGGCCTGGAGCAGGCGAAGGAGACCCACGTCCAGAAGGCGAAGGGTTATGTCGAGCGGCTCAACGAGGTTAAGAAGGCGGAAAACCCCTTCGCGGCCCAGATCGAGCGCATGGACGGCGAGATTGAGGACATCGAAACACGGCTCAAGGAGCTGTCTGAGGAGGTCGACGGGGCGGTTGCGCTGGTCAAGGCGAGCGAGACGGTCGCAAGGGTGTTCTCACCGGCCGGCGTGCGGGCTTTCATGCTCGACGAGGTGACACCCTTCCTTAACGATCAGACCGCCAAGTATCTAGGCACCCTGTCCGACGGCAACATCACGGCGACCTGGTCAACTCTGGTTCCGGATTCGAAGGGCAATCTCAAGGAGAAGTTCTCCATCGAGGTTGTTCACGCCGAGGGCGGCGACACCTTCAAGAGCGTCTCGGGCGGCGAGAAGCGCAAGGTCCGGATCGCTGCGGCCCTGGCCCTGCAGGACCTCGTCGCGCGCCGGGCGACCAAGCCCATTGAGCTCTTCATCGGCGACGAGATCGACGACGCCCTCGACCCGGCAGGCCTCGAGCGCCTGATGCAGATCCTCGAGGAGAAGGCGCGCGAGCGCGGCTCGGTCTTCGTCATCAGCCACAACAATCTCAAGGATTGGATTTCCAACACGATCACTGTCGTCAAGAAGGCGAAGTGGGAGAGCACTCTGGAGGAAGCTTCAGCATGATTACGATCACAAAGGACGCACCAGCATCGGCGAGCCCGTTCAAGCCCGTCTACGGTCACAGCGGGCGCCTGGACGTGGCCGACGAAATCAGAGAAGACACCCCGTTTGATGTATGGGCGAAGCGCTGGAAGCCGGAGGATGATTCCTTCGAGTGGAAGCGCTTCACGGACTGCACCTGGAACTGGTGCAACCGTCGCCCTGCTCTTTACACGGCCAGCAGCGCTCCGCTCGAGGAGACCGGATACCGCGCTGTCTACTGGCTCCCCATTCCCAAGCCGGGTGAAGCGAAGTGACGGCGGGTCCCGTAATTGCCGGCACCGGGCATCGTCCGGTCTCGCTCGGCGGATACGGCCCCGATGCGCGGATTCGCCTGGCTGAGTTCGCCATCGAGCAGCTTCAGGAGCTCAAGCCGCGGAAGGTGATCTCCGGCATGGCGATTGGCTGGGACACCGCTCTTGCTCAGGCGGCACTCTCGCTGCGCATCCCTTACATCGCAGCGATCCCCTTCTTCGGACAGGAGAAGCTTTGGAGCCACGCGGATCAGCAAATGTATCTCAAGCTGGTCCAGGACGCTTCCGAGGTGGTGATCGTCTGCCAAGGCGGATTCGAGTCTCACAAGATGCAGATCCGCAACCGCTGGATGGTTGATCGTTGCGATCTGGTTCTAGCGCTCTGGAATGGCCGTGCCGGCGGCACCGGTAATTGTGTTCGCTACGTCGAGGAGAGGAGACGGGCGATGAAGAATGTTTGGAAGGAGTGGCAACAATGTCTCTCAAAGGCGATTTGAAGAAGCTCATTAAGCGCTACAAGGCTGACGGCTGGACGGTCGAGGAGACCGGCGGGCGTCACCTGAAGTGGACCCCTCCGGGCGGCGGGCAGGCGGTGTATTCCGCTTCCACGCCCGGAGACGCCCGCTCGATCAAAAATACGATTGCCCAGTTGAAACGAGCATTGAACAATCCGTTCGTTCCAAGCTATAGCTAGATTAGTAAGTCAGAACTGACTGATAGGAACCACCATGAACCCAGCAACCCAGGCAGTGATCGACAAGCTTCTCGCTGCGATCAGGCGTGAGGAGCCGGCCTTCGCCCTCGAAGGCGCGCTCAAGACGTCGGTGTTGGAAAACGGCACCTACAAGACCAGGCCGCTCACCGGCGGGGATGAATTTATCCTAAAGGGCGTGCGCACGGGTGCGCGCGGTAACTTCATCCTGGAATTCGTGCCGTTCGACGACAAGCCCTACACGCAGATGGAGCTGTCGAAGCCGTCGCAGTTCGAGCAATTCACCGGCCTGGAATACTTCCTGGTCACGGCGCTCGGTTTTGAGGACGGTGACAGCGTTCCGGACTGGAACGAGGCGGTGAAGATCTTTATGGCTGATTTCGAGGAGAGCACTCGCAAGGAGAGCGTCGAGGCGAACCAGGACAACCCGATGTGGGGTATGTTCGGATGAGCTACGCCCCAGCCGTCTGCCGCGAGTTCTTCGATCTGCTCGGCGCGGAAGGTCGTCACCTCTATTACGGAACGATCGGCAAACGCTTCAGGATCGGCGAGCATGTGTTCGAGGCGCAATACGCCTCGACGCAGGGCTTTGATCACAACGGCAATTCCGTTCCCTCAACGCAGCTTCATGCCATCGAGCTCGTCGATCAAGACGCCGAGACCATTGTCGGCTTTCCAGATTTCCCGGTTGGCATTGTCTTTATCACGGCAAACTTCGGCGGCGACACCTTCGAGGGCTACCGGATCGAGGATGCTCTGGTTAGGCACACCTGGGCGGCATTCGGGCACGGCAAGCGCTGGAAGTCCGATGTGACTGATGTGGTCTCGCACTCGACCGCGCTTCGTGCCGATCAGCCATGGGAGCGACGCGACAACGGCGATACGTTCTCGGAGACCGAATACGAATGGGCCTTTGAGGAGATCGACCCGAGCCTGACGAAGAAGGCCAAGGCTGAAGCTGCCCGCAAGGAGCGCGAGGACAAGTGGGCACGTCAGAGGAAGGCCCAGGAGGAGCGTGAAGCCAAGCGGGCCGCAGAAGATCGCCGGCAGCGCGAGGAAGAGGCGCGCATGAAGATCAAGGCCGAGGAGGACGCCCGGATTGCCCGTGAGGAGCAGGACGCCGCGGAGCAGCTCGCCGCGCTTGAGCAGGACGTGATCGTGGCGAACAACCCCGCATGGGGAATGTTCTGATGGCGATGACCGAACAGGAAGAGCGAGTGCTCAGAGGTTTCGCGCAGGGCATTTTATGGGCCGGTCAGAGCGCCTTCGACCCCGAAACCTCGTCCGGCTACCGCATGGGTAACGAGCTGAAAATGGCCGTGACCACAACGGGCCTCGGTGGCGCGATCGGTCTGCAGGGGCGCCTGGCGTTCATCGAGAACAAGCTGGCGCTCATGGATATGGCTGCGAGTATGCCAAACAGTGAGATTGCGGAGCTCAGGACGCAGATTGAAGCCCTGCGCCGCGAGGTCGCGGAACTGACCGAACTGAACCAGATTGCCAACAACGAAACCTATGGAGCCTACGCATGAGTAAGATTTTGATCGCCGGGATTGACCCCGGCTTCCGCAATTTCGGAGTGGCGCGCTTACGCCTCGATCTCGACAGCCTGGATATGGAAGTCGATGACCTGATCCTGATGAAGACCGAGAGCGGCACCGGCGGTAAGCAGAAGGTCATCCGCAAGAATTCGGACGATCTGCGCCGGGCCATCGAGCAGAACCAGGGCTTCCGCAAGGCGGTCGAGGGCTGCGCCATCGGCTTTGCCGAGATCCCGTCCGGCGCCCAGGATCACCGGGCAGCGATGGGCTTTGGCATCTCCATTGGCATTATCGCCTGCTCGCCGATCCCGATCCTGCAGGTGCAGAACTTCGAGGCGAAGCTTGCGGCCGTCGGCACCAAGACCGCATCGAAGGATGAAATGATCGAGTGGGCGATGGAGCTCTACCCGGACGCGCCCTGGCTGCGTTACGAGCGCAACTTCAAGACCAAGAAGAAGGGCGAGCCCAAGGACGAGAACGAGCACCTGGCCGACGGCATCGCCATCGCCAAGGCCGGCATCGGCCTGCAGGAGTTCCAACAGCTCAAGGCAGTCTGGAAGGCAACTGCTATTGCCGCATGAACTCCGTATCAATTTCGCTATAGTAAGTCATTACTGACTTAGCTATCATTCGTGCCCCTTAAACGAACAGGTTAGCAATGCCACTTTTCGACGAACAGATTGCGCGCAAGCCCAATCACTACCCCTGGACCGAAGATTTCAAGAAGGATATCTGGGCCGGCTTCTGGACCGCAGAGAAGTTCACCTTCGCGTCCGACTACCATCAGTTCAAGACGGAGCTCACCGACCAGGAGCGCCAGGTCGTCACGAACACCCTCTCGGCCATCGGGCAGATCGAGGTTGCGGTCAAGACGTTCTGGGCCAAGCTCGGCGACAACCTTCCGCATCCCTCGCTGCAGGATCTCGGCCTGGTGCTGGCGCAGAACGAGGTTATCCACAACGACGCCTATGAGAAGCTGCTCGACCGGCTCGGCATGAACCATGTGTTCGAGGAGAACCTGAAGCTGCCGGTAATCGCCGGCCGCGTGAAGTATCTGCGCAAGTATCTCAAGAAGGTCTACGGCGACGATCACCGTAAGCAATACATTTACGCCCTGATCCTCTTCACGCTGTTCGTGGAGAACGTGAGCCTGTTCTCGCAGTTCTACGTCATCATGTGGTTCAACCGCTTCCGGCATTCGGAAGAGGGCACGCTGCTCAAGGAATGCGCTCAGCAGGTGCAATACACCCGCAACGAGGAATCTCTCCACGCTCAGATCGGCATCAAGATCATCAACACGCTGCGGAAGGAATATCCGGAGCTGTTCGACGCCGATCTCGCCGCGCGCATCGTGGAAGAGACCAAGGTTGCGTTCGAGGCTGAATGCGATGTGATCGACTGGATGGTGGGTGACTACACCGGCCCGAAGCTGTCGGCCGGCATCCTCAAGTCGTTCGTCGCCTATCGCCTCAACGAGAGCCTGCGCGCCATCGGCTACAACCCCGCGCTGCCGGTCAATCCGGCCCATGAGGACGATTTCTACTGGATGGTCGAGGAGACCATCGGCGGCACCAAGACGGACTTCTTCCACAAGGATCCGACCGAATACACCGCTCACGACGTCGCCTACAGCGAAGAGGATATTTTCGGATGACGGAAAAGTTCGTCTCGCCCTGCCCTAAGCCGACCCCGCACCAGCGCGAGCTCCTCGAGATCCTGATCGAGGAGTGCGCCGAGGTGCAGCAGCGCGCAACCAAGATGCTGCGCTTTGGCGTCAATGAGGTTCAGCCCGGGCAGCTCCTCGACAACAGCGAGCGTCTCGGTCTCGAGGTCGGGGATGTGACCGAAATGGTCGACCGCTGCATTAAGGCGGGTCTGATCCCTGCTGAAGCAATTGAGGTGGGGCGCACCAACAAGCGCCGTCAGCTCGCGAAGTTCATGCAAACTGAAGGATAGAAGAATGGAACCTGGATATTGGCTTAACGAGGATTCGCGCACGGTTTTGTCGCGCGGATACCTCATGCCCGGGCAGACCCCGGAAGGGCGAATTCGCGAAATCGCGGAAGCAGCCCAGACGCACCTCACCAACATGTTCTGGGAGAACAACAGCAAGGGTCCGCTGCCGGAGACGATCGCGACCTTCGCCGACACCTTTGAGCGCTACATGCTCAATGGCTGGATTTCGCTCGCCTCGCCGGTGTGGTCGAACTTCGGCATCGAGCGCGGCCTGCCGATTAGCTGCAACAACAGCCACTTCAAGGACACTACGGCCTCGATCCTGCTCAAGACGGCTGAGATCGGCATGATGACCAAGTTCGGCGCCGGCACCTCGTCCTATCTCGGCGAGCTCCGCGGCCGCGGCTTCCCGATCTCGGGCGGCGGCAAGTCGAACGGCCCGGTTCACTTCATGGAGAAGATCCAGACCACGACCAGCGTGATCAGCCAGGCGTCGGTGCGCCGCGGCCACAATGCCGGTTATCTGCCGGTCGACCACCCGGACATCATGGAATTCCTCGAGTGCCGCGAAGAAGGGCACCCGATCCAGCACATGTCGATCGGCGTGACCATCACGGACGAGTGGATGCGTTCCATGCTCGCCGGCGACAAGGAGAAGCGCAAGGTGTGGCTCCGGATCCTGCGCAAGCGCAAGGAGAAGGGCTATCCCTACATCATGTTCCACGACACGGTGAACAACGCGGCTCCGCGCGTCTACCGTGACAAGGGCCACGTGATCAAGGGCTCGAACATGTGCATCGAGATCGCCCTGTGCTCCAACGAGTATTGGTCGTTCGTGTGCTGCCTGTCCTCGCTCAATGCGGTCCACTTCAACGAGTGGAAGCATACGAACGTGGTCGAGATCATGACCATGTTCCTGGACGCTGTGATTGAGGAATACATCCTCAAGATCGAGCAGATGGACGAGGAAGAGCAGTTCCTCATGGGCTCGGCCCTGCGCTTTGCCCGCGATCAGCGCGCCATCGGTCTTGGCACGCTCGGCTATCACTCGTTCCTTCAGTCGCAGATGATCCCGTTCGAGAGCCCGGAAGCCCGCGCCCTCAACGTCGAGATCCACCGGACGATGGACGAGCGGTCGCTCCACGCATCCCGCCAGATGGCGAAGTGGTTCGGCGAGCCGCCCCTGCTCAAGGGTTATGGCGAGCGCAACGTCACCCGTATGGCGATCGCGCCTACCACGTCCTCGGCGTTCATTCTGGGCCAGGTGTCGCAGAGCATCGAGCCGCTGGAATCGAACTACTTCACCAACGATGTGCAGAAGGGCAAGTTCAGCTACCAGAACCCCTACCTGAAGGAGCTCCTCGCCGAAAAGGGCAAGGATACCCGGGAGGTCTGGGATTCGATCCTGTGGCGTGCCGGCTCCGTGCAGCACCTCGACTTCCTCACCGAGCGTGAGAAGGCGGTGTTCAAGACCTTCCTGGAGATCGACCAGTTCGAGATCATCCAGCAGGCCGCGGATCGTCAGAAGCACCTCGACCAGATGCAGAGCCTCAACATCAAGCTTGGGCCCGATCAGGACCCGAAGATGGTGCACAAGCTCCACGTCTTCGCATGGGAGCAGGGCGTGAAGTCGCTCTACTATCAGCGCGGTCTCAACAAGGCTCAGGAGAAGGCGCGTGCGCTGATGCTGGGTGCTCAGGAACAGGCGGTCGAAGACGCCGAAGCCTGTGCGGCGTGCGAGGCATAAGGAGCTGGAAATGAAGCTTTACACCTATGAGGTCGAGTTTCTGAAGGCCACGGCGGTCTCAAGCAATTTCGACTATCGCAAGCAGATTGCGGGCTATCTAAGCCACGGCTGGCGAGTGACTACTTCATGGTCGCAGGGTCACGAGGTTGTTCTTTTGCTCGCTCGCCGGCGCTGGTTCTGGCAGAAGCGTGAGACCTGATATGCAGTATCGCATCTACGGATACGAGGGCTGCCCCTTCTGCCTGAAGGCGAAGGGGCTCCTCGCCGACAAGACGATCCCATTCGAGTTCGTGGAGATCCCGGAGCGCACCGAGCGCACCCGGTTCCTCGACGAGCGCGGCTTCGAGGCGCCGAACCGCACCTTCCCGCGGGTCTATGCCCTTGAAGATGGAGAGGAAAAGCTCGTGGGCGGGTATTCCGACCTCGAGGCGCTGTTCTTCTTCGATGAGGACGTGTTCGCAGCCTGATAGTTTTCTCGTGCAATCCGCGCGTTGACAGCTATAAACAAATCAGTCAGAACTGACTTAAGCGAGAGAGTGACCCTCTCTCGCTTCGCACAGGAAACATTATGACAGACGCATTTGCCAAGATCGTCCTCGACAGCATTTCGCCCGACGACATTCGTCTCCCGAGCCTTCATCTGCGCTACTGGCGCCCGATCCACGCCGAGTTCATGACGCACCGGGTCTTCACCCGGAATGGGCGCTCTTCGCGAGCCGTCCCGGTCAAGACGCTCCTCACCGAAGCGCCCTACGTGCCGCAGTTCGCCAAGAACCAGCCTGGCATGGTCGCCGGCGAGCCGCTCACCGCTGACGAACAAGCCCGCGCCGAGGGGATCTGGAACTACATGATCGAGGCCTGCCGCTACGGCGTAGCGGAGCTCGCCAAGATCGGCGGAACCGGCGTGCATAAGCAGTGGACCAACCGTCCGCTCGAGTGGTTCGGCTATATCGACGTCCTGCTCACCACGACGGATATCGAGAACTTCATGGTTCTGCGCGACGATCCGGCCGCAGCGCCCGAGATCCGCGACCTGGCGCAGATGATGAAGGAGGCGCTTGCTGCTTCCACGCCCACGCTCCTGCAGCCCGGCGAGTGGCACCTGCCCTACATCACCAATGAGGACCGGAAGGGGTTCATCGCCTACGCTGAAGCCCATTCGCAGGACGCGGCCGAGAACGAGTTCGTGGCGCTCGAAATGGCCCGCGACATCGCCAAGAAGGTTTCCACCGCCCGCTGCGCCCGTCTCTCCTACAAGCCCTTCGACGGTAACGGCGACATTCCGGCGGAGCTTGAGCGCTACGAGCGCCTGATCGTCTCCCGCCCTGTGCATGCCTCGCCGGCCGAGCACCAGGCGACCCCGGACGTCCGGATCCTCGGTCATGAAGGACCCTACGGCGAGTGGCGCCCGACCCGTTGGGCAAACCGTCACCTGCACGGCAACTTCTGGGGCTGGATCCAGAACCGCAAGACGATCCCGCACGAAGCGGTTTTCGACGCCCATTACCTTTAACCATCATCGTCAGTCACTACTGACTTATACGAGGATCCCATGAAGACAGTTGAGAATATCTATGGCGTCAGCGTCGAACTGTTCGACGTCCAGGATGCTGCCAAGGCCGGCGTCACGCCCGGCGCCTACTACAACATCCCCTCGGAAGAGGAGCCCGATGCGATCCGCCTCGAGGGCCCGTTCGAGGACCAGGCCGCAGCGCGTGAAGCGGCCCGCGTATTTCTCTCGGATGCGCTCGCCGACGACGTGTCCGAGGAGGAAATCGACCTCGAGGAGGTCGAGACCACCGATCCCGTCATCTTCCCCGTCGATGCAGCAGAGGCAGCCTAACATGTCGTCGTATGTTCTTGACCTTCTCCGTCCGCTCGCCACGCCCTTCCTGTTCCTGGCGCGCCCGTGGCGTTTGCCTCCCATCGTCGTGAACCTGTCGCCGAACCTTCACCCGACCATCGTGCTCGACTGGAACCGTCCCAAGACGGTCAAGGTGAAGCGCCTGTCGGAAACAGCCATCGTTCCCGCCTACGGCAGCGGTGACGCGGCCGGAATGGATCTGCACGCTGACATTCCGGAGCCGATCGCGCTCTACAGCGGTCAGCGTCTTCTCGTGAAGACCGGCATCGGCATGGCGATCCCGAAGGGCTATTACGGCCAGATCGAGGGCCGCTCCGGGCTCGCCAATAAGAATGGCATCGCGGTTCTCGGCGGCGTGATCGACAGCGACTATCGCGGCGATATCGGCGTGATCCTGCTCAACACCGACAAGAAGTGGCTCACCATCAACCCGGGTGACCGCATCGCTCAGTTGGTGATCAAGCCGGTCCTGCGGCCCGATCCCGAAGAAGTCGCGGAGCTCGACGACACCGCTCGCGGTGAAGGCGGCTTCGGCTCAACGGGAGTTGCCGCATGAGCCTGTCCAAGCTCCAGAACATCGCAACCATCAATGCGAGCAAGGAGCTCGAGGAGCGGGTTCTCCGCCTCCTCGACAAGCTCCGCACCGATGCCACCGTCGATCAGCGCTGGCTCGCCCTTGCCCGCACCAACATCGAGCAGGGCTTCATGGACGTCGAACGGGCTGTCAACCGCCCTGAGCGCGTGAAGCTGCCGGAGGACGAGGCATGATGCGAAAGGCGCCACTCATTCGTTTGGCGCTGGTGCTCGGGGTCGCGGCGATGGTCGTGACCCCTGCCCTCGCCAAGAGCTCGAGCAGCGGGCGTTCGTCGTCGTCCGTCTCGCGCTCTTCATCGTCCTCCCGGACGTCCGTGCCAAGCGTCGGCAAGAGCCTGTTCTCGACCACGCCGAAGCCCTCGCAGCCGACGATCAATCCGCCGGCGCCTGCAAAGCCCGCCTTCACGTCTCAGGGCGTCAAGGCAAACGCCAAGCCGACCCCGGTGCTGAATGCCCCGAAGGTCAACAAGATCCCGACGGTCTCAACGGGCTGGTTCTCCAAGCCGAAGCCCGTGACCAAGCCCCTCCCCTGGAAGAAGTCCAAGAGCCATTCCTCGAGCTCCGGTTCGTTCTGGATGTGGGCCTGGCTCTTCAGCTCCTCGAACAATGAGCCGGAAGAGGATTGCGACTGGGAGGATTTCCTCAACCAAGAAGACGAGTGCCGAGGCCGTCTTCCAACCGCGGATCAGGACTAATGTCGAAGACGGTCATCATCATCAACGGCCTTCCCCGCTCGGGCAAGGATACCGTCGTGGAGCTCACCACGAAGCACCTTGAGCGCCTGGAATGGACGGCCGCGGCCTTCTCCTCCATCGATCCGGTCCGCACCCTGCTCAAGCGCATGGGCTTCCTGATCGACCGCAAGACGGAAGCTGACCGCAAGCTGCTCTCAGCCGTGGGTGACGCGGTCGAGGAATACAACAGCTTCAAGACGCACCAGGCGGTGCGCTACGTCGAGGAATCGAACGCCGACTTCGTGTTCATCCACATGCGCGAGCCGGCCATGATCACCAAGCTCACCAAGGCCCTGCTTATGCGGGTCCGGGATGTGAAGGTGGCGACGCTGTTCGTGTGGAACCGCGGCGAGCCGATCACCTCGAACTCGGCCGACGCCAACGTGCACAACTACACCTACGATCTCCGGATCAACAACGGTCACGGGCTCAAGGAGCTCGACAAGCAGTGCGAGGCGCTCGCCCTCAACCTGACCTGCAGCTACCGCCCCGCGCAAGCTGCCTGAACAAGCCGACCGCAATCCTCGCTAGACTGTGAGATAAACAGTCTAGCGATAACAACGCACAGAAGAGAGCAAGTTAAATGCAGGTCCTAGAGATCGTAGAACCAAATAGCTATGCTATTGCGGGCGGCGGAAACTTCAGAGCCGCTGAAATCGCCCGCTCCGCTCATGCCTTCACCATCATGGGCGACACTCTCTACCAGAACAAAGAACGCGCCGTTGCCCGCGAGGTGCTCTGCAACGCGGCCGACGCTCACCTGATGACCGGCTGGACCGGTGCCATCGAGATTACGCTCACCGATACCGAGTTCACCGTCAAGGACCGCGGCCCGGGCATCGCCGACGATCAGATCGTTCGCATCTACCTGACGCTGTTCGGCTCGACCAAAGAACTCGACGACGCACAGACCGGCGGATTCGGCCTGGGCTCCAAGTCGCCGTTCGCCATCGCAGAGCATTTCACGGTCATCTCTTCGCACAACGGCGAGCGCCGCATCTATGTCGTCCACAAGGGCGATGAGGAGAGCGAGGGCATTCCGGGTGTGCGTCCGATGGCCGGGCCCTTCCCGTGCGCTGAGAGCGGGCTCACTGTCCAGATCCCGATCACCAAGCAGATGCGCGTTAAGATCGAGGCGGAGATTCGCTCGGTCGTCTACGAGGGCGGTATCCACGCCACGCTCAACGGCGAGCTTCTGGCGACCCGGGACCTGGCAGGCCTGAAAGAGCATGGCTACGCCCTGTTCCCCAAGTCGGACGCCTACGCCCGCGGCGAGACCCCGAAGGTGCTGTTCGCCAACGTGCAATACCCGATCGAGTGGCACGCGGATCTCGCCAAGCTGCTCAAGGAGCTCGAGGAGCTGCGCGTCCAGGATCACGAGTGGGTGCTGCAGGCCCCGCCGTCGTCGATCACGCCGCAGCCGTCGCGCGAGGGCCTGTCCTACACGCCCAAGACCCTCAAGACGATCACGAAGCTGCTCAAGAAGGCGATCAACGAGGTCAAGCCGAAGGTCGAGGCCGAGAAGCGCCGGCAGCTCGACGCCCTCGTGAAGCAGTTTAAGCCCGAGAACCTGCTCGACGTCTGGAACAAGCCTGGTCTGCGCCCGGCGCGCATTCAGGGTCCGTTTGTCGGCGCCGACGAGATCGTGAAGGCAATCGCCAACCGCTATATCTACAACACGGGCTTCGAGGCGCGCGACGTGGGCCGGGTCGCACGGCGCCGCGAGCGCCGGCATGCACGACCGCAGCCTGATCTATCCGGGCATCATTCACGGCTGGAGCTGGGAGCAGGCGAAGGGGATGTTCTTGCAGCGCTTCCACGACCTCGCCGGGTCCCGCAACA